GTCGCAACAGGAAGGATATTCCCGCCATATTTAAATGAGACAAGAGGCGAGGCCGATTTCTGTGAAGCAGTGAGCCGGGTAGTGGAAACTGCACCGGAGAAAAATTGGGTCTTTGTTTGTGACGGCCTGAACACACATAAATCGGAAACCCTTGTCAAATATGTGGCAGAAGCTTGCGGCATTGAAGAAGATCTTGGACAAAAAGGGAAGTCCGGTATCCTGAAAAGCCTGCAGAGCAGGGAAGACTTCCTGCATGATCCTTCCCACCGGATTCGGTTTGTATATACACCAAAGCACTGCTCCTGGATGAACCAGATCGAAATCTGGTTTGGCATTATTAACCGAAAGCTGTTAAAACGGAAAAGCTACACTTCCCTAGAGGAAATGAAAGAAAGTATCCGGCGGTTCATTGAGCAGTACAACCTTACTGCCCATGCATTCCGTTGGACTTATGCAGGGGTTCCGCTAACTATATAATTCACAGTTATTTAAGCAATACTGTACTAGCTTCGTCGGACAGAATGAAGGAACAATTTAACAATAGGTGTTTTGAGATAATTGATGTGGGATATGTCATTATGATTTTTCCAGAAAAACCTTCTTTTACAAGACGAGGTATCAAACCTATGTGGTCGATGTGACAATGACCAATAAAGATATAGTCAATTTCTTCAGGTTTGAATTTGAATTTCTCTGTATTTGCCTTATAAGATTCAAGGTAATCATTCTTCTGGTATAACCCAGCTTCAAGTAGAATCTGCTTATTTGCAAATTTTATGAGTATCATGCTGCCAGTAACATCTTCGGCATTGTTTCCAACAAACATAATCCCATCAGATTTTAGTTTTGATTTTCCGATGGCCCTGACCACCTTCCATGTTTATTTCGTCACTGGACGATTGTATCTTTTCTGTATCTATACAAACATTGTAATACACGACGATCTTCAACAAGCCAATAACGTTTACATCTGGATTTGTGAGTTTTAGATGAAATCTTTATAAACTCATCATATCCTTTGTCTCTTAACATATCTGCTTCATTTCTTGTGATTTGAAAAATAGTTGGTTCACTTCTTTCCGTTCTATATTTCCCATAATGGGAGAGTAGCAGGTGCCAGCTCTGCCCTGGCGTTCTCTGGAGAATGAGTCCAGCGACTTAATCTGACTTGTCCAACCCGCAATAAATTAATTAGTAACGGTTCCCCTAATAGTAACCTTATTAAATTTTGATTGATTTGTTTTATGCAACACTAATAGCGATACCGTTGTTATAACAGCACCGCTACCAATGATTAATTTATTGATGTCTGGTCGTCACGATAGTTCTAAATTAATTGTATTTGGGGCGAATAATGATACGTCCGCCCCTAGTATACATTTTAAGACTGTCTCCCATATTTATAACCGCTTCGGGCAATAGCGGTGGAGTTTACTCATACAACACTGTATTTTCTTTTGCTCTCCATATAACGGACGCATTTTTGGCTCAAAAAAGCCTTAAAAACAAGCACTTTTTACAATTTAACTCTGCCGTTTTTGTTCAAAATTTACAAGAAACTTATCTCTATTCATTTTATATAAGTAATTAAGTATCTTTCTTGTGTATTTCGTATCAGCATTTTGTGAGTATTTTTTGTTTTTATTAGTTTCCAAACCAAGTGCTGTTTCTATTAACCGATTGATGGTAACAATATTCCCTACTTTTATTTTTTTTAGAGATTCAATTAGATAATCATTATGTTGATATAGTTCAGAAATGTAATCATCCTCAGATATGCTTTTATATTGGAGCGATTTAACCTTTGAATCATACTCTATTATTAATTCTTTGATTTTAGTCATTTGTCGATGATGTGCTTTTCCTTGCATTTTAATAAAAAATTCTGAAGTAGGAGTTGTTTTTGTTGTTGGCGCATTTTGAATTTTATCTAACCAATACTCTAACCAGTTCATAGGACAAGATAGCGTTATATTGATTCTACCTTTTAATTTTTCTTTAGATACATCAATTTCTTCTTGAGGTAATTCCTTTCCGTCTTTTGTATATTTTATTTCCCTCGTATATTTCATAAATTCTGGAAAATCACATTTGTTATATTTTATTTTACCTGTCTTTGTAAAACCACAAGGTTTTTTGATGGTCATGCAAGCCATTTTGCTTATACGATCTATTTCCTTGTTGCCATCAATTTCATACTCCCTTTTACATCCATCAATTACAACCTGAGCTAATACTGATAAGATAACAAAATTATCATACAACTCTTTCAGTCTGGCTTTATCAGGAGATTCTTTTTGTAACTCTGTCCAATAATATGTCATTGCAAGCTGTGCAAGGTTACTGGAATATCCGATTGCCATACGAGACTTTGAAAATTTGCTATCCATGGCGGCGTAATCTTTTTTTGTGTTCTGGTATGTAATTCCGCTCTCTTTTAATGCGTTTACAATGGTAGGATATTCCTTATAGCATCTTTTTGCGCATCCCACCATGGTGGGATGATTTGTCACAAGCATAAAATCACTGTCTTCATCCATTCCATTGGCTCTGGCCTGTATATCTGTATGGATACAATTTACAGCTATTATATTATTGCTGAAGGGGAAATATTTTTTCATGATGTCAGAATGAACGTTATGAAGATAACAGATATTATTCGGGCTGTTATGGGGATTACGAAAAGCAGCTAAAAATTCGTTGTCATTAAACCTGGTTGTGTAACATTGAATACTTCCATTTTCCTGCTTTAATGTTGGGTCGGTATTATAATCTTCACCAACTGAATAAAGTAGGAGAGCATACGGATTTCCGCATACCGTTAGATTATCTCCATTTACTATAATCTTACCTTTTCTTAGTCTGTAGACATAATCAAATATTATTTTCTTTTTTTCTTCTCTAAAAAATGTACTATTGCCAAATTCATGGTTTTGAGCATATAAGTCAGCTAACATCTCATAATGATTTACTTCATTAGCATATTTTCTTAGAAACCTTTCAAATTCATCATTATCTTTTTTTAACAGTTCTACATAGTTAATACTTATCTGAGCAATTTCTTTAATGTCATCTTTTGTACACGGAAGAGTATTGATCATCTGATAGCTCAATTGTTGATAATTTCCTAGTTTGCTAGGATGGTCCGTCTTGACAATACCCCATATATCACCATCGGCATGAATCCTGTCGCACCAATATTCATAGGCTTCTGATAACGTATTACCCATTAAATCAGCAAACTTTTTCCACTTAATAGCATTATCCGTAGTAATCATCTTGATATCCTTCAAATAATGCCATTTACCAAACATATCCTGAATTTGATAGGTTTGGTAATCATAGCCATTCTTATTACACCAATCTGCAAAGAATTTTTGAATGTGACTTCTAAAACCACATGCTTTAAATAAATGATTACGTAGTAGAGCCATGCCATTAATCCAATCTGGAAGTATTGAGGACTCAATTAACATCATACCATCCCAGATTGTGTTTTTAACATCCCTTTCTTCATCGATAACAATACATTTTTTTTGTTTCTGTCCATGCTTATCTTCATATTCTTCGGCCTTTACTACTTTGGTTTTTGTTATAAAAAAAGAATCTATATCTTTTAAAATAAGAATATCCTCAACCGGAACATGTAAAGTGCCAATAATATTAGATGTGGTAAGTGGAGCATAAGCTGACATTTCAACAATTTTTGCATTGTCATTGCTCATTTTATTACCTAATCCTATAGTCAGCCAGTTATATGCTTTATCATACAATTTACTGTTGATAAACATGACTTGTCCGAGCTTTGCTTTGGCACTTGTCCTGAATAGCATTTCATAATGAATAGTTTTTTCTTCCTTCAAGGAACCGTCTTTGTTCTTTCTTTTATAAGTTATATCCACACCATTATCGTAAAAGTATTCCCTAATTTCATCCCTCTTTTTAGGTGAATATAACTCTTTTCTAGAATCCACTTTTTTTAGTGTGTCTAAAATTCGTTCTTGAGAACACCCGTCTGAGTCATGAAACAGTTTTTCCAAACGTTTTCGTTCTTCTTCATATGAGCGGCTCCCAAAATTATAATCTAAACAGATTATATCTCTTGTACTCTCGCCTTTATAAACATCCAAACCATTTTTTAATAGAAAAAAGCTAAAAAGACTATTATTTAACATTGCATCAGTATATGTAAAATAATCCCGTAAACCAAGATTCACATCATAAAGCATACCGGCGCTTATATTTTTAATTTTTATCCCATACTCACTCATTTAATTGTATATCACATCCATTCCATCATAGTGAAGTACCCGTTCTAGTTCTGTGGTAAACCTATTTTAAATAAACTACGGACTAAATAGTCTCCAGTGATAACTTGTTAAGGTAAGACATTCATCTCTTCATTTTATTTAATACTAAATAGAATCCTGTAACTTCTTAGCAGCGCGTCCTTCTTGTAACTTCCGTTTGTGTTCTTCAGTCATCGGTTTTCCCTGACGCCGGGGACGTACCGCCTTCCCGATAGTAATTGAAGATGCCGTGGGTGCTTCATAGTATTTTGTACATATAGTTCCGTCACGATAATGTTCTTCTCCCGTACATGTCCATCCTTGTTTTTCAAATTTCCTCATATAAGTGTGAGAGGAGCAACTTGCTTTCCCCTTACGGTCTTTATCATCCATGATGATAATAACTTCTCTTTCTTCCGGAGATAGTCTATAATTAACACAAGATGCCACATCTGATTTTGATTCTTCACCATTGCTTAAAATATAACCTGACTTATTTTCTGACATTGATTTCCTCCAATTATTTTCTGTTATTTATTCTCCAATTTCTCATAAACATATCCGCTATCTGATGTGTAATAAATATGCCTGATACCTAAGTCCTTAATAGCTGCCATGCAGGAAGCGCATGGTCTGGCTAAACCGAATTCTTGGTCCTTACGAATCCGATAGATATATAGCTTCACCTTGGCAAAATTTATATCCATGTTCCGGATTATATTTAGACAATGTATCTCGGCGTGCATTTTAGGAAGATACTTACTATCTCTATAACGTATCGTCCGGAACCGATTATAATATTGTTGTCTTGGATGGGTCTTATGGGTATTACACCCGATGGCGATGATATTACCCTGATAGACAGCAATGCAGCCGACATGAGTTTTATCGAAATCAGAGATAAGAGCGGTCTGATGTGCTTTACTGAAATATCTATAGTCTGACTTACTGAGCATTCAAGCGCTCCTTCTCGTATAAATCATTGCCTCTGTCAAAACATTTCATCTGGTAAACATATCGGTTTATGTAATATTGAAAGAATCCTTCAATGAGTAATTTGGTAAAGTACTTAGCAATATCCGTCTTAACTGTCTCACGTGGAGAATCAAAAGTAATATCAGTGGCCTTGTCAATCTGGTCCCACATTCCTACTTGTGATTGTCTGAGATAAAAGGTTACTATATACTTTCCTGATACCTTATCAAATACATATTCTGCCTTCACTTTGTAATTGTTTTCTAAATCAAATTCTATGGATGGAACATTTCTGTATCTAGTCATTATTTTTACCTCTTTTTCTGACTTCTGCATTTCTTAAACATTGATAATCAAATTTCCTGGCTGTAGCAATACGACTGGCGATAAATGAGGCTTTAGACGTGCGAGCATTATATTCGGTACTATAATCCGATTCAATAATTACGCCGCCAAAAGTACTATGTAATTCCTGCTTTGATGGATAATGTGATGATTTAAAAGTAGTAAGGTATCCTGTTCTGGTCTCTGTCATGTGTTAAAATTCCTTTCGTAGTTAAAATAATCATTGTATTCACTCCTTGTGGTGTGATGGGTCGTTGGTTATATAGTAATATTCTCTTTTTGCATTAATTTTATTTGTTTACTTATTTCAGTATTGTAGTCATATTCAGTATCAGGTATGGATACACCATTGCTATCTTTAATGTAGTGCCTGTAGTCTGCAAATATTTTTGGGGTTGTGCTGAATTTGACATCAGTATTCGCATCTTTGTACCTGGTGCGTTTCATTTTATGAAACTTAATAATATTCATGGTATCCAAGATTTCTACAATCCGGCCAATATATCGTTCAGATAAACCAGTATCTTCAGCAATCTTTTGGTAATGCCGATAGCAGCATAGGGGTTTATCTGGATTTCGGTTCATGTTTATACGGAGATAGGAGAGGAGTAATAATATATATGACGATGACATCCGGGACAGGTCGATGCCGCTATCTTTTAATTCTCCCTTAAAATCCAAAATTCTTTGTAATTCCTCAAAATAGATGATTCCGAAACTATCCAGTACATCAAACTTCTCTATATTCAGTTTTACGCGTTGGTATTTTACTGAATTGGTAGACTCATGAAGGCAACTCTCAAAATCCGGACATTCTACAAAATATCCGTAGTGGGAGAGGAGTAATAAAACATCATAATATTTTTGATTTATCTTTCCATCTCTATAGTTAGGTTTCAGGTTTGACCAGTGGCACAACTCTGTGATAGAGAAGGCCACTGTATCATCCAGGGCGCGTCTTGCGCATAAGTATGAAAAAATAATCACTCGTTTATCTCCGAGGTCTTTGTCATATATTATTTCTCGTGGTATCTTTACATAGTTAGGCAAGATGCGTCACCTGCCTACTTGTCAAGGGAATCAAATGCGCCAAAAGATAATCTGTTTTTCTTAGAACAGTATTCGTTATAAAGCATTAGTATCCCAAAAGCAGTTTTTACTCCGACATTCTTAGTCTGCGTATATGTTTTTGCCTTTTCAGATACATTAATAAATGCCTTTTTGATAATTTTCTTGGTACTTTTATCAATGAACATTTTTTTTAATTCTTTATCAATGATGGATGTTTTGTAAATAGAGTAGAACTTCGCAAATCCTTTGAAGAAAGTGGCTTGCAAAGAGAATTTTGTTCCTTCACATACATTCCTTAACAGTTTAATCATTTCAATAAAATCAATATCTCCCATGTCATCATAAATTTCTTCTAACGTAGCAGCACAACCAAAAGTCTTTTCTCTTGCACCACCGGAATAAACAATCGAAAAGCCAGCCTGAGTCACACATTCAATGACATACTTCCATTTAGGATCAAATTTTGAACGTGCTTCGTAGTCCTCGTTTGACCCATATGTACGCTTACAATTATTTAGTTGAGAAAATAACTGATACTCATCCTCCTCTGTAAGACCTCTATAAATGTGACATACAAGAGTTCCGTCAGAATCAATCATCATCTTGGCAAGTTTTCTTTTTTGTCCTTCAACAATTCCATATTGTCCATCTCTATAACTAACATGAATCGGATCACATAACTTATCTTCCCAATTTGATGCGAGTTCTCTTACATCAGTTTCTTTTGGTGTTTTCTGGCAATCTAATTTTGCGTGCAAAATTTTGCACGGTAATGCCTCTGTGCTATCCGGTACAATTAATCCATTCTTATTTTTCTTCATATTATTTTGTCTCCTTTACAAATTCTTTGATTTTTTCTTCTAATTTCATGATGGCTTCAATTACACTATCAAATTTCGCAATAGCATAATCTATATCTTCATTCTCCATTTTTTTATAGACTTCATGTAAATCAAAAATTCTATAGTCACATGAATCAATATTTTCCAACAAGGTATTGGTCATAATATCAAATTCTTGTTTGGGAATAATAGAGTCCAATACATTAACAGGTGTTTTGGTGGAGATAAGTGCATTTAATAATTGTTCATCGGTAAAATTATCGCTTTTCTCTGTATTTTTCCTGTTTGGAAGATGACCCTGTTGTAACCCACCAAACAACTGGGCGGCTTCTTGATATGTCTTTGGTGTGGTTTGGAGGAGTTCAGTAGTTACATTCTCTTTTGGTTTTTCTTTTTCTCTGATTTTTTCATAAGCAGTATTAATTTTTACTTCGTCAGCTAGTAATTTCTTTTTTAGTTCTTCATCATCAGATGACATGACTCTATTGAAACGGGCAATTGTTCCGGTTCCGACACCAGCGAGTTTGGCAAGTTCTTTGTCTGTACGAATTTTTTTATCATTTAGCTTTTCTCCATTTGGAGAAGAGCTATTCTTACCGTTGCCAAATTTCTTGCCTGCTTCAGACTGATTTTCTCTTGCTTGCTCCTGAATCTTCTTCTCAAACTTCTTTACAACAGCAATTCTCTGTTGTGGTGGAAGATTACGCCTGCCAAGCTGGGTATTAATCATCCACTCCATGACATCAATGATAGTAGCTTCGTCTCCAAAATCCAGTTCTTCAACTGGAAATTCAATATTATGCTTCATACAAAGGTTATAACGGTTATGACCATCTACTATGTAATTATGCCAGATATAAATAGGTGCACCCTTATACCCATATTTAAGTAGACTATCTTCAAGCGACTTCTTTTCCTCTCCGGAGAGTGGTGGTATAAAATCTCTTAGCTCTGGATTAATTTTTAATTCGTACATAATTCTTCGTTCCTCATTTTCATATTGTTTTTATTTCGTGGTGCCATTTTTGGCACATCGGGTAGTTTGACTAATTATTGCTTTTATTTATCACAAGAGAATTTCTTGCATTAATTAAGTTAGCAAGGGCCTCAATCATTTCATATGGATATGTATTGTTATTCTCTAACTGGTCACATATTTCATTACATGTGCAGTTTATTACTTTATCTATATTCTTGGTCATCCTTTCAGAATCGCTCATATCTAATTCCTGCAATATTTCAAAACTTATCATTAAAAATTCCTCCATTTCGTAAAAATACATTTGGGTACGTCATACATGTACCCAAAACTCAAAATTCACTTCATTTGGGTACATCCCAGCTATCACTTTTGTGCAGTCAATATCAAGATAGACTCATTATTATCAAGAGAAGAGTATTATCGTACTTTTAATTTATATATTCACTACGTTCATATATAAATTAAAAGTACTCCTATTTTGGGATTTTCTATCTACTATTCCCTCAATCGTATCTTCTCCAATTTTTCCTTCTTCCTGTTAATTATCTTAACCTTACATCTTGGCTCATACTTATTACACTTCTGACAATAACCATTGTGATCTGATTCTCTACCTTTAGTGCATTAGCCTTTACAAATATAAAATTTACATGGTGTAATCCTGTCATGTGCCATAGTCAATTCATCCTCTCTTAAAATATCTTTGTCTTAGTGGCATATACAGTTAAATCTGATTTGCTGTACTCCACTCTATCAACATGGTAGTCAGCATTTAAACTGTACAATGTATCACCGGGTTTAATTTCAGATTTTGCCGGTATAGCAGGATAATTAAATGACTGCCGGTGATAATCATTTTGCGCTGGTCCTTTAACGAATAATCTCATAATATGTAATCCTCCTTGTTCTAGTCTTTTGGATAAGTGTCATCCAGATATGTATTCTCTCTTTGTCTAAGTAAATCTTCGCAAACTGAAAATGCAATCCAGTGATAATCATCCTTGTGATGAGCCTGGTGCTGATGATATTTCCAATTTTCAATTAGAACCTGATCAGACAAAAGTTGATATCGTCTGTAGATTTCGTTGTATGTAAGGTTGTACAATGTACTGAGATATAAATTGTCATTCATTGATTATTGGTCCTTTCTGGTGATTTACTGGTATATTCTCCACTACATCATCAAAAATTGTTTTCTGTCTTACCGGATTTGAATTAGACATCAATCCATATTTCTCCAATAATCCATCAACCATTGCTTCAAATAAGATTCGTACACTTTTGTCATGCTCTATAGCGTCTAAGGTATAACAGTTATCCAATTTATTTTCATAACAGTAATCATCTATTACTTGATTAAGTTCTATGTCAGGATACATATTGTGGAATTCTTTATATAGCTCCTTATATAAATCCTTGTTTTCTCGTATACTGAAGTAGTCCATTAATAACTGATACTTTGGGAACATTTTTGTGGTCCAAAATGAGAAACGTTTCTTTGGAATCTGTTTCTGAAGGTTTTCTTGTGCCAGTTTGATTGATATAATATCCTGTTGCATGGTCACAATGGATGATGAGAGAGTAGTAATCGTATCAATTAAGGGCTGAAGATTTATAGCGGATACTGACTTGTTATCAAGAAATACGGATGCTAACACATCAGCGCATTTGTCCTGATATAATTCAAGCTTTGATGCGAGTTCTGGTTGTTCTCGTTTCATCTTGGGTGTAATGTTGATTTTTGCTAGGGCAAGTGGAAGTTTACGCATAGAGATACAATTAGTGTCCTGAAGTCGTCCAAGGTCATCATGAGTGACAAAATTTTGTACCCCATCGGCAACTATGGAATCTTTACTCCATTTTTTTCGGAGGTGCTTAATCTGAAGCTCAGTAAATCCAATACCTCTCAAAACATAATTAATTACTGTGTAGACCTCTCCGGTCGCATTAACCCGGATGGCGATAAGGGAGTCCCCATAAAAATCAAAATTTGTCACCTGTAAAGCTGCATTTGTGTTCATCATAATAAAATCCTCCATATTAGTTCTGTAGTGGCTGTTAATATATAGTTCTCCGTTTGTATAGAAGGATTTTTATGATTTTGCACAAAAAAAAATAAGTGCAGAGGGTAAAGCACTAATGATATGCTTTATCTCTTACACTTATATAGTACTAAAAAGGAACAATAAAAATTATCCGTCCTTAAAAGTTATTAAATTATGCTAGTATTCTTTTCATCATTTCAATAAATCCTGAAATATCAGTAAAATAATTGGGATATGCAATTTTTAGTGAATCAATTGATGTAGCTGATACTAGAACTGTATCTAAATAATCATTACCTGTTTTCTCTATTTCATTATATGCTGATATGGCTAATTCTGCTTCTTTAGGTGAGTACATATGAATTTTTACTTCTTTATAATTGGAATTCATAGTTAATAGATAGTATGAAAATTTTCTCTTAGTCATTTCATTTTTATTCATATAGTGAGCAACATATGATAAATGCTCTAACTTCTCTAAAATGTGATGATTTTTATCAATTGATTTTATTTCCTCAATAAGTTTATTATAATCATCAATAGTATTTGGTACAATTGGCGCATATTCCATTTTGGCAAATACGGATGATACTAACACAAAAAATCTTAATACATCCTTATCACCTATACCAGCCTTTAACTGTGACTTAGTATAAATACCCATCATTTCTAAAGCAGTTGCCCATGTATGTTGGAGTTTTGTACGAAACTGAATCTCTATCAACATATTTTTGTTATAGGTTTCCTTTTTATCACTATGAAACTGATATACCATATGATAAGAGCGATATCCAGAGTCCTTTGGCTCTTGAATATAATCATATTCACGCTTGAGGATATGTCGTATTCTTGAATTCTTATAATTTAATATTGCAGCATACACTTCATCTAACGAATCTACAATCACCCGACATCCTCCTAAATCTTGCATTCTATATAAATCCATAGTTGAATATCGTTCTAGCTTACCAGTGATTGATTCTAAACGTTTTAAACGTTGAACTACAATAGCAGTTGGGTTTCGTAATCTTAAATTGCTTGCAATAACTTGAAGTGGATATGCATGAGCAGAACGCCAATTATTTAATATCTCTAAAGCGATATCACGTTCCTCATTACTAATTGAAGGAGTAGCTATGGCCTTTCCCGCATTTTTGATTTCCTTTTTAGAATATTTAGGTATTTCCCACTTTTCTATAAGTGATTGTTTGTTCATACGTTTTTTCCACTCTCTTGTAAGATTTTGTATAATTATATCACAAATATCGTTTACTTGCATTACACCACCCCCATTTTTAATCAAAGTATCCAAGGACTTCTTCAAAAATAGATTCCAATTTCTCTTTGAGAACATGTTTATTTGTCTTATAGGCATCAATTTCAACAGTTACCTTAAGGCCAGGGAATTCAATTTCATTCTCTGGTTTATTGCTATGCAAAGTCATTCCTTCCTCAGCGAATACAAACTTCTGTGGTATAACTTGTGTTTTGGTCATGATCATAGTTTCCTTTCTTTTGATTTATGTGATATATAGTTATTCTCCATTTAAAACTTCTCTTTCCAAATAATTCATAAATTACGTTTTACAAATACCGTACATACTAATCACAAAGGAAGGTGATGAAAAATGGCGGTAGCTCAAAAAAGTGCAATATCTGTAGGCGTACTTTACATTCCTTCAGACTTATACAAGACAACCAGGGATATTAGTATTTCGTTCAATCAGCTCTGTAAGGATTCACATGAAAGGATAAAATATAAGAAATATTGTCCATCTTGTAATAAAGAGATTAAGAGTAATGACGATATAATTAAAGGGTATGAGTATGAGAAAGGGCGTTATGTAGTATTCACTCAGGACGAGCTTGATAAATTAAAGACTGAAAAGGATAGAACAGTCCATATAGACCATACAGCAAAGATGTCAGAGATTGATAGTATCTACTTTGATAAAAATTACTATATGATTCCGCAACCAGGTGCAGAGAAATCATATGAATTGTTTCGCCAAGCATTATTGAGCCAGAAACTTGTGGCGGTTGCTAAAACTGTATTAGGGACTAAGCAAGAACTCCTGGTGCTATATCCGACTAAAGAATGTATTATAGCCAAAATCCTATTTTATAAAGAGGAAATCCAGGAGTACCAAAGCCTATACCGAAGGTTGAGATTAAGAAGGAAGAATTGGACCTGGCTAAACTGATGGTTAAATTTCTGGAGAAGAAATTTGATATATCAGCATACCATGATGAATACCAGCAACAGCTGCGAGAGGCCATTATAGCTAAGATTAATGGTAAGGAGATTGTGGCTACAGATAATGTTGTACGTGAAATGATAGATCCTATGGAGGCTATGAGACAGGTGATAGAAATGCTGCAAAATGGTAAAGTTGGTACAGCATAATGGACCTTTTTGATAAAAAGGGTACGAAGCCAATGCTGATTGCTGAAATGGTAGACCCATTTGACTCACCTGAGCACATTTATGAACTGAAACTGGATGGGATGCGCTGCGTAGCATATTTTGATGATAGTAGTGTAGATTTGCGAAATAAGAGGGATTTTAAATTATTACCAAGGTTTCCGGAATTAAAGGATATCTACAAAAATATTAAGCATAAATGCATCCTTGATGGGGAGCTGGCTACTATTGTTGATGGTATCCCTGTATTTAGTATTGTGCAGCGTAGGTCTATACTGAATGATCCATTTAAGATTGAACTGGCGTCAAAAATGAATCCTGCTATATTTGTGGCTTTTGATATCATATATTCATCGTTTGAACACACACCTCCAGGTAACGAAAAAGCGGTATGGTTGGATCCGGAGTTGGTTTGCGTTGTAGAGTATATGCCAGATGAGTCTATAGAGAGAAGGCAGGCGGTTCTGAAGGGAATCAGGGATGATAAGCTGCCGATGGAATGCCAGGTAGGGGAGTAAGATGCTCCCTGCGCGCACACATAAAAATAATGACTTCGGTGAGGAGATTCGGAAATGAGGAGATTTCGTTGAATTACAAGGGGTTTTTGAGATTTTATAGTACGATCTAGGATGATTGTGAGATGTTATTTCCTTAAATAAAGAGGGAGTTCGGGAAAGTGCTTGATTTATAAGAGATTTTAGGTGGTTTAGGGAATGATTTTGAGGTGTTTTAAGATAAAAATAATTGTCTGAAAATTAAGTTTTTGTTGTAAATACGTTGTTTTACCGAACCGTGTATCGAACTTATTTTGAGCGATTTTGTGAATTGTGTGTGGATTTTAGACAACTTTGTGATGCGTTTTGGATGTCGGAAAATGAAAAATTTAAGGTCATGTGTGGGTGGATTAGATAGGGGCATTTGGTAAAAATGGGATTAATTGGGAAATGTAAACCTACCCCCACCCATGGACAGGACATCAAAAATCCTTGATAAATAAGGCAAAAATCAAAAAAGCGTACTTTTGTTATAAGTACGCTTTTTATTTATATACTGACTACGTGATGTAGTATTGAATACCATAAGTATTATGTTGTAAAAACAACGTTGCCCAATATGCAAGTACTCACTTGCAAGTTCGGACGAAATGTTGTAAATGTTGTATTTACAACATTTTGATATAATCAACACTATGTTCATTAATTATCACATGCCTATTACCAATCAAAAATCTAATAACATGCCACAACATAATTTTACATAATTCAATAAAATGTACAATAATAAACACTAATAACAATAATCGACATTGTGTCTATTATCTTGCTCTAAACCTATGCTAGTTCCCACATGCATACAACCTAATACCTCTAACACCCCGCCAAACGCACCACAATGCCCATATATCCATTTAACATCCTTACCCTAACAACTATCCACCTATAATCATAAACCAGTCTTAAAACGCCGTACAATGCGTTACACACATTGACACACTTACATACCATCAATATAGTTCCTCTGGTTCCTGGCTCATTATCAATCCTATCCCTACATTATAATGTCTACAATCCATCATAGTCAATCTATGTCCATATAACGCATTACAACGGCCTACAATCCATTTTACGCTATCAGTCAATATCAACATATAGGTTACATCCAATAGCCTTACATAATGTGTATATAATATTGATTCCAGGATTAGGAGTCCTACCAGCTAATAAATTACTAACTGTCTGACGTGACCATCCTGTAATATTGCATATATCTTTCTGGCGCAATCCTTTGTCAATCATTATGTGTTTAATTTGTTTCATAATATCATTAACATTGCCACTGTATTCTAGTTTCATTCTATCCTCCAAATGGGTAGTATTATAGTATAACATATCCGCACATTGTATTGCAATGACAAAACATTGTTGATTATTACAAAAATATTATAGCATAATTTGTGCACTATTTTCGCAAGAAAAGTATTGTAATTACAATACAAGTATGCTATATTATAAGTGTCCCAAGGGACAGGGCACAAGCCCTACACCATAATAGCAACACAAAAGTACCTTGATAATTGAATAGACTTTACACTCTGCCTATGGTATAATCAATCCATATCAACCCAGTACAGGGAGGTGGTGAGAGAATGACAGACAGTGAAAAGCTTGACTTATTGCTTTCACAAATGAAAGCCATGAACGAGCGTATGGAAATGCGAATGGATAGCGTAGAACTACAAATTAAGTCCACAGAACGTAATCTGAAAAATCAGATTATGAAATCTGAATCGCTTATCCTCGATGAAGTAGAACGTGTCCATGTGATTCTTGATGATCACATCCACGACACGAAAAAGCATACCGCATAACTACATATTAATCCAAGCATACCAGGAGTGTAAAGCCTATTGAATTATTAAGGGTTTTACACTCTTTTTAATTGGTTTGAGGTCTACCAGTGAGACAAGTCATAAGTGTATATACTATTCGTAAGAATATGAGGGCTACTTGTCAAAGGGTCATAAGTGAACTATACAGCCTAGTGTGGACGGTTTGTCGGCAGATTACCACACGATAATAAACCTAGGAAACCGATAAACGCAAGGACACGGCGTAATACTTCCAACGGCTCAAGATCAGCAATGCTATATAATTGTGCTGGCGTGTGTGAAAGCAGGTACCACACTTACAATGATTACCGCCGCCGATCAATCTAGGCGTAAGGGGATTGTACCTGAAATACCATAGATAACCAAAATGAGGACTACGGATGCAGTAAAGGGTAAGCGCAGGAACGAGTTGAGCATATACACGCTGTATAAAAGGGAATGCCCGTGAATCTGAGAATCACGTAATAAATCAGTCCGCGACGGGGTGAAAGTCAAAATTAATTCCGGAGATTCACTGAAAATCGGATAATGTCGTTTGCTCCCCGTGCGGAGCATCCATAAAACCGTAATATAGTGTGAATCAAAGGGTTTCCAAAGTTACTGCATGAAACAAACTGCATGTAACGGTCACTATCAATCCTGTACCGTCTCAATGCTATCACCACACGTAAATGGTACTAGCAGCACTATCAACCAGTGATACGGTTCCTACGTGTAGAATAGGACGTAACGGGAACGAATGCCCCAAACCTTACGGCTTGCATATGGTCTATCAGTCCAATTGATTGTAATTGACTGTAATAACAATTCCTTGCGTGGATGGCACGGCATGAACAATAGGAAAAGGAAGTCAAGAACAATCAATCCGGACAACTGTTAAAAGTAACAATCATCAGGGAAGCTGGAAAATACTGATTGACGTTGCTATAACCACCGCCAAACGGGACATAAAAGCAACTACCAGCAATCAATATGAGTACAGGGCAGAGCACTTGGGGCGTTACGGCCAGATGGTCAGCGTAAAATTGCAAAATACTAAACAGGATGGACTATAGGCGAGTGATAAGGCAAGTAATACGGCCTTGGCGGTTCTGATAACGCTACGGGAGTATAACCCGACAGGGCCTTTAAAATAAGGAAGAAGAAACCTATCAAGGGTGTGACATTGTATGCACTTTATGCTATAATGTAACCACTAATAATAGGTAGGTGGTAGAATATGATTAGTTACAAGCCTTTATGGAAATTGCTTATTGACCATAATATGACAAAAACAGATCTTCAACGTGCGATAAAATGTAGTAGTAATACAATAGGGAAAATGACACGTGGAGAAACAATCTCAATGAAAAATTTAATTGAAATATGTGAATTATTCAATTGTCAACTATCAGATATAGCAATAATCGAAAACGATAAAAAAATAATCGAAAACGATTGACAAACACAAAATCAAGTGTTATACTTGATTCAGAAATTAAGGAAAGGAGATAGGCAATATGACAGAAACAGAAAAATTGATATTGGAAAAGCTGGATGCATTGAACCAGAAAATTGAAAGAGTAGATGAAAAAGTCACAAAAACCAACCTTACCATTGAAAACGAGATTAGCAAGAAAATCGACATTATCGGCGAAGGTCACGACTTCCTCAAACAACGTTTGGATGAAGCTCTAAAGATGGAAAAGAAGCGAGAGAGCATGGAACTTGAGCTTATCAATCTACGGATGGAAATTAAGAAGATCAAAGAGCATTTAGACATTGCATAATCACACAAGCCCTTACGGTAACAACAACGTTATGAGGTGTTAAACCCTCAAAGGGCATTTGCTCAAAAATGGGCATAGAAAAGGGCGGTTGCGCTAACAACCACCCTTTTCCAGGGACACATTGAAATGTGACCTCCAATTCGCAATTTGAGGATATCACATTTCAACGATTCTGTCAAATTCTTTGATGGAAAATTCCCTAAACAATCGAGCGTACTTTTTCCATTCTGTGCTTTTGACAACAGAACGTGTATTAATTGCGCCCAAAAAGAGAAGAAATACCTAACCGCCATGCGGATGGCTCAGTACATTGGCCTAGGTAGTTTTTGCACATTGAAAAGAAAATATGTAAAAACTCCTTTTATCTGACAATAACAGTCGATTTTTATGTGAGGGCTACCCATAGAGGTTATAAGTGTATATATCATACTAATCATGTGTCTGATGGACTAGAAGGAAAGTAGTACGTGTGAGTAGGACTGATATAGATACGTATGAAGTTTTTATATATCGGATAATATGGTTACTTCCGAAAATTGCGCTAATATGCCCATATGGGGCGGCAAAGTGATTAGGGGGTCAATGAAAGGCAGCCAGAAAGTGCCTTTTGGGTAGTTGCATACCACCCTAGAATAAATGATAGAGGGATAGTAACAGATGTTTTATAGATACATGCTTATGATAAGATATTATCATCTATAGGCCGCTATAAGACTACAGACCGACAGATTGTAGAGGGAGAGAAAAAGCGGGATAAAAAATATATATAGCTTACATATTACAGGCAGTCAATCATGATTGCTTTTTACCATTTACCATGCAAGGAAGCACAAACTTGCTTGCATGGATAAGTGATAAAGAGAATCAAAGCCGTAAAGGAGGAAAACAACATTATGAGAACATTAACCATAGTAAGTGATAACACAAGCCATAGAGTTTATGATCTGGACAATACAGATAGCAATGATATTTTGGCACTTGCCATGACTTATGGCCGTGGAGAATTTGGAGAAGTCATTTATTTAAACGATGATGATCAGGAAATTTCAAGATGTTATTGGGATTGGAAGTATCGTAAGTATTGTAAATATTAATGCGGGAGGGAAAATAGAATGAAACAGTACAAAATAGCAGAAAAACAGCGCAGTCTGGCATTACTAAAATTAAAATTATCTCCATATTCCTTAGTGGGAGATTGTCTTTCTTATAGGGCTGGATACATCCGAGCATTACAGGATTTAGAATTAATTGATGGATTATCAGCAGCACGTATGCTGATAGAGATTGAGCAAATGGAGGGATGGGAGAAATGAAAACTATAACTACAATCTTAATAACGGCAGTAACAACGGCGCTTGTCACAGCGTCTATTTTTATGGGTAATTCCAACTATTTTAATATGTCCAGCGTGACGGATTTTGATGTCACAGACACGGGGTTAATGCTTTATACAGAGGATGGCACAGGATGGTATTGGGAACGATAATTAGGGCATATACACGTCACAGTGTATATGCTCATTTACTTATGGAGGGATACATAATGGATTTTGTAGTAGCATTATTAATATTGGCCGGAGGGTATGCGATTAGGCTTGCCCAGGAGGCTATGGAGGGGAAACGATGAAAGAATATAAACTGTTTAAGACAGCAAAAAAAACAGCAAAAGAAAATGGCTTGATATTAGCAGATGGAGTTGAAACCGGTAAAGAGAAGAGAGTTTTTGATTTTTCATTACTGGAAGAGAAAAAATTGAAGAATAAGAAAGGTTAAAACGGTGGAGATTATGACAAAAGAAATTACAACAATTTTAGAAGCAGGTAGAGAATGGGTTGGAACTTTTAACGCTTTCCCTTTGGGAATGATAGAAAAATTGTTTAATTTAGATATTAACGGTTGGAGAGAAATCACGCCAGTTTCAGAAGGTTGTAGAGTATGGAGCAATGAAAATCAGGAAATGGGTTATATAAAAGAGATAAAAGAAAATGAAGATGGGGAAGAAATTGCAGTTATTGAACTTGACAATGGCGAAAAGGTCGAGGAATTAAAAGAGGATTTAAGCAGAGAAGACGATAATTATTTTCCTATGTGGGGAACAATGTGGCAGTTTTCTGATCCGTGTGACAATTGGTGGATTGAAAATCATCTTAATGAAATGGCTGATTGCGGTTTTAGAATTTATGAATCAAATGAATTTGGTTATTTTTTCGGCATAGATGGAGCTGGATATGATTTTTATGAGGCACATTGGATTCCATTATACAATAAACGTGATTTACGGTGGCATACGGTTGTTTAAATATAGACGGAAGGCGGTATACATATTATGCGAAAAGTGACATTTAAAATTGATGATTTAGCATGGATGAAGAGACACTATAATCTTACAGAGGGGCAAACAAAGGATATATTCAGTGATCAGAAAGCGTTTAAAGTGCTATATACACTCATTGGAGAGGGGACAAATGTAGATAAATATGAACTCACAGACTATGACGGAAACAAGCTCAGAATGGACGAATTAAATGGTTATGAACGTGGTGTGGTTTTAAATGATTGCTATGCCTATTTTACAGGCGGGAAATATCATAGTGATACAAAAGAACCGTGTGGAGTAATTAAGATAGTAGAGGACACGGACGAAAGGTAGATTTACTTTGAACGAAGGGAGAATAAAAGCGTGGAAAAATTAAAAATTGGAGATGTTATAGAGACTATGAGTTATCATTTGATAACTAGAATGGATGATGATTTTATATATGCACGAGAAATATATCCATACATATCGTTAGGAGAAGAAATTATTCTGTTTACAAGAATGAATTTTGAGAAAGAATACACAGCCATAGGCGTTAAAAGCATTATTGACATGAACGAGGTAACTAGACACTATTTAGAGATGGCATGAAATTGTAATTTATTGTGAACAGTCAGAAGGCATTACGGAGAATAAAAAACCGTAGTGCCTTTTATAGTGTTCATAATCGGAAAAATACAGGAGGGTAAGGAAATATGTTAAAGGAGACAATCTGTTATGAGCCGTTATATACGCTCACAGAAGCGGAAAAGATTATTGATTTGCAGAGGGCTAGGAGAAATAGAACAAAAACACGAATGAGGGTATATTTCATCAAGCAAAAATTGTGTGGTGTCATTATGATCGTTTTAGGGTGCGCAATTTCTGCAATTGATAGAACGGCTGGAATGGCTGCTATAGTATGTATTGTAATAGGGATGTGGCTTGTGGCCACTCGTCACATGGTAATGATGTTCAGGAGGTGAAATAATGCAAATAACTGGAATAAAAATCAATGGAATTAGCGTTACACGTGAATACGGTCATTATCTTCTCCAAAAGAATGGCATAAAAATGCGTTGTGATTTTGGAGAATTGAACGAGTGCATTCCGGAATTTGAGGAGTATTTAGAAGAGATAGAACGGAAACGGAGACTTGCGTAAGAAAATGCAATTTCGTGTGATGAATGGAGGAATTACGATGGCTAGAATATCAAAAGAAGAATATTTGCCATTAGTTACACCGTGGAAAATTGTTGCTGATTATGAGGATGGGGAACGGTTGTATTTCCATGGTAATAGTGAAGAGGATTGTATGGAAGAAGTTTCAGAACAGGAAGATAGACATGGTAAGTGTACATGGTATTCAGGCTGTTCAGATGAAGATTATGAAGCTGGTGAATATATAGGCAGAGACAATTTTATATATGATTGAACGATAGCAGGAAATTCACATTTCAACTTATAGATATTATGGAGGTAGAACAATGAAAATTGAACAAATAGAGGAATATTTAGAGAAAGTATCAGAAGGCACAGATTTTTCTTTTACAGTAGAGAAAGAAAAGAAAGATATTATACTCTATATGCAAGGTAATAATCCTTGTAATGAGGACTGGTGTACAACGCTTACAATCGAAAATCCAAAGACTAAGAAGGAATTGATTGGAAGACTATACAAAGAAGTAGATGAGTGTTATGTGGCGTTTGATGTAGAGGAAGAAACTTGTTTAATGTTAGAAGCTAAAAGAAATGGTTTTGCTGGCATTCCTGGCGTTGTTGACCTTGTACATAATGAGGAATATAAAGAAAACGCATTGAAAGAGTTTTCAGAAAAGCTAAGAGCGTTATTGTAAAAGAAAAGTTTAGAGAACAGAAGAAAAGCGAATTTCAAGTCATTGTGTGACAGATTGGAGGACTAAATGCGTAATTTAAAAACGATGAATGATGAAGAACTAAAATATTATTGGAAGGCATGTATGAGTGTTTTATCCAATAAGCCGTATACCTCTATGGATGGTAACACATTAGAAGAAACAGACGTATATGCAGCAGCAATGTGTATGCAACATGAATTTACTAAAAGAGGATTAAGTTTGCCTAAGTAAATAGAATGAACATATAATTTTCAAAGTTACATAGGCAGATTGGAGAATAATATGAGACTTGATGAAAGGTAAGAAATAAGAGTCGTTGTATATGCAGATTTAGACGGAACTACAGGCGACTGTGATTATGACTTTAAAAGATTTAAAAGGGAACATCCATATTCTTCCTATTATTTTGGGTTTGTTGTATTTGATACAGAAACAAATTTAGTTCCGAATAATTGTAATGATTGGAACGATAGTGTTGAAGAAGCAATTATTGATTATCGTGATAATTGCAGATAAAACGTGAATTATTGAAATAGGGGGATTACATAATGGCACGGGTTAAATGTATGTCGGAGAGCCTCTATAATGCGGCGTACTGAATGGAGGTATAGAGATGGACATAGAAAAAATGAAAGAAAGTCTTATAGACTACTTCAGTTATGAGATGCGCAAACGTGGAAATAGAGATTACCAGATTGATAATATACGAATCTTTGATAGTGATGTAAAGCAATATGCTTTTGCGGATATCAAATATACATGGTGTCTAAATTGCTGGGATAAAGCTGTAGAGCATAAAGACATGATATTTGTTATGTGTGAAGCGTTTGGGTTTTGTGAATGGAAAAGCCCATTATTGGTGTGACAATACAAATTTCAAGTCCATTTGGGCAGATTGGAGAAAATAAAGATGGAAGAACGTAGAATTGATTGGTTTACAGAAATTGCGGATAGATTAAGAGATTACTCTGAGGGAGAAATTTGGAGTAGTGGAAATGAAATACTTTGTAGGACGGAAAGTGCAGTAAATACGCTTGTAGACATGCTTGAAACCCTTTATCATGCACAGGGAGAAATGGAAAACGAATGGTTACATCATGAAATGCACGTTTACAGGGAAGAAGGCATTAATATATGGGAGGATATTATGAGGAGGAAAGCCTATGATAAAAAAACAGATAGATACATTATACAAATTAATGTACAAAATTGAGAGAGAGAAGGAGAAAACTAATTCTCATACTTATGAGTGGGCAGAACTAGACAAAGAGTTATCAGCACTACGCTGCGCAATATTTGAACTAGAAAATCAGTGAAGAAATATACTTTTCAAACGAAAGGAATGAATGGGAATATGGCAACGAAAAACAATGGTAAATGATGGACAGGGCGGATTTAAGACAATAGCACAATATAAATGGGGTGAATTTGCTAATATTCCCATGAATCCAGATACAGAAGAAATTGAAGTAGAATGGAACGTCTTTCCGGCAGGAACGCACAGGGAAGAAATCTGGCATTGGTTTGAGGAAACGTTTGGCGTGAGTGTTGCGGAGGATTTGATGGGGCTGTAAATGGAGAATTGTATGATATCAAGAATGGATGGAGGAAAATGATAATGATGTCGAAAGAAGAAAGAAATAACATGATTAAGGAATTAAAAGGTTTGCTTGAACAGCTTTATAAAGAAGTTATCGAAGCGGAAGCAAATAATAAAATTGAAGCAGGTAATGTAAGATTGGGACAGAAAATTGTAATTGAAGATGAAAACGGAAGAGAAACATGGACAGCAATTACATATCAAGATGGGGGAACCGTATTCCTGTTAGATAAAGAATATGCTATTGAAAATGTAGATTTTGGTAATGACAATAATTACTCTAACAGTAATGCCAGGACGATTTCATGTACCTGTGAACCTGTATTGAGACTTTTAAAGAAATATGGTTCAAATGCATTTATTCCATTGGAAATTGACCTGTTTAGTCATGATGGTTTGCGAGATTATGGAGTGTGTAAGGGTGATTTGACTGGTATCATGACATACGATATGTATAGAAATAATCGAGAATACATAAAACCTAGTTGTATGTGGCTTGCTACACCAGACAGTACACCTTCAGGCACCGGGGCTTCTGGCGTCCGGTGTGTCGACTCCGACGGCAGCGTGGGCTGCGTCGGCTGTGGTTGGTACGATGGGGGTGTTCGCCCGTTTTGCATCATTAAATCTTCAATCTTTGTATCTTATGACAAAACTACTGGGTAATTAAGCGTGAAATACATGTTTACTGGGAAGTGGGTGAGAGCATGGTAGAAGTATTTTCGCAGAAGTGTACCTGGGTGTTTATATTAACCAAAGAATCAACTAAAAAGTATATGATTCTTACAGAGGAAGAAATTGGCGATGGTGATACATATGTACTTGGTGATTTGATGGATGATGGATGGGAAATATTCTGCGATTTATGTCATACACATAAACAGGCGGTTAAGTATATGAATGATTATTTTCCAGAATATACACCTATAAGATATCAGATCATCCCTATCACCTTCAAAGAAGCAAAAGCGTTTGTAGATATGTACCACAGGCACCATGTAGCGCCACAAGGGTACAAATTTGCCGTAGCTGCTACGGATGGGGATATTATATTGGGTGTCATTATAGCTGGACGGCCAGTAAGCCGATACAGAGATGATGGGGAGACATTGGAGGTCACACGGTTATGCGTTAAAAAGGGATACAAAAATTTGTGTAGTCTTTTGTATTCAAAGGTATCTCATATAGCAAAGGAAATGGGATACAAGAGTCTTATTACATATACTCTACATGAAGAAAGTGGCAAGTCATTATTGGCGTCAGGCTTTATATTGATTGGAAATAATAGAGGCGGAAGCTGGAATTCCAAAAGTAGACGGAGAACAGACAAACATCCAGTAACAGGAAAGAACATCTGGTATAAATGTTTAGTTAGATAAGGATGGGAGAATTAACTATATGTTATCGACAGAACAGTCCAATATTATCAAAGAGCAACTACAACAGGAAAACGCTCATGAGTTTGTAGAAGAACTTATCATGAGTTATGCGTCAGATACAACTAGAATCGGAGAGTTACTTGCATTAATTCCTCGAATTGCAGATCGGCAGCTTCAGATTAAACAGAAACAGATTTCCGAATATATCTGGGCATTTAATTTGTTGCTTACTGAACGGATTAGATATCCAATTCCGCAACGGAAATCAAAGAGTAAGAATAAGGATGCTGCGTATTTCCCCACGCTATTATATGGTTGTAAAGCGCACTTTCCATTCGGAAATTGTGATGGAGGTAGCTTGGCCGAAAGGGAATTCTTTTCTGAATTCATTGAAATGGTTAAAAATAAAGCTGGCTTTGACTACGAGAGTAAGGATGATTGGGAATGGATTTGTAACACGGCTGACTGTAGGGAGTGGATGCTAGAGGTTATTAAGCGGTATATTGATGCTGATTTTGTGAAACCAGAAGTAAGGATAAGGACTTATAGAGGAAGGGGATAGATATTATGCCAATGTTTGAATTTTGGTTAGGTGTAGAAGATACAGACAGATTATTTTCTGTTAAGGCAACACGGGGCAAGAATAATCTGACTGGTAATGAATTTGCACGGGAACTGTTGGAAAGAGAATTACATAGGCTCCATCCTGGAGTGGTGAGATATGACGAAAATGAAGAGGAGATAAGGTAATATGACAAGTATGTTTGCATTCCCAGGTATGTTTGGTCCACACATTAAAGATTCCAATTTAAAACTACCTGAAGACTTTGAAAACTATGATCCAGAACAGTATCCGCATTTCCATGTGTTTATGCTTACTCATTTGTGTCAGCCGATAGATATACAGGCGATAGAGGATAACGCAAATATTATAGCGGCCATTCCGGATGATGAAATTAAAAAGGTGACTTTTGAACAGTTGATTGAAAAAGGTATTGTTTACGGAACTGGTAATTTAGTTTGACTGTAATGAGATTGGAGGAATAAGATGGGAATTGATATTATCAGTGTGTTTAATCCACCTGAAGACACAGAAGCATTTACAAGAGCAGATAAGATTCGGAGCATGTCAGATGAAAAACTTGCTCATTTGTCTGTTACTTCGGTTGTGCTTGGTGGCGGGGTAAACATATGGGCAATGTATCGAGGAACCTTTTCTGGCATTGATTATGATTCAAGAGAAGAAGCAGAACGCGGTGAATTAGAATGGTTACAGAGCCCGGCAGAGGAATCGGAAATATAGGGTGAAACACAAGTTCTATGAGAAGTGAGGGCTTTATATGGATAAAAAGAAAATGGAGAGGCTTTATGAACTATTAGAAAGGGTTGAACGAGAACATAACAGGGAAGCGGCAGCGGCGTTACGCTGGGCAATATTTAATTTAGAAAGAATGGGAGACACAGCTAATAAGTATAATGGATGATGAAGCATAGGTTTTAGGACAGTGAAGATGGCAGCTTACAATAATGTAGGCTGCTTTTTGAATTGAGGAGAGGAGAACAAGAAATGATTAAAGAGATTTATCAAGGAGATTTTCGCCCCGCAGATAATATAGGAATGTCAGAGGAATATCAAGAGAAACGCCAGGCGGCTTATGGATTAGGCAAGCAATTTATGGATAGGCTTGAATCATCTGATAAGGACGAACTTTCAAAGGTATTGGAAGCGCATATGGAAGTACTGGTAGCTGGGATGGAGGAGGGCTATATCTATGGCTTCAGTGATGGGGTTAAGCTCATTATGGAAGCTATCATGGGTAAGAAATAGTTTGTGGACTATAATAAATTTTGATATAATAAATGTAAATGAAAACAGTGTTTGTGGGAAGGATGGTACAAAATATGGAACTGATTGCATCAATTATTTTAATCGCTATAACATGGGCTGCTATAAAGGCTCCAAGTCATAGAGCTCACAATCGTTTATGTCCGCCTGGGAAAAGGTTAGATTATACTCAGATGGGCGTTGATCGGTCAAATGGAATGTCACAGAGAGATATTGATATTAAGACAAATAACGGAGGGTATGATGTTCCAAACGATATTCATACTACTCCGGCGAGAAAAAGATAGAATATGACGCTCACCACCAGACAGCAACAGCGGATTTATAAAGCGGCCAAAGATACTATTAACCTTCTTCTTGGCGTAGTACATTCTAAGGAGTACAAAGACAATTCTAAGAGTTATTTTATTAATCTTTGGATCTTACAAAGACTTAAACCTGATTTACTCTGATGATGCATTGAAATTCATTTCCACATGGGAATATATTGAAGCGTAGGAGGATTGTATTATGGCAAAATATTGTATTAGAGCTTGTAGAGTTGGTTATATTGAAATTGAAGCAAATAGCGATGAGGAAGCATATGAACAAGCTCCATTGTGAGCAGTAGAATACGATTGGGAAGACGATGTATTCGACATGAAAATTGTAGAAGATTAAAACATATTCTACATACGGGTGATACTTGTCATAGGGTATCGCCTGATTTCTGGAAGTGATGTAAATGCAATTCCACTTGTCTTATACTTTCCAAGAGAAAAAAAGTAGTGTATAATTAAATAGAATAGGTGGATACAGAAAATTTCACAATAGAATCTAAGTTAAATTCGGAATAGGGGGATAAGAATGTGGACAATAATTGTATGCGCATTTGTTGCTGGGATTGTTATTGGAATATTGATATTTTTTACACATTTTTATCATAATAAAGATCTTGGTAAGAAGTTTTTTGAAGATAGTGAGAAACCATTTGGTAAAAAAGCACCAGAAATGTATTATCATAAACAAAGAATGTTTAGACTTTGTTATGGCTTTTTTATTGGTGTCAATTATTTATTAGTGGTAATGTCAATAAGTTTTACAAGTGTAACAATTTATATGGTAATGGATGACAAATTAAATCTTTATATCAGAATCTTTATATCTGTTATGGCCGCAATTACAACTACTTTGCAAACTATATTAAGATTTGATAAAGTGGGAGAAGGGTATATTTGTGCAATGAGAATTATTGAACAGGCAATTTTAGAGTATGAAAATAGAGAATCTACTACGTTAGATGTGTTAAATGAACTACCCCGCAGCAAGCTGCGGGGAATTAAACCCTCTTTTTGATTAAATGCGAATATAAAGGCAGAAGAAATAATACATAATATGCATCATTAATAATGATATATCAATGAAATTAGATATTCGAAGGGCAGGATAAGATGTTAGACTGGAAAGAAATCAAAGGATATGATAAAAATAAAGATTATAAGTGGCAAGAAGGAGTGGAATTACCAGGGCTTGACGAGGAAATATTAATTCAAGTTACAGACGAGAATCTACCAGACAGAGCGCCCTTTGTTGGCTCTTTTAAAAGGCGAAATGATGGTCATGTATGGATGATAATAAGTGTAAATGGCGGCATGACTTTTTACGAAGTCCAGGATGGGGTTAAGTGGGCAAGATTTAATAGACCATAAAATAAATAGTGTGAGTAGTATAGATGGCATTGGCATAAAAGCTGGTGCCTTTTATAGTGCTCACAAATTATAAATTAAGCAATCAGGTTACGGATGGTTGTTTATTAATAAAAAATTTAATTAAAAGGAGAATGTAGTTATGAGCGTAGATCAGGCAATTAAGATTGATTCAAGGAGAGAGGAGCAATTTAATGACATTGTGGCTAACATCAAGCCGTTTGGTACCGTTGGTAAGGGGAAAAATCAGAGAACAATCATTGGCAGCGCTGTGGTTCCCTTGTCTTTATGCTATGTTGATGAACGATACCAAGGAATGCGGGAGCACAAAAAGATAAAAAATCTTGAAAAGAATTGGGATATTCGTAAACTGACGCCTATTGTTCTTGTACCACATTATGAAGAATGCAGACTATCTGTTGTAGATGGGAATGGGAGATGCGTTGTGGCACCTTTAAAGGGACTAGATCGGCTTAATGCAATAATTCTAATGGATGCTCCAGAAGATCCGGAAGAAAGATTAAAATTTGAAGCAGAGTACTTTATAGGGCAGGATTCTGAAGTTGAGAATGTTAAGCCAATAGAAAAGCATCTGGCAAGGGTGATTATTGGAGATAAAGCGGCCACTACACTTGATGGATTGCTTAAGAAATATGATATCAAGTTTGTTAGTAAGAAGGGTAATAGAGAAGAATCTATTCTTGGCAGTTATACAGATACATATTCAATTGCACGGGTTCATGGAGAGAAATGTTTAGATTTTATCTTTTCTGTCATTGCTAATGCTGGGTGGAATAAGGAAACTAATGGATATGCGACATATATTATGCGGTCATTGAAAGAAGTATGGGTAGCCCATCCAAATTATAGGAAGGAAATGAACAAATACTTATCTAAGGAATTACGGCAGCTTGATCCTGGACTGTTCAGCTCATGTGCCAGAACTGAATATCCTAAGCGTGACCATCGAATGTCTTGTGTACTCTATATGGAAGATTTGGTGTGTGATGGATTAGGTATAGAGAAAAAAATATACATAGATAATGATAAAAAGTGTAAGGTTGTAAGATGAATTCAAGGAGGAATGTGATATGAAAATTGTTAAAGGAGCTAAAAGGGCTGACATTTACTGGACCGCAAGAAAACTTATTGAAATGTTAGAGGACGGAGAGGTGGATTTCAATATTGATATCCAGAGAGGATATGTGTGGAAGGACAATGATAAAAAGTCGGCATTTATCCGCTCTTTAATTCTTGACCGTCATGTTCCTCCTCTGTATTTCAACAAGGTAGAAGATATTTATGATGGAGAAGATGGCAAACAGAGGACATTGACGCTTGAAAAATTCTTGAAGGATGAATTTGCATTGAGTGGGTTGCCAGCTTTTGAGGTTATAAATGATGGGGGTGAGCCTGAAGAAATCGACATCAATGAACTTACATACAGCCAACTTCCGGAGTGTTTTCAGAATGCAATAAAAGAGTACAATTTCGCAATTTGTTTTACCGATGATGCAGACCAGGAAGAAGTGGCTGATACTTTCTACAATCTTAACAATGGTCAGAGCTTGAATGCGGCCACTATGAATCGTGTAAAGGCGAAATCTAAAAATCAGATATTTAGATTAGGAAGGCATGAAGTGTTCAAAGAGGCATTAAGTGTGACAGCTCTGAATGGACATACTAATGAGGATATTGTTGGTAAGATACACGCAATATTATATAGCAGCGAGGAACCATCTATGGATAATAAATGGATTAGGCCATATATGCGGGAGACTGAATTTACATCTGCGCAAGAGATGGAAATTACTAATGTGCTGGACAGAATTCATAAAGTTCATGGACTTATTGAGGATGCCAAGATTGCTAAAAGAATTTATGGCCGTACACATATGGTTAGCATTGCGCCTATGGTTTTGCGCTCAATTATTGAAAATAAGTCTGACGAAGAGGTAATGAAGTGGCTTATTGGGTTTTTCTCTGGGAGTAGGTCTGCAAGTATCTCTTCAGTGTATAATAACGCAGCTGGTGGATCGGGAACTGGTAAAAAGGAAGCTGTAAAGAAAAGGCTGGATGAACTACAAAAGAGTTATGAGGCATACTTCAAAGAGTCGAAAGCGGAATTACCTAAAGTAAGCTGAGTTATTGGTGGCTGGAAGTGGTCAAACGCTGCCAGCTGATTTCCTAGAATTTAAATTGGAGGTAGGATTATGGCACATGTAGCATTAGAATATGATCACAAAGCAGATATTATAAAATTTCCTATTGAATATCAGGAAGATGTTGTAAACATAGAATCAGAACATCGTAAAACCAAAAAAGCTAGTGCAATGGAATGTTTATATAACGATGAAGAAATTATTGCTGTACGCAACGTATTTAAGAAATATCTGGATGAGGCAAAAACTTTTGCACAGGAAAGGGCTGCTAGACGCAATCTTACTATGTATATATGTGCAATTGAGATTGGTTTACGAGGCGGAGATTTTTGTTCACTTAAGTGGGGTGATATTTATAATCCAGATTGGACGTTTAATCAGAGCGCTGAGTTCATTCCGCAAAAGACAAGTAAGTGTGGGAAAAAAGTAAATTTAATATGGGGAACAAATTTTGAGGTGGCAATGAGCGAATGGCTTAATTGGAAAAATACTTATATTAAACAACAGAAGTTGGATGATTATATATTTACGGCCCAGAAACCTCATAAAGATAAGACAACTGGGGAAAAAAGAATATATGTTGATCCTAAAGCTTGGTACAAAATTGTAGAGGACGCAAGAAAAAAGGCTGGAATTAAGCATAAGATTGGAACACATGGACTTAGAAAGACGATGGTTCATCAATATATAATGCTATCAGATGATAAATCCCTAGCTATGGAGAATATGTCGGATTATCTTGGACATTCTGACATTCGGACTACTCGAAGATATTCTTGTGTTCAAAGGGAAGATATTAGAAAAGTTAAACAAAGAATGGTCTGTTTAACAGAAGGATTGTATGATAAAATAGAGAAAGGTCATAAGTGACTATAGGATTCGAGAGGAAGATTTAGATTATGGAGAAATATATGAATAAGCCAGTTGAGTATGACTGGACCGAAGAAGATATAATTGCAGAATATGTAAAGATTAAGGACAAAAAGAAAGTTGCGAAAATATTCTGTATAACAGTGAAACAGGTTAGTGAAATTCTGAAATCAAGAGGGATGTGATTAATAGTTGAAATTCGATTTTATGGGAGGATAATAAGATGTTATTTGGAGTATATGTTCGTAGCGGAGATGAAAATAGGGTGTAAGGCGGTAATTTTCTGTGAAACAGCTGCGTATGGTTATGGATACGAGCAATCTCAAAGGAGTGGGATTGACTAAAAAATATTATAGATAGAATTTGAGGTGAGAATATGAAGGACGAATACGGCAGACTCAATAATAAATCGCAAGCCATCAGAAACTTAGATAAAGTTAGGATGGCACATTTGTTGAATAGTATTAAACAGTGTCCAGATAAATATCCAGATTCAGTTAAGGCGTGGATAGAATGGTTGAATTCGGACAGCGGAGATACAATCGACACGCTATGAAATCCGGTGTTTATCGGAACATAATAGTTGGAGGAATAGAGATAGAGGTATGAGAGTATATTGCAGTTATAAAAAAGAATTTAATGAATTTTTAATCGCGGTTGTTAAATTAGTGATAAAGGAATACGGTTATAACTTAAATATTAAAAGTTTAGAAGAAATTGAGTTGGTTAATAAAAATGTATATTCATACCCTACAGATGGTAGAACGATTGATAAGAGTAAAATTATTGTTACATCAAGATTGTATGAACTTCTTTCTACTTTTAATATAGATCAACTAAAAGAAGATAAAAATTATATATCAATAAAGAAAACACTTTATCATGAAATGGGGCATGTAAATGATATGACCCTTTTCCCAGTATTATATAATTATGGTTTTAGCAGTAATTGTAAAGAACAAATAGCATCTCAATTTTGGCTAGAATATATAGCAGAAATTAGAACTGTAATATTTGAAAATTGGTTCGATTCAAGTCTATGCGACGATTTCGTTAGAAAACAGTGGAATTGCACAATGAGTAGTTTAGATGAAAACTTCAGTGATTCAAATTTTGCCTATTTAGTTAAGGTAATGCCATATTTTATGGCCGGTATTAGGAAGAGTAATTCAAAGGATTTTTATATTAGTAAGATAAAGAATGCATTGCTTACAAATTTTATTAGAGAAATTGATACTGAGCTGGATATATTAGAAGAAAGGAAACCATTTGATGATGTAGTAATATTGTATGAGCTTTATGATATTCTAAACAAGTTCTATAAGTTGTTTATGCAGGAATATAAAAAATGAAATGTTGCTTTCAAGGGGAATGAGAATGATGGATAAGAGATTTAAGGAAGTTGTTGATTTTGTTGCTGCATTTTTAGTAGAAACGACAGGAAATGAAATATTTGTAAAATGGAAAGAAAAAAGAAAAATTTCTAGGATATTAAAAGATGATAGTAAAAATATAAAAAGAATTTTTTTCACAATTGATAATTCTGATTTATACAATTTTATAGAAGAATTCATCCTTTTTACGGCTTTTAAGGAAGTATCATTTTACTCCCCATTTGATTTGACAATGGAACAAGAAGAGAATCTATGGAAAAAATTTTCTGATTTTATTAAATCGGAGACTGGAGATGGTTATGTTAATGGAGAATATAAAAAAAAGATAATCCAATGTGTAAATCTTCACAATAGAGCAATTGATAATATAATCATGGATAGTAAAGATGTTATACATATGAAAGTGATACAAAAACATCACGATGCTATAAGAGATTCCCTAAATGGTATTGTTAATACGTTAAACACTGAAACAAAACTTCAAGATGAGAACGATGAACTTGATTTTTCTGTTGAACAAATGGAGATGATTATGAAGTCTTATAGATATGATTTGAATCAACTTAGAAAAATGCAAATTGTAAGTATATGTGGTGCAGTAGGATTATTATTGTTTATAAGTGCATTTATTCCATTATCATTAAGGTATGTCAGCAATCGGTATACCATTGAAGCGATATTTTTGTTCTTTATAATAGTTGTAGTCTTGAACTTGGTATATTGGTCACATATAACAATACAAGCCATAAACGTTGGAAAAAAAAATAGAAGAGATGAGAGGAGCTTTATGGGAATTGCATTTTGAACTGTATAGGAGTCAGATTCTGAAGGACAGGGATTATTGATTATCTCAAATTGAAATGATGCTTTAAAGAAAATTAAGGTTGATGGAGATAGGTATGACACATGAAAGAATAAATGAAAAAACTCCAAGTGGAGGTAATGACTCAGAAACCACTATTTTGGGAGGAATGAGTGTGTTTGAAATTATAAATATGGGAGTCCACATACACGTCCTGTAGGTGTTTTCTACCTTGATAGATGCCTACAGGGTGTGAATTATATCAAGGAGGACTCCATCATGAAAAAAGAACAGAGAGGAATAGAATATCGGAGGTATGTAAGGAATAAGACAATATTAAGAAAAAAGCGTATCAGTCGTTTAGTATACGGGTTTGACTGGTATAATCAAGATGGAAAGTATGCAAAGGGCAAGATTCATTGCGGCTGTGGTCTGTGTAAATTTGGCAGGAAGTATGGGTTGCCTACGATTAAAGATATGAGGGGAGAATCAAGAATGAAGTCATTGATGGAATTATATGGGGCCGATTGATGCATAATTCCGAAATACATGGCAAATATAATTAAGAAATAACTATTTGATGTGATAAGTAAAATTGGTAAAAAAAGGACTGAAATTCATCAGTCCTTTTTTGTACGATGGAATGTTGGATCATTAGTACGACCTACTAAATAGTCAATTGAGACCTGAAAATAATCAGCTATTCTAATTACCATATCAAGGCTTGGTTTTCGTTGTTCATTTTCAAAATTACTAATTGTACCACGCGTTGTACTGAGATCTTTACCTAATTGTTCCATTGTGAGATTCCTACTTACACGTAATTCATTAAGTCTTGTTGCAAATGATGGTGGATAAAAGAAAAAAAACATAAGACACCTCTTGACTTTTGCTTGCAAATCGCATACAATGGTTTTGTATTCAAATGGCAAGCAAGTTTGTCTTAAGAATAGTGGCTCTGCTCCGACCAAAGAATAGAAACCACTATTCAGCGTACTTGGAATATATCCAGTCACACTTATTTTATCTTACTTTCTGGACTATTTCAAGTCAATTTTCTCAAATTCCCGCACTTTGACAATTTGTAATGGGCTGACCACCTGAAATGGTTGTCGTGATAGAGTTGGAATACTCTCGATAGTGTGCGAGCAGATATGGAGAATAACCATATAGAACGCTATCAACATAGTTTAAAGGAAAGGGAAAGATGTTATGAAAAAAGAGAGTAAAATCGAAAATGAAAGCAAATTACTGAATGACAAGAAATTAAGGGATACATATGCCGAAAGGATTGAGGTATTGGACAAGGTAAAGCAACTAATGTTTTTACCAGGAACTGAATTTCAAACAGTAAAGCAAGTTGCTGATTACTATGAGGTAGGAGAGGATGCTATTGTTGCAATATATTCAAGGCATTCTGACGAATTATTAGTTGATGGTATGTGTAATAAATCATACAAGGATTTTTCAAACTTGCAATATGAAAGTTTGAAAACAGCTAAAGGAAAAGTGACTTTCATATTTAAAGATGGAACTATAATAGATTTTCCAACAAGAGGACAGAAAGTATTTCCCCGAAGAGCCATTCTTCGTGTGGGAATGCTATTAAGAGACTCAGAAATAGCAAAGGAAGTTAGAACACAGCTCCTTAATATTGAAGAAAAAGCATCAATAGAATTAAAAGTAGCAGATATTGAAGAAGAACAGAGTCTTATGATGGAGGTTGGCCGGGCTGTAGCAAGTGGAGATGCTAACGCTGTTGCTATTGCTTCAACCAATCTTATCGCTTTTAAGAATCGCCATATTGAAAAGCTGGAAAATGACAATAAAGGACTTGCTGGTGAGATATTGGAATGGTCCGATAGGAACAGACTTAATGCTGGAGTAAGAAAACTTGCTTCCGTGACTGGAATTCATTTTAGTAAGATATGGAATGAGCTGTATAAGAATCTTCAGTATAAATATAGAATTTGTTTGAAACAACGTGGCGGAACGCCCTACATACAATGGATTGATGAAGATGAGTGGAAGTATGTATTAAAAGTATTCTGCGCAATGTGTGAAGCATATAAGCAATCTCCCACAGAGATGTTCCAACAAACAACACCCAAAGAAAATTTACATAATGCAAGTTAAAGGATCGTCGAGTGAAAGAACTAATATTAAAATACGATACTACCTAAGTATCGTCTTTGTTTTTATCAATAAAATTAATATCCATACAAATATTAAGAGCATTGCATATTTCTATAACTGTGATAAGTTGTGGATTTGATTTCCCGAATATTTTACTGACGGCTTGTTGTGATACATTCAAACGAGTGGCAAGTTCCTTCATTGGGATATCTCTTAAATCCATAATATGTTTAATTTCAGATAATACTTCTTTTGGGTTTTTATATATCATATCTATTCTCCAATCAATCTATAGGTTGATTATACAACACATAGTGATATTTCACAATATCCAGGTTTAATAATTGTATATTTTTTTACAACCTATAGGTTGATTAATTAACTTAAAAGGTGTATAATATAAAGCATAGTAGTTAATGTAGGGCTTACATAAGAGGAAGGGAGGTAAAAGAATGAAGGTAAACATGTTTGATGTATTCTATGTAAAATTACCAGATGATAAATGTGTTTCCGAGCAGGGCGGTGTCCGTCCGTGTGTTATCATTCAGAATGAAGCTGGTAATCTCTATAGCCCTACAGTCATTGTTATTCCATTGACCACAGAGATTAAGAAGATAAACCAAGCAACCCATTGTATAATACATAAGACAGATGCAAATGGTTTAATGTCGGATTCAATGGCCCTTGCTGAACAGGTTCGTGTGGTGGATAAAAGTAGATTACGTGAGAAGATTGGAAGTCTGGACAGTACGAAAGAGCAAAATGACATTATTAACATTTATTTAGCTAATGTAACTGGAAAGAAGAAATATATTCCTATTTGGGAGAAAGTAATATTATCAATATTTAAACTTGTAAAGGAAGGTAATTCAAAAAATGACCGAGCTGCTTAGTATAACTCCAGTAATTATGACGAAAGCACAAGCGCAAAAGATATTGGATTCAATGAAAGATACAGATTATATATTTGTAGGTCTGATTGATTATGATAAAAACAGAACTGTAAGTGGTTTGAAACCTGTAAAAAAGAAAAAGGGAAAGAGGTTCGTTGATAGGGCGCAAACGGTAGTGTTTATCGGAGACCAGAAAAAAGTATTTTCTCATATGGATTTGCATAATACTGCCTTGCAAGATATCAAAAATATACAGTGCAGAGGAGTGATAAAAACAATCATGCTACCAGGAATTTGACCTAAGATAGAACAAACGTTCTTTTTCGAGGTTGACACGAACGTATGTTTGGATTATAATAGCCATATAGCAAAAAACATCTTCGTATTGGAGAAGATGTTAATAACAAAAAGACCCGTCCTCAAACGGTGTTGGCGCACCTCGGACGAGTCTCTTACATAATTTTTGTATAATGGCAGAAGCCACGCTTTATTATTACATAGTTGTATTTGAATTGTCAAGTATTTTGTTTTATCTAAGCGATTCTGCTATTGTTCCGTGACCTAAAAATTAAATAGAGAATATATCTTTAAAGGGCTATCGCCAAGAGGTTAAGGCATCGCACTTTGACTGCGAGACTCGTGCGTTCAAATCGCACTAGCCCATTAACTTTTTGTACCAATTTTTAAGGAAAGGAATGATGTGATACGTATATTTTAACTAATGGCAAGGACTACATAATGGAAAATCCAATGAGGTGCGGTGATTATAGGTCATCGACATCTCCAAACCACGCAAAGCGGTTTACGTTTAAACAGGCCAGAAATTTACTTCGGACAAATAAAAAAGGGTTGTCATGGATTCAATCAGGACATTTTTATATGGTTGATATGGATAGTAGTGAAAAGGAACCTAACGTTCCCGAATTTAGCAATGAAGGGATTTTCAAAGACCAAAAGAGTATTGAGTTTGATGATTCCATAATTGATAAGGTTGATATGGAAATTGGGGCTATCACAGGCTTGGCCGCATGGGATATCACTCAGCTCAATACATACAACACTACTTTAAAACAGGGTTTATCATTTTACGATAGTGCGCTATCCGATATTGATCATGCCAGGATGGGCCATCGGCCGCCGGCTCATGTAATGACCAAGGTGGACAAAATCAGGAATGAACTTAAGGAGAAGCGACGAGACATTAAACAATCGATAGTATACATAGAGGTTCTGACACGGGCATTGAAAGAGCAATGGTCGATAGGCAAGATTAAAACAGAACTATCAAAATCAAAATATTCACCCTACAAAGGGAGAACTAAATACTATGACATGATGGAACAGCTTTTAAAGGGCTATTAGTACATATCTAAGGAGTTTTCTTATGGACTTGACGAAACAACAACAGTTATTTGCTAGTTTGACGCCACAACAACAAGACACAATTAATTATTACCATAATAACAACATGGCGATGCTTAGAAAGATTTGTGACCCTATAATTTATCGCAAGGGTGTACCACTTATGGACTACGATGAATTGTATGATGTTGCATCTGATACATTATTGGAAAGTCTCGGAACCTATGATGAATCAAAGGGGAGTCAGTTTGGCACATATTTGAAAGGCAATATCAACCGTGCCTTTTATGATTGGACAAGAGATAATCGCAGATTTAAGCGTTGTAATTTAACCGAGGAAAGAGATAAAGACGGAAACCTTGTTAAAGACAAGAATGGAAAGCAAAAATATGTAGTTATTGCAGATATTTCTATTGATGCTCCGATTGGAGATGAGAGCGAGTCAACGCTTGCAGATATGCTTCCATCAGATTTTGACATTGAAGCGGAACTGGCTGAAGAAATTGGTATTTCGTCTGACAGTAAGATGGAAAAATATCTTGAAAAGCTATCAAAAAAACAGAGGCAAGTTGCTGGTTATTTATCTGATGGATATAAACCGTCAGAGATAAAAGATTTACTACATATTTCAGAGAAAGAATATTCAGATTGCATGATGGCAATCCGGTCGTATAAAAACATAAAAATATTATTATAAACTATTGGGAGGATTTATACATGGTAGAACCTATTAGGGAACACACCTATTCACTTTCTGCGTATTTAGACGCCACTAGGGAGGAAGATATAAGAGAAGACCAGGATGTGCAACGATTATCGGGGCAGTGGGATACAAGTATGATTAATGAACTGGTTTACACGGTTCTTACCAGAGATTATATCCTCCCAATTATTATTGGAGAAGAGGATTTAGAAGGTGGGATGACTCAGCTATGGCTAGTTGATGGTGTCCAAAGAACATCAAGTTTTATCCTCTTTCGCTTTGGTAATTATAAAATCACTTCTTCAATATCAGAAGCTCATAAAACTGTAGAATATCAGGTCAAGTGTGTTGATGACCAGGGTGAATTTGTAAAAGATGAAGATGGAAATTTTGTATATGAAACTAAAGTGTGTAATTTGGTAGGTAAGACCTTTGAAACTCTTCCAAAGGAACTTCAAAAGGAGTTTGACAAGTACCAGATAAAGACAGTTATCCATCAGCATTGCACAATGTTAAAAATTTCAGAACTAGTACGCCGATACAATAATCATAAAGCTATGAATGCTGCACAAACAGCATTTACATTTGTAGATAAGTATGCTAGGCGGATTAGAACTATTACTGAACATAAGTTTTTTACAGAGTGCGAAGGCTTTACAGAGAAAGAGAAAAAGAACGGAGTTTATGAACGGGTTATTTGTGAAACGGCAATGACTATGTTCCATTTAGATGATTGGCAGAAGCAAAGTAAAAAGATGGGAATGTATTTAAATGAACATGCCGCCGACGAAGAGTTTGATATGGTGAATATCATATTAGATAAGGCATTTAATATGGGACTGGCATCATATGCTCAGATTTTTACGGCAAAGGATTCATTTATTTGGTTCACCCTACTACATCGGTTTAACAGTCTTGAGTCCAGGAGTGAAAGATTTATAGCATTTATTGATGCTTTCAATAATGATTTGCACAGTAAGGTAATAGGTGGCGTATCATTCGACGAAATTAATGCCAATAGGGCCACTAAGGATAAGGCAGTAATAAAAAGAAAATTAGTACTACTTGAAAAACTGATGATGGATTTCTTACATATTGAAGAACCAATAACGGAGAAGTGTAAAATAGCACCAGAACAGTTTATATCTGAAAATGTTGGACTGGATATCGAATCAGTTAGAAATGATATGGATTTCTATAACCAGATGCTTGATGATCTGGAGGAAAGTACTATAAAAATTGGGTCAAAGCTATTGAATCCGGATAACAGATTATCATTGTTAGCCCTGGTAGCCTATTCAATTGAAAATGAGAAGGATTTAGATGAATGGATGTTAGAGTATGCCATGGATAACAATACATATTTTATGGATCAGGAAAAAAATTATTTACATATGAAGCAGGAACTGGAAAAGTATTTGAATAAGAAGGGAGCGGCAGCATGATAAAGTGTGAATGGTATAAAGGTGGCTATTGTGAGTATTATGGTGACACCTGTCCTGCGCAGTGAAAACGATACTCCTCAATATGGTATGTTGTCAAATGCAGATACATTGATGGTGTTTTACAGGGTAGAGAGCATTGATGATGTTATGGAATTTAGCCACCATTATGAAGTGGAGGAAGGTTACGAAGAATACACTAAAGTAAAATATAAAAAGAAACTCTAAATAATCGGATGAAACTCGCATTTCAGGGGACTGGAGGTGGAAGTATGAGTGCAATTTTTGCCAGTGATTTTAACATGGTGGAATCTAACCCAAATGGACAGTTCGTTAGAATAAGCGAAATAATCGACATGATTAAATATGGAGCAATTAAGATTAACCGAGAAAAAATGGATGAGTATAAATTTGATACGTCGGTTATTTATGATAAAGATAAAACCAGTAGAGAAGACGTAATGAGGCTCTGGAAACAATACAAGTAAACATCCATTTCATGGGGACGGGAGGGAACTATGAAGAACAATAGCATAGAAAGAATACATAGTATTCAAAGCTCACTACTCGGATTGTCTGATTCATTAGAGGACATGTATTACAAAATGCGTAAAGAATTGATGGACGAGATTTTTGATGAAAAGAGAAAGTTCATTGTGCAGAAAAATGAGATGTCGAATTTGTATGAAAAATTATCTAATTCACACAAAATGAGACTTATATGGATTAAAAATAAACTTCCTTGGTATATAACAGCGTTTCATAAAGTCAATAGCTATGAGATGTCATTAAGGGAAACAAGTATTTTTATTGGTGTATGTTTTGGTAAAAGTCATGAGAGTAGCTGCTATGTAGAAATTACAGCAAAAGATATTGGTTGGAAATAGGAAATAAAGAGTTATTTTATGGTGGCTGAAAGTTTGGTGTAGAAACAATGAGCAGCGAAATAATAAAGGATAAGCTGGGTTATTCCCATTAAGAGTAAAAACGTATTATGTCGGTGAATGAATCTTAGGTCGTTAGAGATTTAATTGATGGTTTTGTTAAACATAAAAACGGTGCTCCATCAGTGAAAGACTCTTAATGAAAAAATAAAATATAGGGTAATTTGGTCAAGTCCATACTGTGATTTGTTTTGAGTAGCTAATAAGTGAACATGCTTTCCATGAAGGAAAAATAGTTCTGCCATTAAATATAAAAACAACTAAACGCAGATTTCTTCGGTTTAGAGAGGAGAGAATTATGACTATGCATAGACCGTTATGGGTACAGAAACTTACGGACAAGAAATTAAAAGAACTTCTTGAAAAGATAGATAACTTACAAAATACTGGTGTCACTGATGATGAGGAGTTAATTAATTTGTCAGACGCATGGTATGATAATAAAGTTGGAATGGAGCGATTCATGTCGTTATCTATAGATGTTTGGAAAGAAGCAGCTTTAAGATTTTATACTAGGAGTAAGTGAGATGAAAACTCTCACACGAATACATAGACGGTGGAAATGCAAATTTCAAGGTGTGATAAAGAGGAGAAAGTACAATGAAAAATTTATGGTTGATTCAGCGTGGAAAATTCAAAAAAATAGTCAAAGAAAATATTGAAGCATAGATTTAGGGGGGCTATCACCAAGCGATAAAGCACAGGATTTTGACTCCTGAACTCGTTGGTTTGAATCCAACTGGTACAGCTTTTGTACATTGAGAATTGAATATTGATGGTTAGAGTGATATAATTATAAAAATGAAAAACGAGGAAATTTTTATGGATTGGAATTTATTTTGGACTGCTTTTGGAGCTATTGGAACCACAATAGGCTCTTTAATTACTGCTTTGGCTGTAGTCATAGCTGTTAAACAGTATAAGCAACCTTTGAACAAGATTGTAAAAGTGGAAATGAGTTCGGCTGTATCCTGTGATGAGTTAGGGAATCCATTGGCATTTTATTGTATAAGTATAAAAAACAAAGGTATACGGACTGTGCAGATTAATTCAATCAACATTCAAGGAAAAAAGAAAGTGCTTTGGTTAAATAATGCACAATTTGAATCAAATGCAAAGATAAATTTGCCGATTAAAATTGAACCAGAAGAAAGCAAAGATTTTTTGTTTGAAGTAGATAATTTCAAAAGGCAGATAAAAAAAGCGGTTGTAGGTAAGGCTATTGGAAAAAACCAAAGGTTAGTTGTTTTTGTGACAGATTCTTTAAGTGATAAGTATTATTGTAAAACTAATATGAGAATCAGTAGTTTAATTAAGACTCTTTAATATTTATTGCCAACCATCAATATTCGGTGGTTGGTTTTTTATTGCTTAATTAGGCGAAAGTTAAAAAATGCCTAATTGAGATTGAAGGAGTGTCCTATTCTGCTGTATCTCAAGAACATCGGATAGTTTCAGAGGCACTTGATATTAATGGGAATATGTTAGTAAATTATACAATAATCCGTAAATACATACTTGAAAAACTGCACCCCTCTTTTAAGACGATCTATTTGAAGTCTTGTGTGATATGGGCATAAAAGTATGTGTTATATGGTAGAAAATAGAAAGACACTAATAGAAGTGAATTAAGAAATATATTATCGAGCGCCCATGAGCGCCGTTTTAAGGAGAATGGTGCGGAATGGGTGTTGTTTCAGAGAAAAACAGAAGAATTGTTGAGTGAATCAAGATAACGGTTGAAATCAGGATTTTGTCCGTCATAAGAGAGAATAAAATAAATAGAAAATAAAAGAAGGAGATAAATAATATGTGTAAATTTAAATCAGGAATTATTTTAAAGAACAGAGTAGTCTTAGCACCAGAAGGAAACGATAGTCATTCAGATTTGTTAGAAAGTCTTGGAATTGAAGATACTCATTTTAACGCTTCGAAGACATTTGTTAGAGCGGAACTTGTACCACCTGATGGAAACAAGGCAGTCGATATTGGCAAATGGGAATATATCGTTGATCAGGATATTACTCCGGATTGGTACGACGATGATCCTGGAAGATACGAGGCTGACTTTCGTGTAGCAGTAAAAGAGTATCTTAAAGATAAATTTGTTGTTATATGTGGACGTGCGTGGACACCAATTAAGAGCGATGAAAAAGGTACATACTATTTGCTTGATGGTTTTCTTGAGGAATATACTTTTGGAAAAAATAACAATTATGCAGAATCCAACATTCGCAATGAGCTTGTGGATAGTGAGCTAGCTAAAGACTTAAGAAAAGAGTTTGGAGACAGACTCGTGCCAATTGCTTTAGATTTATTATCTCTTGACGGGTTAGATGATTATGGCATTGTTGAGGGAGATATTCTTGCAATCCCAACACTGGATTTATATAGGGAATGTAGGAAGAGTATTCCTAAGAGTGATAACTGGTGGTGGCTTGCTACACCAGACAGTACACCTTCAGGCACCGGGGCTTCTTGCGTCCGGTGTGTCCGCTCCGACGGCTACGTGAGCTACCGCGACTGTGGTTGGGACGTTAGGGGTGTTCGCCCGTTTTGCATCATTAAATCTTAAATCTTTGTATCTGAAAAAACTAGCGGGAGGCAAGTGCACTAGGCATGGCGAAGCCGTGCCGGTGGCTGGACAATAACAAATGGAGGTAGGAACTTATTCATGGCAGAACTTGATGTCATTGTAAAATCTATAAAACTTATGGAATATACTATGACAATTACATCAAACAGAAAAAGATATCCAGTCAAACACTCGATTTTAATAAAACGTATTCAAAATCGTTGTATGGATATTTATGAATACTTGCTTGATGCAAATAGACTGAAATTAGAAACCTCAAAATCAGAACGACTAGAGCTTCAGACTAAAGCAATATCTTGCTGCGACAAATTATCGTGTTATGTAGAACTATCAATGAACATGAATTTGATTGGAACTGACACGGTGTCATATTGGCAAAAGCAAATTGATGATATAAAGTACATGACCATAGCTTGGCGCTCGAAAGATAAACAGAGATGAGCTTTGCGGGTTGTCTATTGTATGGCTTCTTACATCCAGTATGTCAACTCCAACGGCAACGTGAACTACAACGACTGTGGTTGGAACGATAGGGGTGTTCGCCCGTTCTGGGATGGAAGACGAAAGAAAGTAGGAGAAACACCGAAATTAGAGTCCCATCATCAAAAGAATAGACAACCCTTCCTGTCTCGCAAGAGGCAGGATAAATATAAAGGAATACAATATTATGATAGAAAGTAAAACTGATTTCGAGAAGATAACTGATTTTGGCAATTTGTATCAAGCATATATAAAATCTAAATCGGGTAAAGGATTTTCTAAAAGTAGACAACGATTTCAAATTACTGCACTTGATGGAATTCATCAGATAAAGAGAAGATTGGAAACAAAGACATATGAAGTTGGAAAGTATAATGAGTTTACGGTTTATGAACCAAAAGAAAGAATAATAAAATCTGGTTCATTTGTAGATAAAATAGTGCAACATAGTTTATGTGACAACGTACTCTTGCCGTGTTTAAAAACTGAATTTGTACCAAATAACTTTGCTGGACAAGTGGGAAAGGGGACTTTATTTGGTTTGGATTGGCTTAGAGCACAAATGTATCTAGCATATCATAAATACGGATATGATTGTTGGATTGTAAAAGCTGATATTAGCAAATTCTTTTACAGTATTGACCATGACATATTGAAGGATATGGTGCGATATTTTTTAAAGGATGACGATGTATACTGGCTATGTGAGAAGTTTATTGATAGCACTAAGGGGTTCGGTCTTCCATTGGGAAATCAATTAAGTCAAGTGTTTGCACTTTTATATTTATCGGGACTTGACCATTTTATCACAGGAGAATTAGGTGTGAAATATTATGGAAGGTATATGGACGATTTCTACTTGATTGTTGAATCAAAAGAATATGCGAAATGGTGTCTGTCTACAATATATGAATTTGCTCATAGTCTCGGACTTGAGTTAAATGGAAAGACACAGATTATACCTTTCAAGAATGGTATTAAATTTTGTGGATTTCATACATACGTTACAATTGATGGTAAGGTTATACGAAAGTTGAAAAACGAAAATAAAAGAGTTGCTAAAAAGAGATTTAAGAGAATGGCTTATTTGGTTAAAAAAGGAAAATTAAATAGAGAAAAGTTTGATGAATCATATAACGCATGGAAAAATCACATATCTCATGGAAATTGTGTGAAATTGGGACATGAGATGGACAAATATATTGTGGTGGTGTTAAAGGAATGAATTAACGATTTTGTATATATTTGAAAGGAAAAGAAAATGCAGGTGATATTTTGGATTAGTGTATTGATTTATATAATTTGGCTCATTGGATATCCGGTGTACAAAAAGATTAAAAAAGAATCTATAATGGATGGAACACTTTATAGTTTAGTGGTTTGCATATTGGCATTAGTGGTAAACATTATTAATTCGCTTAGATTTCTATTAGTACCTTAAAAGCCACATTTTAAGTCCTGAGATGGATTCGTAATATGGGAAATGAACCATGTTATAGATAGTCACCACTGCAATCATCTATCGGGTTGGATAGTGACGCAGGTGTTCATGTACGAATTCCCACTGATAACAGCGGAACCGCCAGTACGCACGGACATGCGCCATAGGTACATTGCCCATGTCTTATCACCTCCTTTGTATGAGTAGCATTGTAAGCTGAATGGGAGGCTCGTTTCTAATAAGTAAAGCATGTCTAGGTGACTACCATTAATGATAATTATAATGTAAAATAGATAACAATACAAGCAGAAAGTGAGAAAAGAATATGACATTAGAAAAGATTAAAGAAAAATTACGATCAGATGAGTATGGATTTCTTAAAACTGACAGAAATCTAGGTAATAACATCATACTTCTTACATTAGGTGGCAGTTATGCTTATGGAACAAACAATGAGAATAGTGATTTGGATATTCGTGGTTGTTCTTTGAATAGTAAAATGCAGATTCTTACTAATGAGAATTTTGAGCAGTTTGTAAATGAAGCGACTGATACCACGATTTATTCATTCAATAAACTTGTTGCATTATTGAGTAATGTAAATCCTAATACAATTGAGATGCTTGGTAATAAGCCAGAACACTATTTTTATGTATCTCATATAGGTCAGGAATTACTTGATAATGCACATTTATTCTTATCTAAGAGAGCGGTTTATTCATTTGGAGGATATGCGACAGCGCAGCTTCGTAGACTCGATAACAAAGCAGTAAGACTTGTAAATCAAGAACAAAGAGAGAAACATATACTGAACAGTATTATGAACGCTTATTATACATTTCCAGAAAAGTATTTTTCGTTTAGTGAAGACAGTATCAAATTGTATATTGATAAGTCAGAACAGGAAGAATATGATTCTGAAATCTTTATGGATGTGAATTTACATCATTATCCATTGAGAGATTACAAAGCCATGTGGTCTGAAATGAATAATGTTGTTAATGATTACTCCAAGATTGGAAAGAGAAATAAAAACGCAATCGAACATGGTAAACTCGGAAAGCATATGATGCATCTAATTCGTTTATATCTTATGTGCTTAGATATTCTTGAAAAAGAGAAGATAATAACATATAGAGAAGCAGATCATGACGTGCTTATGGATATTCGTAATGGCAAATATCTTGACGACAATAACCAACCTATTCCAGAATTCTATGAAATGGTAGATGATTTTGAAAAGAAATTGGAATATGCAAAAGAGAATACAAGTTTACCAGACAATCCTGATTATGATAGAATTAAGGAATTTACTGCAAGTGTTAATGAAAGGGTAGTAAAAGGTGAATTTTAAAATAAGCATACCGCAAGATGCATATGATTTGATTCATATTTTACAAGAACATGGCTATGAGGCATATGTAGTCGGAGGCTGTGTTAGAGATAGTATTTTAGGTAGAGCACCTAGTGATTGGGATATTTGTACGTCAGCAACTCCTTCGGAGATGTTAGACATTTTTAAAAATAAGAAGGTAATTGAAACTGGATTGCAACACGGAACAATTACAGTTGTTGCGAATGGCGAACCATATGAAATTACAACCTATCGACTGGATGGAGATTATTCTGATCATAGAAGACCAGATATCGTAACTTTTACAGATAATCTCATTGAAGATTTGAAGCGCAGGGATTTTACAATCAATGCAATGGCTTATAATGACGAAGCTGGTTTGATTGACCCTTTTGGTGGAATGGAAGATATTAAATATAACAAGATAAATTGTGTTGGTTCTGCAAAAGATAGATTTTCGGAAGATGCTCTAAGAATACTTAGAGCAATTCGATTTGCTTCTCAACTTGATTTTGTAATGATGCCTGATACAGATTGGGAAATTCATAAACAATATAAAAATTTAGAGAATATATCTATTGAAAGAATCAATAACGAGTTCTGCAAAATAGTATCTTCAAATAGTTTTTGTGTACAGATGGTTTTATATAATGAAGTATTTGCATTATTTATTCCAGAGTTAAAAGATATGTTTGAGTTTAAACAGAACAATCCATATCATAATTACAATGTGTGGGAACATACAATTCATGCGATTGAGAACTGTGAAGATGAAGAGTTAATTATAAAATTAGCTGTATTATTTCACGATATTGGTAAACCACATTCATATCAAGACGATGAAGATGGAACAAGGCATTTCAAAGGTCATGGTAGAGTTAGTGCGGATATGACAGATGAAATTATGAAACGTATGAGATTTGACAATGATACTAGAAATTCTGTTGTAGAACTGATTTATTATCATGACGCTACTTTTGAAGTTGGCAAAAAGTATATCAAGAGATGGTTAAATAAGATAGGAGAATTGCAGTTTAGAAGACTTCTTCAAGTACGAAAAGCAGATATTAAAGGTCAAAATCCTGATTACGAGAATGGAAGATTACAGAAAGTATTTGATATTAAAGCATTATTAGAAGAAGTATTATCAGAGAAACCATGTTTTTCATTGAAAGATTTAGTCATTAATGGTAATGATGTCAAGAAAACAATGATGATAAAAGAAGGAAAAGATATCGGTTATTGGTTAAACGTAATTCTAAATAAAGTCATAGACGGAGAATTAAATAATACAAAAGAAGATTTGATTTATTATATGACTGGAATTACAGACGGTTGGATTGAGGAATAGAAAGAAGGTGTTTAGATGGCGGTACTTTTTACTAGTGACACTCATTTCTTTCATAATAATGTGCTGCGTTTTGATAATAGACCGTGGAATACAATGGAAGACATGTGTAATGAAATGTTAAAACGTTGGAATAGTAAAGTATCGAAAGATGATACTGTATACATTCTAGGTGATTATACGTGGAAACAAGGTGATGAACATATTGAGTTCTTAAAGAAACTCAATGGACATAAGAGATTAGTTCTTGGCAACCATGATTTTAGAAATGCAAGTAGGAAGTATAAGGATTTGTTTGAAGCAATTAAAGATTATGATGACATTAAGGTAACTCTTCAAAACGGAGAAGTTAAGAGATGTATCTTGAGTCATTATTTTATGCCGTTCTATAACGCACATTATTATGGTTCCATTTTACTTCATGGTCATTCACATAATACGAAAGAGCATTATGAGGAATTGAGGATAGCAAAAGAACTGAATGATAAAGGATTTACAAATCAAATTTACAATGTCGGGTGTATGATTTGGAATTATGAACCTGTAACATTGGATGAGATACTTGCCGGAGGTGAAAAAAATAAAAATTGAATTGATTAGATTGAAATTTGATGACTCTGTATTATACAAATACAAGCCATTTAAATATTGTTGCGAAACAATTACTAAAAATGAAACAATAGAATTTACAACTGAATCGTCTACTGGAGACTATGATGTTTGTGACGATGATAATTTTACACTTCCTCATTTTTCTTCTTGGTTTGTTGAAACAGAAAAAGATGGGGAAGATGAATGGGAAAACGACTATTATTATCCTATTGAATTTTGTCCCCATTGTGGTGAAAAAATTGAGATTGTCGTTGTTGGTGAAGAAGACAGGACAGAAGAATATCTGGAACTGAAAAAGCAGAGAGACGATTTATGGAAGAAGTGCCAAAGAACTGACAGTAAGAAAAAAGAAAATGAGTTGAGGCGGCGGGTGAAGGAGCTTGACAGCAAGATTGATTGGTTTTATGAATTGTGTGAGTATGAGGAGGTAAAACATTGAAAGATATTTACTATTTAGTCAGATTAAAAGATGATATTCAAGATAATTTGTATTATAAATCTACTATTAAAAAATACTTTTTGCGGCAAAATTGTGAATCAGACTTGCAAGAATATTTATTTTGAACTTAATGGTAATAAAGCATTAGTTATTATTCCTCACGATTGGATTAAGTGGCTTGCTCCTTCAAAAAATATTATGGACAAGCAAATTGCAGAGAATAATAAATTAGAAGAAACTGAATTAGATAAACTGATTTCATATATCGAAGATGTACATGATTTTGCTAGAAAACAAGTGCGAAGTTTCTTTATGAATGACAAGGAATATGTTGCTAGGTGTATGGGTATTGAAGATATTTTAAGTTACATAGAAAATGAAATGAAATCAGAACAGAGAATAAAAAAAGTAGATAGTCTGATTAGTTTGGCGACCGACAGGCTATCTACTCAACATAATCACTGGAAATCCAATGACTAAATTTTATTATACATATTCTAAACGTACTTGGTCAAGTACGGATTTCTCAATTTTAAAGGTAAAACATATGACAGATTTAGAAAAAGCATGGCAAGAGTTTTGTGATGCCATTAAACAAGAGCAACCATTCAAATTTATCTATGAACAAATGATTAGATTTTTGGACTGGTTGGAGAATATTTTAGAGAAATTCTAAGATAAAATACAATTTTGCTGTGATTATAACAGAGAATATTAAATAGGAAAGGATAATAGTTTCACCGGTGACTAATGCTTGCAAGCGACTAAATGGTGAACAGAAAATTAGTAGCATATATATTAAAAGCCCACTCAATTATGTGGGTGGAAAGTACAAATTATTAAAAGAAATTATTCCGTTATTTCCATCAGATATTACAGTGTTTGTGGATTTGTTTGGTGGTGGTTTCAATGTTGGTGTCAATGTAGGTTGTAAAAATATTATTTATAACGATACATGTTCACAAGTTGTAGACTTGCTACAACACTTTTATAAAAACGAAGCAGATGTTATTCACAATAATATCATCAAAACGATTACAGACTATGGACTTAGTAGGTCTGATTTAAACGGATATGAAGTATACGGTTGTAATTCAAATAATGGTCTTGGTGAATATAATAAGCCAAAATATTTGAAACTAAGAGAAGATTACAATAACAATCCAGATTGGATTAAGTTTTATACGCTTATAACTTGTTCATTTAGCAATCAGATTCGTTTTAATTCTTCTAAAGGTCAGTTCAATATGCCTTATGGAAAGAGAGATTATAACTCATCATTACAAGAAAAATTGAAAGTGTTTGTAAATGCAATGCATGATAAGCATATTGAATTTTGGAACAAGGATTTTAGAGAGTGTAATTTCTTTTCGGATGATTTTCTCTATTGTGATCCTCCATATTACAATTCGGTTGCTACATACAATGAAAATGGTGGATGGTCTGAACAGGATGAAAAAGATTTATTACATATGCTTGATGTTGTAGACAGCCATAATGGACGATTTGCACTTAGTAATAATCTGAAATATGAGAATCCATTATTAGATGAGTGGATTAGTGAGTACAATGTTCACTATTTGAATGGCGATTATAGTAATTGCAATTATCAGAAAAAAGACAAGAGTAAGGATATTGAAGTTCTAATTACCAATTATTAGGCAATAAAAAGTTGAATTAATGGGTATCAGAAAGGAGCAAAATGGATAATCAAACACAGGATTACATTACATTAAAACCGATTGCTGAAAGATTTAAAGAAGTTGCTATGACAATTTCTAATGATGAAATTAAAGCAATTATTAAAGAGGAACTTAGAGAACAGATTAGAAAGCAAATTGAATTCGGAGAAGTAATTAACGAATGGACTGAGACTTGGTTAGAGGATGAAGATAACTGTGATTTTGTAATGAATTGTATTAGAGATAGTATCAAAAATAAATTCAAATAATCACAGAAAAATTCAATTTTAAACGGTGAGGTGGTGATATTTTTATTAGTTCTAAACAAATGAAGCCAATTGTGTTTGGTATTGGATGCCATGTAATTACAGGGTTAGAAGCAATTCTGAATGAAGTAAAAAATAAAGAAGAAACACAGATTGCCTTAGAAAATCTAGCAAACAGCTTAGATATGACGGTAAATGAACTTGCGGATAATATAGCAATTGTTGGTGGATATCCAGAATTTTCAAATGAGGTTATAGAGAAATTATCGGAATTATATAATGATAAAACGGTATTTATGGATGATATCCAGTCATTGAAAAAGAAAATAAAATATAGTAAGAATCCATTGGAGAAGAAAATGTTGAACAAGCAACTTAATGAATGTTATAAAGAACAGAAGAAAACTAATACACGAGGAGGTGAAAAGGATAGATAAATATTTGAGCATTATAACAAATTTTGGATGTCACTATACTTGCCCATATTGCATTGCAAAAGAGAATAATATGCATATTCCGGTTACAACATTGGAGGGGTTGGATAATTTAGATAAGGTGTTATATGAAAACGAATGTAATATTATTTCAGTTTCCGGCGGTGGAGATCCGTTACATCACTATGAGGAACATGTTGATTGGTATAGGAAGTTATTTAAGATTACAAGAGAATATGCATCAAGACATAGTTTGTGTTCTACAGCGCCAATTCCAATTGAAATGCATACAAGTTATATGACAGGTAAGTCGTCTTTTCCATTTTATGATTGCTATCGAGTTGTATACCACGCTAACACGTATGAGCAACTAAAAGAGATACAACGAACCGGATCAGAAATAACAAGAGTGGTCTATGTTGTAACTGAAGACTTTTCATTAAACGACATTATGAACATCGCAATTTTTGTAAAAGAGAGTTCGGATATTGATGAATTGAGTTTTAGGCAGCTGGTAGATAACAATTATGAATCACAACATTATTTGGAAGATTATTTGAAATTAGGACATAAAAAGCTTTGGCACTATATTGAGCAAAACGATTATAACCTATATTATGCAGAAAATAAAGTGTCGTATAGATATGAGGATTTTAAAATAGCACAGGAAATATGACTTTCATTTTGAGTAAGAAAATGGCGATTGTATGTATATTAAAGGAATAGAAGCAGTTTTTAGAGCTATCCTTTATTCTGAATCTTGTATCGGAATAGCATTTTCATGTGAGGAATATTCAAAAGAATATTTTGATGAAATTAAGAGAATTATTAATAAATATGAAATTGTTAAAAGAGAAATATCAGAAGTTGGGAAGACGGTAATTAACTTCAAAAATGGTAGCCATATAGATATATTGAAACCAACTAAAAACGACCCTGTTATCAGAGGTAAGAGGGCTGACATCTCTCATTGGATGTACGATTATGAAGCATTTGGAATTAGTAATGAGGATTTTGAAAAGGTGGTTGAACCATTTTGAAGGAAGGAGAATTAAAATTTAAATAAATCAGGGACAATTTTTTCGTGGGATGAACTGATGATTCATGATTGGGAAAAAGATGTTGTGTTACTTGAAGAATTTTGCAAGGACTTGAGAGACAAGATTATTGAGGGCGTTTGTAACGTGTTAGAGACGGCGTAGCGGAGGTAAAAATTGAGAGTTGATATTAAAAGAAGTATAGATGTAAGTAAATTGATGGCTGCTATTGTAGACTATACAAATATGACAAATTACAGAAAAGATGATTCTTATTTGGTTATGAGTTCAGCTACTAGATGTGCGTTAATGACCAAGTGTAATGATGGACATGTTAGTAAGGAGATAGGGAGTGAAAGGACATTCGATGAATTTTATGGGATTCCGATTGCCATATGCAATAAATTAGATTTCGGAGAAGTAGATGTTAAATAAGAAGAAATGTTACTCAAGTCGAAAATGGAGTTGGTAGTTTTGAAATTAAAAGAAGTAAGAAAAACAGCAAGAGAGAATTTGCTACAAATGAATCATCCATACTGGGAATATATTTCATTCAGAAAAGAGTTCGGATTTTACCATACCCCCTCTGTTTATATAAAGCAGAAAGTTGGTAAATTTTGTTATAAACAGTGTGATCCAATAAAGGATGGCTACGCAGTTTTCAAATTAAGAAAAGACGGGTCATTAGAACCTATTATGGACTCAGACCACTCAAAGAGATTCCATAATGAATTGATTAACAGAAGAATACGTAGACAACAAAGAGAATATATAAAAGATAATAAATATTTCTTTTATCTTATAAGGTAAAAGAGAATAACTAAGTGGCTATATATCAATGGTTGCAAACATTTTTATATAGTAAATCAAAATGAAAAGAAAGGAATTTTTACAATAACACCGGTTAAAGTGATATGCATATCCTTGTAATTCAATGGTTTAATGAATACAGAGGAAAGAAATAGTTTAAAAGATAGACTAAATGGAAGACCATTACGGATACTGATTGGTGGTAGTCCATGTACATATTGGTCTATCGCACAAAAAAATAACCGAGAGACAGAAGCAGAAGGTTTAGGATGGGAACTGTTTAAGAATTATCTCATTGCGAAAGAGAAGTTTAAACCAGACTTTTTCTTATATGAAAATAATAAATCGGCAGTACAAGCAATTAAAGACCAGATTAGTCATGAACTTGGTGTTGGTTTACAGTACATAAATTCAGCTTTAGTTTCTGCACAGAATAGGCAGAGATTTTATGCACACAACATTCCTGGTGTTGAACAGCCGAAAGATAGAGAAATTTATTTAATTGATATTCTGGAAAGTGGTGCAACGTGGTTGGAAAAATCATATGCATTAACTACGATATGCTCTGGTGCGATTATTTCTGATACATTGAAACGTCATAGACATACAATGGTTGCAGAACCAGTAAGAATCGGAGATATAGGTAGTAATTCTCAGGCACATAGAGTTTATTCTCCATACGGTAAATCGGTAAATCTTGTTGCAAATGGTGGTGGACAAGGCGCAAAAACAGGATTATATGCAGCTCCAGTATTTCCATTTGGTATTGATTCAAATGGTAAAGCACACTGTATAGACGCAAATTATTATAAAGGTTTTAACCCAAAACAAACTCTTGAAAAATATAGAAGAACTATGGTTGCTGAGTTGACAGATTTTAATTTATCAGAGTATGAAAATGTAATAATACATGAAAGTGGAAATATTGAGATAGGTGGCAAGTTAATTTACTGCGTCAAAGGCGGATACATCTGTTATAGGGATGAAAAATATAAAATAAACCTTCTGGATGGATATTATACAATTCGTAAATTGACACCGATTGAGTGCGAAAGACTACAAACTCTCCCTGACAACTACACAGATGGAATTTCTAATGCGCAGAGGTATAAGTGTATCGGTAACGGTTGGACAGCAGAAGTTATTATTCATATCTTATCTTACATTGATTTTCCAAAAGATTATCCAATCGAAGTTCTGTCAATGTATGACGGTATCGCAACAGGCAGATATTGTTTAGAGAAATTAGGATATACAAACATTACATACAAGGCATATGAAATTGATTCTTATGCAATGAAAGTGGCTTTGAAGAATTATCCAGACATAATTGAGTGTGGTGACGCATTTCAGTTGAGAGAAGAAAATTGGGAATATTAAGGCATTAAATGAATCTTTTATTTGGAGAATAAATAATCAAAGAGGAGTTGATAAATATGAGTTGGTGGACATATGTACATGGGACAATAGTAGTCAGTCCAATGGGAAGGACTCAAGCAGAAAAGAGGTATATACTTGATACCGTTTTAGAACATCTTCCGGTGGTATCTGGATCGGAACGAGATATGAATGTTTATGTGATTCAAAAAGAAGGAACTGATAGTTCATGTTCTTGCGATGAGTTTGGGCGAGTAACGAACAATCTAAGAGATAGTTCCGGCGATAGGAGTCGGAAACGAGGTTGGTTGCGGGTTCAATCTGAATACATTTTAGTTGTGGATGGTTCTTTGCGTGATAGAGAATTTGAACAGACTTATAAAGAGTTCCAGAAGTGGATATGTCGTTTGGCAAAAAGAATATCCGTAGAAGATGTATTTGTTGAAATCAAAGATTATGAGCAAAGTACAATCATTCGTAATAATAATGACTGTTATGGTAATATGCATGAAAATCCTTCATGGTATAGGACGGAAAATCACAATAACTGGAAACTGAATAAGAAATTAGAGAAATATCATCCGGAAATAGAGTTCAATGAACCAAACTGGTGTGAATATCTAATGTGGGAACGCATGGATAATTGCGATTATCCGAGGTTGCTTGGGTATAAGTATTTCTATGATGAGTTAAACGATAAGAAAGTAGAAGAGTGGATTAATAAAGGAGAATAAAACAATGGGAAAGAACAACAGTAAAAGAAAACCGAGAACAGAATTTTCAAAGATGACAAGTATTATGGCTAAACTGGACAACCAGTTAAAAGTTGAAAAGGAAGCAAGGAAGAAGACAAAAGCAGATCGGAAAGGGGTTAAATAATGTGTCCATACATGGAATGGTTTGAAAACAAACCGCCTAAATGTAAACCTAAAAATGATTTATGCACTATGTGTGTTGCAGGAAATAGAAAGAGATTCAAGGAGATTGTGAATGAAGAATGTAGAGATTCAAAAATCAAGTAGTGAGTGTCGAATGTGTCTTGACATGGCGGTATATTGTAATGAACTGCCACCGTGTCATGCCTGCAATAACGAAACAGGAGAGTGGATTGATACGACGAGTAATTTTTGGGGTACATATGGAATTGTTCAATTGGCTGGCGGTGAGATTAGAAAAATTCCTATTAGTATGTTAAAAGTTATTGAGCAATGAAATTTTCATTTCTTCCGTGAAAAGAAGGGAGAAGTATGAAATTAAGCGAAATAGCAGAATGGATAATAGAGAAATATCCAGGCAGTTGTATATCATGTAACAATGTTGTGATAAATGGCTGTAGAGAAGAATGGTATGAAGAATCTCTCATTAAGGAACTGATGGATTTCTTTTCATACGAAATTGTAGGTATGTGCGGTTGTGGTGTTCCTGAAGATACTCATGAGGTGATCCGGAGGGTTCTTCATATCAGGAAGGATTGGCAAAATAAAAAAGTAGCATTTGAATCAGTACAAGAAAAATATTATAGCGATCTTAACTTGGATACAGCAAATGACCTGGATTATGGAGTGTTACAGTTCATTTTATACATGTTAGATTCAAAAGATATTTTAGAGCATGGAAGTGGAATCGGAGGATGTTGGTTGACCAAATTAGGGGATATGTATCTGACAGTTCTGGATGCTTGGTACGAACAAGATAGTAAAAATGAAGAGAGCAGTTAAAACAAACATTTAGACTGAGTTTTAAGAGAATAAAGTATAGAGGGAGGCAGAGATGGTAAGGTTCCAAAGGTTCAGGGTGGCTCTACTCCTATTATAAGTATCACTGAATAAAAAAGTAATGGGCTACGTGCGGCTTCACAACCGCATGTAGTATTTCAAAAAATATTCAGAAGGAGGTCGTTACCAACGAGGGTTTATAAAGAGAAACAATATCTCATCTTTGACTTTGAAGATGGAAGAACTGCAAAATATGATTTTGCTACTAAAACAGCAATTGGAATTAAGGGTAAGCCAGTGGGGAAACTGTGTGGACAATTAAGAGGACTATCAATCGAGAATTTATTTGCTTGTTGTGATGATCAAAAATATGCTAAATTCTTAGCTTTTGTTCAGAGACAAGAGCCATATCCTATAGAAAACATAGGAACAATTCTTGATAGAGTCCAACGATATGAAAATTACGAACAGCTATTTTCTGCTGGGATTGATGATATTTTGTGTAGCGGAAGAAGTTTTAAGTATAAAATAAATGATATTCCTAAAGCGTTAATTAAATTATGTAGAACGCATGCAATCCAGTTGTCAAATAGTATCTTGGAATATTATAAGAAAAATCCAAATGCTATTATTTTAGGATACCATCTTGAATATATGAGCTTAGATGATAGAGATATTTATAAATTATGGACAAGAGATGAGTTGGAATATAATAGAGAAACATTAAGTTATGATTATTATACATATTTTGATTTACTTATAAATTATTTTGGATATACTGCGAAAGCATTATTCTTATATGCTGATCAACTTAAAACTTATGAAGCTATGGAGGATATGGGGTATCTTATCAAAGAATTATATGATTACGCAAAAATGATGAACACTATCAGCGATAAATTTGATAAATATCCTCGTCATTTTCTTACGACTCATAAGATTGCTTGTAGAAATTACAACAGAATGAAAAAAGAATTTTCAGAAGATCTTTTTAAAAAGAGAATTATGAAAAAGTACGAATGTACTTTTGGGGATTATCAATTCATTTATCCAGAAAATATACAGGATATTAAGGATGAATCTGTACAGCAAAATAATTGCGTATCATCGTACATCGATAAGGTTATTGATGGAAAATGTCATATTATGTTTTTAAGAAAGAAATCCGCTCCAGATGAAAGCCTTGTAACGATAGAAATTAGAAACGATAGAATTGTGCAAGCAAAACGAAGATTTAATAACGATGTGACGGATGAAGAACAAAAGGTAATTGATAATTGGAACAAGAAATTTTCAAACAAGAAAGAAGAGGTAACAGCATGACTAAGGAAGATAAAATTAGATTAGTAAAACCTATGGGAGCATTCACAAATGTTGGTGAGGTGTGCGATATAGTTGACATTTCAGAAGATGGCATTATTAGTTTTAAATTTGGTGAGGGTGTTCATTTAGGGTGTATGTCATACGATGAATTTGAAAGGTATTTTGAAATCGTTGAGGGTGAAGACGCCAATGGTGACGTGGTAGATGACGAGTTTTTAGAAGACGAAAATGTATATGAGGTATTGGCATGGTGCAAAGAAAATGATAAACCTTTTTATCCAAATTTATATATTAACATCGTTTCAAAGTTAAAAGATGAACAAACTTTTACTGTCGGGTTATATAGTAATAGGATGTGTTTGGCTCAATATAGGAATAAAACCTTTAAAGATTCGGATTTTAGTACAGTTAGAATTCTGATATAGGCTGAAATTTCGGTTTCGTAAGAATTGTGTAAACGTGGGTGCATTTGCATAAGCTGGCGTTAGTTCGATAGAACCAATCAAGTGCAAGTCTTGTAAATCGGGAGTAGCCGACACAGAGTAAGAGCAGGTTCGAGTCCTGCCGCCCACATAAAAAGATGAAAGTCGAGTTTTCAGCGATGATGGGAGGAGTAATGAAAGAGTTAAGGATTATTGTGGCTGGTGGGAGAGATTTTAATGATTTCCCATTACTAATGAATAAGTGCATTGGAATTATTGCAACAGTAACAAAAGAAGATAATACTATAGATAAAATACGGATTGTTAGTGGGAGTGCAAGAGGAGCTGACAAACTGGGTGAACAATATGCACAGATAGCACATTATGATGTGTCAAGATTTCCCGCTGCATGGGATATCTATGGAAAGAGTGCTGGTTACAGGAGAAATGCCGATATGGCAAAGTTTGCTTCTGAAGAGGGGAACATTGGTATTCTGATTGCGTTCTGGGATGGTAAGAGTCGAGGAACTAAACATATGATTGATTTAGCTAAGAGATATGGGTTAGATGTGTATGTGGTCAATTACTAAGCTGGAAGGAAACTTTGGATTCGTGAGGTGTTAAAAATGAGAGTTGAAGTAGAAGACAAAATTTATATTCCTACAGACAAACGGCCATATACGGTCAAGGCCAGAGACAATAGATACATAATTTGTACGAAGCCGTTTAACCTTAAGCACACTGTTTTGTATTTCATCATTGATTTAAAAGATAAATGGAGAGCGCCAGATGATAGGGTATTTTGCTCTGGCTATGATACTGACGAACAATGTCAGGAACAATTGAAGAAATTACAAAGCGGTGAGATTAAACTGAGCTGGAGACGAGGGGTACCGTTAGATATAGAAGTGGAGTGAGGTGATTATATAAATGAGTTGGCCTGAGGCAGTTGTATACTGCGTTGGAATAATAGTTTTTGGAATTGTAATGATTATGAATTTATAAAGAATATATGACATGCCACAAAAATAGGAGAAAATCTTGGTTTCAGGTTGTGTAATAGGAGGCCGCCATGAAGAAACAAGAATTACCTGAAGTAAAAAAATATTTATTAGAATGTTTGCGTCACAAGTATGGTACATACGTAGGGAAATGTGGTGAAAATAAGCTTGAACTATTAAACGATGATGATATTGATATATTGATTATAACATTGGAATGGCATCATGAATTGGATTTGAGCTAAACGGAGAGGAGATATACATAATGACCTTAGACAAAGAACCAGTAAAAATCAGTGACGCTATAAGAATAGCTAAAAAATACTATGATGATGATACATTTAATCACGCGATGCGAGTGGCTGGATATATATCTGAAAATGATACAATGCCAATTGCTTATAAAGACGAATGCATAGCACTTGCCATTATGCATGATTTGTTGGAGGACACACGCTATGATGGGGTGGTTTGCCTGACAATTTTAAACTAGCACTTAAATCCTTGACAAAACCAATTAACATATCATACGAATGCTATTGTAATAGACTTCGTGACACAAAAAATACAAGTTGGAAAATATGTGCATATTGGGTGAAGTTGGCTGATATTAAGGACCATTTGAATCTAACAGATACTTTGACGGATAAACTTAAAGAAAAGTATTTGAGTGGTTTACGGTATTTGTTATAGGGAATAAACCATCGTTTCATTGGAGAATGAATGATTATGAGAAATATAGATAAAATCAGACAGATGTCGTTAGAAGAACTGGCACCGTTGCTCGTTCATTCAACAGAAGAAGATATAGGTGATTATGATTGAAATGAGAATCCGATTCCATATTATGTGACATTTTGGTACTCTCCAAGTGGTAACTATTTTCAGGACTATGTTGGACATGGACAGCAAGAAGCTATTGAAGATTGTATTGAGTGGTTAGATTCAGCGTATGTCAAGGAGGTGTATAATGATACGAATTGATTGTGCTCTACAAATGATTCAATTATACTCCTACAAACTTCCGACTGTAAAAATTGGTAATTGGATTATGGATTTCAGAATATACAAGAAAATAAAACAAATCCCATTTATAATGGAAAGGTGGTGAAAAATAGTGCATCCGAGCAAATTCTTTGAGGAGGTAGGTTGTAGGACTCACATGGATGTGTTTGAACAATACGACCCTTATGTTAAGGAGCAACTTAAAAATGTACATCCGTTGAATTTTATTAAAACACGGGTTACGCTTCCGGTTTTTAAGATTACAATTTCATATAGCACAATAAAAGGTAATCTTCGCCATACGGAAAAGTATATTGTTTTAGACAACTCACATCTAGAATCATCAGACTCATTTAATTTCTATGTTGAATCAAATGTGCAAATGGAATGTGATTCCTATAACTCGGCTAATCCAAAGAATCCGATGCTAGATTATATGATTAAAAATATTGAATTCGTTTGTGACGCTGTGCTACCAATTGGGTAGGTCTTCACCAGATGTATTTAACGCCTTTAGTAGATAAAGGTTGTCACGAGATTATGAAGCTGGAACGCTGAGATAAATAATCGAAAAAGATATGCGGTAGTGACATAAAAAGACACCCGCTAAGTATGGCTTTGCCTCATGCAAGCGTAATAAATTGCGTGAGGCAAAGTACATATTGGTAGAAAGCAAATATACAGCAACAGATTTAAAGATTATGCAGTCCTGGAGTCTGGAAAGAAAAATTCAGGTAAGCCAGACCAGGATATTAGAAGCATATAAAATATATAAGAATATGTGTTACGTCTCCTTTAGTGGAGGCAAGGATAGTAGCGTATTGGCTGATTTGACAGCCAGGGTATGTAAAGTACTAAACTGTAAATTGGTTCTATGGTTCTCGGATACAGGTCTTGAATTTCCAGAAGTCAAAAAACATGTCAAAGAGTTTCCAACTTATTTAAGAAACAGATATGGTATTGAAGTTGAAGTGATGGTAGATTATCCGAGAGATAAATCTGGTAAGCGTATATCATTTAGAGATGTGGTGTTGACTGAAGGATATCCGCTTATCTCTAAAACTGTCAGCCGCCAGGTTCACGATGTCAAGAAGCTTGGTAAAGATTGTTGGGCTTACGGATGTTTCAATGGCAGTGAAACAGGCGTTTATAATATGCAGAAATGGAAGTATCTTATCAATGCTCCATTTAATATTTCCAATAAGTGCTGTCAGATTATGAAGAAGAATCCGGCCAAAAGATTTAACAAGAGTAGTAGGAGAATACCTATAATTGGCACCATGGCCTGTGAGAGCAAACAACGTAAAACGGAGTGGTTACACAATGGTTGCAATGCTTTTGATAAAGGGGAATCTAGCAGCCAGCCGATTAGCTTTTGGACCGAAAATGATGTCCTGGAATATCTATATCGTTTTGATGTACCATATCCATCAGTGTATGGAGAAATATGTATTGATGAGGATGGTAAGTATTATTGCACAGGATACACTAGAACGGGATGTGTATTTTGCGCCTATGGTTGTAATTTAGAGAAAGGTGTTAACCGATTTCAGCGACTACTTAAGACTCACCCAAGACTTTGGCTCTATTGTATGAAACCTGTGAGGTATGGTGGATTAGGAATGGCTAGAGTACTCAGATATATTAGTGTAAAGTATTTTTGATTATGGAAATGAGGAAACAAATCTTTCGTGTGAAGGGAAGTGAAATTATTAAGATAAAGGACAAGTTGAAAAAATGGCTGCTTGCTGATGAATTACTGAAGATTCAAGATATTGAAAGTAAATATAATGAGTTAAAAGATTCTGTAGCAAGAGCAGAAGACTTATTACATAAAGCATATGGTAATTATTTAAAGGCAGAAAGTGTAGCAGAGAATACAGTAAAACTTGCTGACGATTGCAGAAAACTAATGAATGATATATGCGATGTTGGTGTTGATGTTGCCAGGGATAAATATCATAGTTGGGCAGTTGTATGTATTCATGGAAAAATGGATTTTATAAAATTCGTGCCATTAAATCATTCAGATATAAGAGAAGTGGCGCAGTTTCTAAAGAGGTTTGAATACTCAAAGAGAGTTATTGATAGTCCATTTGCTTATTCTGGTATGATAGAGGATTTAATTACAAGGTTTTAATAGGAAACGTGAATTTCAAGGGAATAGGAGGGTGAGGTAGATTGAGCAAAATAAGGTGTCCTAATTGCAGAAGAGATTATATGAAACGCTTTGAAGGGCATAATATCTCAACAAATAAAACAATAATTAAAATTCAATGTTTCTCTTGTGGCTATTGGGCAACTGTAGAAGAGGGTGAACATGATTTTTCATCATCTAATATATTTACATTAGAATTCTCAACAGTATTAGGAGAAAAGGGAAAATTCTGTGGAAATAAAACGGATATACAGAAAGAGATTGATAAGTATGAGTGGTTAACTTTTAGTAGTAATACATACACTGAGGAAGAAAAACACAGACAAATTGCGAATTGTATTGAGATCCTAAAATATGGTTATCAATTTGAATTTAAAGAGAATGACTATAAGCCCTATGAAATTACTGTAGACAATGGGTTATGGATGAAAATTCAATATGGAATATGGTAACAGATAAAATGCGACTTTCGGAGTATTTAAAATGAAGTTAGAGAAAAAATATAATAAGAATAATAAAGAATATTATTGCGATCTTACAAGAAAACTTGATGATGTGTGTGGTTATACGGTTAGTAATCCCAGATATAAGCATTACATTTACGATGCAAGAGATTTATGGGATAAAACCTTAGCAATTCGTGTTCCTGGAAGAACTACTGGAAATATTGAAGTGGACAATAATAACATAATAACTAAAATATCTTTTTCAACAGAATTAGTTGGAGATATTAAACAGTATCCATCTAATATTGATATAAAAATGGAAAAGTATATAGGGATAGCTTTGGAATTTCAAGGGAGGCATGATAAATAGATGAAAGAATTTGAATGTAGTAAATGTCATAGTAAGGACATTTTTATTGAGAAATCTGATAGTAACACAGGATTGTATTGCGGTGATTGCGGTAAGTGGATTACCTGGCTGAATAAAGACCAGATAAGGTTGGCTGAGCGTCAGATTGCTTCAAGTGCATATAATATTGACATGGTTTTGGAGCAACTTGAGGATTACGGAAAATACAAAGGATTGCTCCGCTGCGAGGGAGAGGGTTTTGAAAATTACATTCCAGTGTCAGTTGCAAAGCAGATTGTAAAAGGCCGTGGGTTGAATGGAGTCATGGGCTATATGGACTAAATTTCGGAGATAAAATTAAAATAGGAAAGGATATATACATATGTCAGTAAAAGACGATTTAGGCGTTCGTATGAAAACATTTTACGAACAGATTCCCAAAACAAAACTTATGAGACGTTGCCCTGTACTGGTGAGGTTAGATGGGCGCAGCTTTCATACCTTTACAAGAGGTTTTAAAAGACCTTTTGATGAGATTCTAATTAGAACAATGCAGGATACAACAAAGTATCTATGTGAAAATATTCAGGGGTGTGTACTCGGCTATACTCAGTCTGATGAAATTACTTTAGTGCTTGTGGATTATAAAAAACTTACTTCTTCAGCATGGTTTGATTATGAAGTGCAGAAAATGTGTAGCATAGCAGCGAGTATAGCGACGATGGCTTTTAATAAAATATTTAAAGAGAACGTATATGAATATGATTCAGATGCAGAAGTATATATGAAAAAGTTTGATAAGGCGATGTTCGATGCGCGCTGCTTTAACGTTCCCAAAGAAGAAGTTACGAATTGCCTGTATTGGCGGCAATTAGATGCTAGTCGCAATTCAATTCAAATGGTCGGTCAGGCTAATTTCTCTCATAAAGAATTACAGAATAAATCATGTAATGAGATTCAGGATATGCTTATGGTACAGAAAGGCATCAACTGGAACGCTCTACCTACATATCAGAAACGTGGGAATTGTGTTGTAAAAAATAAAATTGTAGTTAAGTCAAATGGTTCTACGGAATTATGTCAGTTACGTGATTCGTCTAAATCTGAGAATGAGTGGATTATTGATATGAATATTCCGATTTTTAAAGATGAAGGTAGAGAATATATTGACAGGCTGGTTTATGTGGGAGAGGGATAATGGATTAAATCTAGTTTACGTGTGAAAGGAAGAGTGAACAATATTAAGATATTTTTTGATACAGAATTTACAGGTTTAAGAAAAGATACAACCCTTATTAGATCCTTGGACATTGGGCTTATGGATACTGGCAGAGATGAGGTGATATGGTGAAAGAAAGATTAGTAAAAAAGAGGATGGTGGATGTAGATGAGATGCTTGATTTTCTCTTATATAAGACCGAAGTGTATATTGGTGACGATTACTATAGAGACGCTTTTGAAGAAAGCTTGAGAAAAGAGGTAGAAAAATTTGTTGCGACAGTAGTTCCGGATGTTGAAATAGGACAAACTGTGTGGGTGATTACAGATGGAGAATATGACTTTGATACACAGAAATTCTCAAAGGTAATCAAAAAGTGTTATGTGCATAGGAAAACAATCAAAAAGAAATATACATTTACTGTACGCGGAGACGGCTTTTACATTGGAAATTTTGTAAAAAGCAGTATTGGTAAAACAGTATTCTTGACTGAGGAAGAAGCGATTAAGCATGAAAAGACGAAAATTCATTAAACTTGCAATTACTACAGAAGATATAAATAAAACAATGAGACTAAAGTCTGACCACGTTGCCATTCATTATTGGGAAAAATAATAATGGATAAAATAAGCAGAGGTTGTCTTTCAAACGATAGATACGAGCATATTTATTGGATGACTGGTATTACTGACGGATGGATTAAATTTTAATAGGCAGAAGAAAAATCGGTTTCATCTGGAAAGGAGAGAATTAGTTGCTGTTAGATAAAATAACAGAAAATAAGATTAGAGAACATTTTCGTTCATATGATTTTCAAAATTTTATGTTTGAAATGCTTATTGGAGACTCCAGAGACGAGAATGGAGAATTAATTAAACATGTGTATAAGCATGAACTAGAAGAAACAGAAGATGAACTAATATATTTAATTCAAGCACATGTTAATCACAATATTCCACTAAACAGGTATTCAATCATTTCGTTTGTGTTGAGGCATGTAGTAGAAAATTTGCTTGGAGATGATTTGAATTGTCATTGTATAAAATTTTATGCGTTATGTAATCAGTTATACTATATGGTTTTTGAGGAGATACGAAAATATTATAAACCTTTCATGCTTAAGGAGAATACATAGATGGCAATAAAGTTTATAATTCTCATATCAATGATTTTCTGTCATATAGTAGATGATTACTATTTACAAGGTTGGTTAGCATCAGCAAAACAGAAATCATGGTGGGAACAAAATGCACCAGAGAAATTATTTAAATATGATTATATAGCAGCACTGTTTATGCACAGTTTCAGTTGGACGTTCATGGTTATGCTGGTGCCGACAGTACGTGTGGTGTTGTTTGGTGGGACATGGTATCCATTGCTATTTGCTGGAAACGTTATGATTCATATGTTTGTGGATGATTTGAAGGCAAATAAAAAGAGAATAAATTTAATACAAGATCAGAGTATTCATATGCTACAGATTTTATGGACGTGGTTATACATGATTGTGTTATAAAAAGGAGATTAAAAGTATGAACAAGAAAACAAATTGGAAGTTACTATTAATTATTGGAGCGGGTGTAATTGCTGTAATTTTACTCTGTGTCTTTGGAATACAGAGTTCACAGAATAAGGCAATCGCTTTTGAGGAGCAGGTGAACACGGCCTCTTCAGATATCAAAGTACAAGAAAAGCGTCGAGTAGATCTTGTATATAATCTGGCTGATTGCGTAAAACAGTATGACAAACATGAAGCGGATACACTGAAAGCTATCGTAGATGGACGTGGTTCTACTGGAGATATTGAAAATGTTACAACTGCCATTGCGGCGGTAAGTGAGGCATATCCGGAGTTAAAGTCGAATGAAAATTATAAGCAGCTTATGACCGAATTATCAATGACGGAGAATCTTATTGCTGAATATCGTAGCAATTACAATAAGCAGATAAAGGAATACAACAGATATGTCCGTAAGTTTCCAACAAGAATGTTTTTAGACATGCTTGGGTATGAAATGCAGGAATATACATACCTTGACTATAATGCTCCTGTGGACGCTCCTCAGAATCTCTTTGGAGAATAGAGTATATGAGTGGTTATTGTAAAAGAAATAGAAAAGGATTTGATTTTGGTGATTTTGAAATTACTAAACGTGAAATTCTAGCAAGTATCTCTATTATAGCTGTTATGCTGCTTATCGGTGTTTTGATTTCCGCAAAGATTTCAGAACACCAGATGGATAAGAATGAGATATACAATAAGGCTGTCAAGATAGATAATCAAGAATTATTTCAATATGGTATGGACACTAACGTAGGTAACGCCTTTGTATATGGCGATTTAAAAGCAGTCGATACTGTTGCATATCCCGAAATTGGCGGAGAATATATGTCTGTAGAAAAAGTAAAAGAAAGGTATACCAGACATACAAGAACCGTTACGAAAACAAGAACTGTAAATGGTAAATCTCAGACATATACAGAAACAGAAGTATATTGGACATGGGATGTTGTTGATAGATGGTCAGAGCATTGTAATAAAGTGACTTTCTTAGGTATTGAGTTTGACTATGGACAGATTTATAAGCCGAGTGAGCACCATATTGATACTCAAAAAGAATCGTCTCATATAAGATATGTTTATTATGGTAGCGACACAGAATATACCGGAACGATTTTCACAAGTTTAAAAGATAAAACAATCAATAACACAGAATTTTATAATGGCAAAAATATAGAAGAAACAGTTGAGAACCTTGAATCTGGCGGTGTAGTAATTATATTTTGGATATTATGGATTGTATTGACGGGCGGTTGTGTGTTTGGATTCTACTATATTGATAATAAGTGGTTAGAGTAAAGGAGAATATGTGAATGAAGAAGAAAATTTTAGAAATTGCAGACAAACAAAGTGATTGGGGAATGCGTGAACAGTCAGTTTACGATCCAGAAACAGATGATGAGCTTTTTAGTGTATACGACTTAACTGAATATCCAGAAGATGCAACCATTAATAGAGATTTATTTGATGCAGACGATTATCTTAGAGCGGTAAGATATGGGATTGAGCTGGCAAAGGAAGGATATGATGAAGTAGAGTATATTTCAATTTAAGTTGAAACTTCGATTTCCTGCGAAGAAAGGTAAGGATGGTTAAATTAAAAGATGAGGTAAAAATAGAACAGCTTGCTAACTTTGGTTTTGTTAAAATGAATTATGATTACAAAATAAGTGTTGGAGCATTAGATATATTTTGTAACATCGAAACTAGAGAAATAAATGGTATAGGGTTCTGGCCAGTGGGCGATAGAATTGTTTTGAGAGAACTTGAAGATTTAAAAATTAAGCATCTATTTAATGTGACATAATATTGGTTTGTCAGACTGATTGGTGGCAATTAAATCATAGAAATTAAACTCTGACTGTGCTGAGCTGAAACAGAATGCCAGGGAATACTGTTCACACATGAAGTTCTATGAGCCAACAACTCGGTTGAAGCAGGTTTTCCGAGTATAAATAAAATATGTAAGGGTAAGCCGGTAATGACCTTACATGATAATGGGCATTGGTGAAATGGTATTACATAGGACTTTGACTCCTGCATTCGTTGGTTCAAATCCAACATGCCCAGTTTAGGATTCTTAGCTGAGTTGGTTACAGCATTCGGATCATAACCGAAAGATCCTGGGTCCGAGTCCCAGAGAATCTATAAGGACGGTTCAATTCCGTCTCGGTAGTTGAGGGCATGGTGCGACGGGGTGGTGGTTCGACTCCATCTGATTGTCTTTGTGAAGTGACGCGTCTCAAAGTAACCTGGGTAGGACAAAACTCATCCGCATGGTAAGGTGGATGTAAAACCGTCAAAGATTCCATATAAAGTTTGCTTTCCTTGGGATTGCAGAGAGGAGAATGTATGGTAGGGAAATACAGAGTTATTACGCTATGCGGTAGCACGAGATTTAAAGATGATTTTATACGAATGCAAAAGATATTAACGCTTCAGGGGGACATTGTGATTTCTGTAGGTTTATTTGGTCATTCTGGCGATGATGAGGTATGGTCAGAAGGAACTAAGGAAATGTTAGATGATATGCACAAGAGAAAAATTGATATGGCGGATGGGATTTATGTGATTAATAGTGATGGATATATTGGAACTTCTACTAGATCAGAAATTGAGTATGCAAAATCTCAAGGAAAATTAATAACTTATATGGAATGTCACAATGATGATGATATTACGTAATAGGAATAAACCCACGTTTCATTGGAGGTGATAAATGTGACAATTCAGGAATTATATGAGTGGGCAATAAAAAATAACGCTAAAGATTTTGATGTAGAGATTCAATATAGAGACAGTGGAGGATGCTACGAAGGAACAGAAGATTTATGTGAATCTGACATTGAAATTAAACATACAAAATGGGGAGACGTGGTTGTTTTATAGACCATGAAAACCAAGTTTCGATCGAGGAGGTGATTGAATATAAAAATAGTTAAAATGTATGTTAATAGAAACTGGAGTGAACCGCATTATTACTGTATGTTTGACGAGATTCCAGAGATTACATATGAAAAAATTGGATGCAATTATGTAGGCTCCGCAACGGATCAGGATGGTAATATAATTTTTAGCGATTATTTAGGATATGATTCTTGGGGAAAGGCATTTGCTGGCAGAGAATTAACTTTACATATGAAAGATGGAACTACTCAAAAAATTAAAAATTATTGGTATGATTGGGGATACTATAAGAAACATGGAGAATTTATTGATATAGGTGGTGGAACTCTTGAGAGTCTACAACGATGTTATGTATATAGTGGGTACAATATCAATAAAGCAACTTTCCAGAAAATGTTAGATGATTACTACTCAAGAGAAAAAGAATATGAGTATTATGAAATAGAAGAGTGGTCCAAACTTCAGTATAAATGGTATCCAGTTGTTATTGACGGTGAACGATATCCGTTCATGGTTAATAAGTATGGAGATTTTGCAAGAAGAGAAAATAAGGAACGTATATATCCCCGAAAAAATATAGTGAAGTATGTAAGGGACAAAAGGTTTAAATTGTGTTTGTTTGAATTCGAATATAATAATGGTGTAAGACTATTAAAAATTCAAAGAAAATTAATGGATGTTTTGAAGGAGTCTTTACCGTTTGAGGAAAAAGAAATTATTGAAAACTGTAAATTGAATTGGAAATGAAAATCTTATTTCAAAGCGATAAATAAAAAAAATATATATAAAAGGAGAATGAATAGTATGGAGAAGATTTTAGAATTATTAGCAAGCAACCCGGAGTTAATTATGCCTGTTGTAAGGGAGTATATTGAAAAGTATAAACCTATGGTTTATGAACTGGCCCAGGAAGTTGTGGAGATTTATAAGGACTACTCAAATAATACAGAGCATCCTGCCATAATTGCAAAGACCAAGAAGAATCTCTATGATGCATATGTGGAGGTTGGATTTACTGGTGACCAGGCGTTAGCACTTATGATTAATGACAATATTCAGCTTCTAAAGAATCTTAAGCAAATCTCATCTAATAATAGCAAGTCTATTAAGAAAGCACAGTCTTTATAATTCAAAATGAAATTCCTATTTTATGTGATTATGTGAGGTGAAAACCATGGAAGATTTACCGCTAACGTGTGACTGTGGCTCCGAAAGTACAATACATAAAAATCCTTATTACGATGAGATTGGAGAAGTGGAGTATGATTTACACTGCGCAAAGTGTGATAAGTATTTAGGGCACTTTGTATATGGATGTTGGGAATATTAATTGAGAGAGGGTGAGCAAAATAAGAACAGAACTACCATGTTTACCACTTATCCAAGAGAGATTTTGGAATAAGGTAAAAAATAAAGAAGAATATGGGAGAGGTAATTGTTGTTGGCCAGAGTTTGAATTCTATACGTTTCCTCAAGTATGGGGAGATACATCATTAGGCTTCGGCGGCATTGGTGGTCAGGCTATGACGTCTGCCTATACAACGGTCATAGTTGATAACTGTACTGGCAGGTGTGGAGTGTTTTTTGGAGAAAGACTGGCATATACAATTCTAAATCCTAATCAGGCGTTTTATGATGATTTACATAATGGTCGGATGGAGAGTGTTAGTAAATCGGGGAAATATTTGAGGAAAGAGTGAGGTAAAAATTTGGGATTAACTTGTAAGCCGATTGGCAATTTCGCAAGCGTAATGAGAAAAATGGAGAATAAGTTAGCAGAGGAGAAGATAGAGAAAAAGGTAAAGAATGAACGCAAGAGAACAAAAGAATTGGGAGCAGTCTAATTCTATCAAAATAAAAAATACAGCAATAGCTGTACAAAATATAAATTAAAAAAAGGAGATAATTATATGACAGACATTAACGCAAAGAGCACAAAGGCAGAAATCATGGAGGCATATATGACCCAGAAGAAGCAACTTGATAAGTTGATGGCAGCAAAGGACGATCCGGTTGCCCAGGAGAAATTAAAAAAGCAGAAGTTGACTCTTGATTCGGCAGCGGAGATTGCAGGCGCGGGTATTCTGAATGATTCAATTGTTAAGCAGTACAATGACATCTGTGAGGCAGTTGATATTAAAAAGGCAGAATTATGCGAATTATATGATATTGAAACAGAGTTAAACACACTTGTTGCCCTGGTAAACGCACATAAAGACAAGGCTCATGAGTTGGATGAACAGTATAAGCTGGTTAAAGTTGAAGCAGAGAAAAATCTTCAGGACACAAAGGCTGCTATTAAAGATGAGATTGATGCTCTCAACAAAGAAAAGGCTGAAGCACTGGACACAATTAGAAAAGAAGCCGCAGATTTAAAAGCACAGTTAAAACAGGAGCGGCAGCGTGAAGAAGAGGAATATACATATAATCGTGATAGAGCAAGAAAGATTGCCGAAGATAAATGGGCAGATGAAGAGGTTGTGAAGCGCAAAGAGCTGGAAGCGTGGAATAATTCTATTGAAGAAAGAGAATTATCTGTTATTGCACAGGAGAACCATATTAGTGACCTTGAACAGAAGGTAGCTGAAATTCCTTCGTTGATTGAATCTGCAACAACTGATGGTTATGAGAAGGGAAAGTCCGATGCTAGTAAGTCTTGGGGGTTTGAAAAGCGGGCTATCGAGCAGAAGAATGAATATGAGCAGAAAGCGCTAAATGATAAGATTAAGCGCTTAGAGACAGATTTAACGGAAGCTAAGGATACTATCGCTACGCTACAGGAAAAACTGGATTCTGCTTATGCACAGATGAGAGAACTTGCCACAGATACTGTTAAATGTAATGGCGGTGTGAAGATTCTTGATAGGGAGAATTCCGGAAAGTAAGGTGCCATATGGACTTAGCAAAAGATTTTATACAGTATCAAATCGATAATCCGCACAATGTAAATTTTAAAAGTTTAGTGAATTATGAAAATAGAGAAGATACTATTGAAGGATTTAAGAAGTTGCTTAATGGTACTAGTGAAAGTTGGATTTTGTGTAAAGATAGTCTACCAGATGACGGTGTAGACGTTTTATTCAAAGCAAAGCTCAACGGGCGAAAGTATGTAGGACATAAATATACATATATTCACCCCAGTGGAGAAAAGAAGATTGAATATCATTGTCTAACGGCTAGAGGAAGTTCGAGAACTGGTATGAAACCTATTGCATGGATGCCAATACCAGAATAGTTTGACTAATTTCTTATTCAATGGTCATTTCAGACCAAATTCCCACAAATAAAAATAACTAAGCATAGAATATTTGTTTAGGCAAGATACAGCCTGCCTATGGTGTGTCTATATTACTATATATAGATGGATGAGCGCTTGCGCATACTATATATAGTCATTGAATCACAATGAAAGAGCTGTTTCATCATAGATGTTCATATAGAGTGACTTTCTATGTTCCAGTCTGAAAGGGCTGTTTATCATATTTTTAGTTTTGTTAGTTATTAATTTATTTTACAAATTTTTATTTAGGAGGAGATTATTTTAATGACAGAAACAAATTTAAGACAGGCAAACGCAAAGGCATTTGTACACGGAGTAGTTAGCGAGAAGGATTTGAAGGTTGTAACAGAGGAAGGAAAAACAAAGATTACAGGTAGTCTGACAGTAAAAACTTCTGATGTTAATTTTGTTAAGTTTAATGTGAATGTTAATGAAAAGACAAATGCTGGTACTGACAACAAGACCTACGCAGGTATTCAGACGGTAATGAATGAGTACAAGTCTATTGCAGAAGTTGGAGAAGAAGAAGCTACTAGGGTTAAGGTGAGTGGTGATCTTAGTCCGTTTACTGGTAAGAATGGTGAGAAGATTGTTTCTTACAGAAGCAATTTCTTTAACAGATTAAAGGTTGATGAGGAACTTGAGCCAAAGGCAGAGTTTTCAGTAGAAATGTTCATTTCTGGTATCAATCCTGAACTTGATACAGAGGGTATAGAAACTGGAAGAACAGTTGTTAGTGGTTGGATGCCTACATATAACGGAATTGAACCGATTGATTTGGTAGCTGAAGGTGAAGTTGCACAGGCTGTTGATTCTGGGTTTGAACCTGGACAGACTGTAGAGTTTTATGGGGATATTATCAATAACAGAATTGAAACGGTTACTGAAATTCCTGTAAAGATTGGCAAACCGAGAAAGAAAGTTTCTGTAGAGTTTAAGAGTGATCTTATTATTACAGGTGCTTCTGAAGCTTATGAAGAGGGTATTACACCGGAGCTTCCTTATGTAGCCGAAACAATTGAAGCCGCTATTCAGGAAAGAAAGAATAAGCTTGAAGAAGCAAAAGCGAAAGCCCAGAGTGGCGCAAAGCCCAATGGAACCGCAAAGCCTAGTGGGGCAGCACATGGTAGAAGTTTAGGATTTTAAGGAAACGGACAGTAGGTACAAATGAAACAGTATGAAAATATGTACCATTTTGATTACAGTAAATACATAAAAATCAGGAGGAAAACATTTTAATGGAATTAGATATTTTTAATCCACAGGTCAGTACAGTTGCAAAAGGTTTAGAGGGAAAGGTAATTTTGGTGTATGGTGGCAATAACTTGGGAAAGACGAAACAGGCTACACGCATGAAGAAGCCGTTTTATCTTCCGTTTGAAGCAGGACTTAATGCCATCCCTGGTGTTCCATTCTGCCCTATTACTAAGTGGTCTGATTTTATCAAGATTAATAAGCAGTTGACCGATCCTGCAACAGTAGAAAAAGCTAGAGAGATGTATTCTACAATCATCTTTGATGAGATTGAGGCGGCTGCTAATTACTGTCAGGAGTTCATTTGTCAGAAGTATAAGGCACCTTCTATTGGAGAAGGAAATGGTGGATATGGTCTTTGGAAAGAGTATGAGACTGAGTTTTGGAAGCAGATTAATAAGTTGGTAGGTGCTGGATATTGTTGTTATTTTATAGCTCATGCACAGGAAAAGGAAGGTTTTATTTCTCCTAAAGCAGATAAGAGAGCATTGTCACCTATTATCAATAATACAGATTTATGCGTATATGTGCGTTCTAATGGTGTTGATAAGGATGGTAAGGTTGTAAAGTCTTCCGGTTATTTGGCACAGACTGATGAGTTTTTTGCTCGTTCTCGTTTCGATTATCTTCCTACAACTTATATTGAAGAGTTTACAGCAGAAGCTCTTGAAGATGTGATTGTTAAGGCGATTGAGATTCAGGAGAGAGAAGAAGGAATTACGGCTGTAACTTTTGCAGAGCAGAAGGCACAGAGAACGGTTGCTGTAAAGACATATGATGATTTGATGGATCAGTTACAGTCATTAGGTGAGAAGTTAGCTGATAATGGTTATCTTGAAGATTTACAGTCAATTGTGGCTAATCAGTTAGGCGAGGGCAAGAAAGCAAGTGATCTAAAAAAGGGTCAGGAACAGCTTATCGAATCTATCATCTATGACATTGAAAGTTTTATTGAAGAAAATAATTTATAAGGTTAATTGTGAATGACTCAACTAAATAAATGTTGTATATGCAATGAACTAATTACAGATGAGCAAAGCGTTCCATATAAAGGACGCTATGCTCATCAAAAGTGTTTTAATATTGCGATTAAAACATTACAGAAAGATAAAAGTAAACAGATAGACAAGGTTGCTGAAAAAAAGAAACGTGGCAGAAAACCAAAACCTCAAGCCGAATTAAAAGAAGCATTATCAGAAGAAGAATATGAAAAGAAACAACAATATTATAAGTATTTAAGAAGTATTGTTGAAGAACAAGAGTTAAGTGCAAAGGTATATGCGTTAACAGAAGACTATATTAAGCGTTACAGTTTTACTTATGAAACCATGTATCAGACATTGGTTTATTTACATGAGATTATTGAAAAAGATTTAACTGGCGATATTGTAGGGATCATTCCATATTATTACAGCGAAGCGATGCAATATTATGACTCTATAAATAAGGTACTGGAACTGAATGAGGGTGTAGATGTTTCAAACATGTACAAAGAAAAGACGATTAGAGTCCAACCCAAAAAGAGAAAAGTAAAACAGATTGATATTGAATCAATTAAGAAAGGGGTGGATTAATGGCTCATGAAGGGCTTGTAGACAAAAGAGCATATTTGAATACAATAGGGTGTTTGTTACAAGATTCATCATTGATAGACGATATAGACCGACCATTAGACAGAACAGATTTCAATACAGAAAACTTTTATGAACTGCTTTTTGTTGCTGTTTACAATCTGCATATGCAAGGTTGCAGCACGATTGATGAGTTTAGCATAGATTCTTATTTAAGCAATTATAAAGAGCAATATTCTATTTTTCAAGAGAATCAAGGCATTGAATATTTATCTAATGCTAGAGAAATGGCAACACTTGAAAATTATGAATATTACTATCACAGATTGAGAAAGTATTCTTTGCTTAGATACTACGAGAAACAAGGTTTAGATACCAGATTTATTTTTGATAGTACCATTGCTGACACTTCAAAAATGGAAGCAGAGCAAATTAAGTTTGATAATTATACAGAGCAAGACATCATTGAAATGGTTGAAACTACTTTCGTTATTAATCCTAATATGAAATATTGTACTAACACCCTAAGTACCGATGTACAAGCTGGTGAAGGCATGACAGATTTAGTAAATGAATTGATGGAAGTTCCTGATGTTGGCATGGCTCTGAATAATGATGGTCTTAATACGGTATCAAGAGGAGCAAGATTAGGATGTTTGTTTATGCGTTCCTGTCCCCAAGGTGGAGGTAAAACAAGAATGGCGGCAGGAGATGCTAGTAAAATAGCAGTCCCATACGTTTATGATGTGGTTAAAAAACAATATATTTATACAGGCAATTGTGAACCGACTACTATTTTTTCAACAGAAATGCCAGTAGATGAGATCCAAACATTGCTTATTGCTGCTGTTAGTAAAGTAAATGAAGAGCATATTTTATATGGTGATTATGAAAAAGGAGAACTTGAAAGAGTAGAACAAGCCATTTCTTACATAGAATCCAGTCCATTATACATAGTTCATATTCCAGATTTTTCTATTGAGGATATTAAAAACCAGATAAAGAAGTACAATAGAGAGTTTTCAGTCAGATATTTTTTCTTTGATTACATTCATACTTCATTAAGATTGATGGCAGAAGTTAATGGTAAATCTGGAATGGGACTAAAGGAACATCAATTATTGTTGGTATTTGCAACAGAATTAAAAACAATAGCACAGCAATTAGACATATTTATTTACACGGCTTCACAGTTGAATGGAGAAGCACAAAACGCTTTATATAAAGACCAAAATTTGCTGGCTGGTTCTAAAGCATTGGCAAATAAACTGGATATGGGTGTTATTTCAATGGCTCCAACAAAGGCTGAAAGAAAAAAGATTGAAGCAGTATTACATAAGATGGTTAATATGCCAGTTCCAAATATGTGTCATTGGGTATATAAGGTCAGGCGAGGGAGATTAACACGAATTATTATATGGACAAAAATTGATTTGGGAACAATGACAGAACAATGTCTGTTTGTTACAAATTATGATTTTGAATTGATTGACATGGATTTTACCAAGATTGAACAGGTAGAAGAAAAATAAAAGAACATTCTGTATTGTTATCACAAGTGCCAGATAGTCCAACGGGTGAAGAAACAGAGGAAGAACCAACTGATAAGAAAAGTTGGGGAAATTGGTAAGTGAGGTGATGATATGTATTTAGATAAAGATGCAATTCTTAACTCACTTACCAAAGAAGATATTATAAAAATTGTTATAAATCTTGGATCAGCTTATCCAAAAGCAGATAGTAATGGTGATTTGATTTTTCAATCAGTGTGTCACGGATCAGATTCGTGGAAATTATATTACTATCACGAACCAAATATAGAAAAGGAATATAAGGGCAGAACTTTTCATTGTTATTCCAGATGTTCAGATAGTTTTAATATTGTTGAGTTAGTTATTAGAGCAAATCGAGTAAAAGGAAAAACAATTACTTGGTATAAGGCACTGAAATATATTGGTCAATTGACAAATAAATTGACAGTTACCAGTGCAGAAGAGATAGAAAAAGAAAAGAAGCGTATCAATGATTTTGAATGGATAAATCGTTTGAAGTCGGTTAAAAAGAATAAAAAAGAAGTACCTACATTATCAGAAATAAATGAAAATGTGCTAGATACTTTTTATTATGCTCCTCATGAAGATTGGTTAAATGACAATATTTCTCGTGAGGCATTAAGCAGATATGAAATTGGTTACTATGGATTGACAAATCAGATTGTGATACCTCATCGAGATAAAGATAATCGTTTAATTGGCATAAGGGGTAGATATCTTGATGAAAGTGATATTGAAAGAGTTGGCAAATATGTTCCTTTACAAATCAATGGTAGATTTTTAAGTCATCAATTAGGGTCTAATTTATATGGCATTAATGTAACACAAGACAAAATTAAAAGTATTAGAAAAGCAATGATACTAGAGTCCGAGAAAGGTTGTATGCAGAATTATTCTTATTTTGGAGATGATTCATTTACCTTGGCAACTTGTGGCAGCAATATTACTTTAACTCAACAGAAATTGCTACTTCATTATTTAAAATGTGAAGAAATTATTTTGGCTTTTGATAGAGAATATCATGATCCACATTCTTTTGAGGCTGAGATTTACTATAACAAATTGGTAAAAAAGGTAGCAAATATTGTTCCGTATTGCAAGGTATGTCTTCTTTTGGATAGTGAAAATAGATTACCGTATAAAGCAAGTCCGACAGATATGGGGAAAGATGTTTTATTAGAACTACTTGATGAAAAGATTGTTATTACAATGGATGAAGTCAACAGAGTATTAAAAGAAATGAAGAAGGAGAAATAATTGCAAGAATTATTAAATAGAATCAGACCTGTAACGGAGAATGATAAAGAACTTTCAGTATTTTCATATAGTAAAATAGAAGTTTTTAAAAATTGTCCGTTGCAATATAGATACAAATATATTGAAAAGAAGTATTCGCAGGACACTTCAATTGCATTAGAACTTGGTAGTTTATGCCATTATGTTTTGGAACAAAAAGGGAGAATGGTTGCCGATGGGCAAGCTGTGAACTACGATAAGCTGAATGATATTTTGATGAATGGCACAACCGAAACAGATGAAAAAACAAAAGAAAAACTGTTAGGTGTATATCAACTAAAGAAAAAATATTTTGAAGTATGGCACGAAGCTGATAATGCTAGTGGTGCTTCATATGATGAAAAAGTCAGGTTATTTAATCAGGTATTACATGAAGAAATGGAAGATACTGAATGGAAGCCTACATATTTTGAGAAGCCTTTTGAATTTGTTTGGGACGATAAAGTGATTTTGAAGGGTTTTATAGATCGAATAGATGTAAAAGGCGATCAATATAGAACTGTAGATTATAAAACATCAAAAAAGATTTATGAGCAAAGTAAATTGGCTACATCTTTACAGTTTGGTATTTATGCTTTGGCAATTTTAAGTGAGTTTGGAGTATTGCCTATTGAATCAATATATAGGTTTATCCTTATTGATGATGAGCAATATGCTCTTACAAAAGGATGGGAGAAGCGTTTAATAAAAGCATTAGACAAAGTATTTGGAGAAATAGAAGTAAGTGAAAAGAAAGAAATTTTTATTCCAAAACCATCTCCTTTATGTCATTGGTGTAATTTCTGCCAAACTAATCCAGAAGCAACGATTTATAGAAATGAGTGTGAATTTTTCTCTAAATGGACTCCGACACAGAAGACATTTGAGGTAAATAAAAAGTGGAATGCTTTAGAGAATATAGGATCAACTCCTAAAAGAAAGTTGGTGTTTTAATGACAGAAGAACAAATGAAAATGATAGAACCTATTCTTGATAGTTTTGAAAATGCAGATATAAAAGAATTTTGTCAAGTATTGATTGAAAATCTTCCTTTGTATTGGTGGGAAGTACCTGCATCTTCAACAGGCAAGTATCATCCATCATATGCATTGGGTGAAGGTGGTTTGATGAGACACAGTATATCAGTTGTACGGTTTTTAAATTGGTTTTTCGATTTAGAACAGTATCAAAAATATTATACAGACAGAGAGCGAGATTTATTAAGATGCGCCGGTTTAGTTCACGATGGTAGGAAATCAGGTGCAAGTGATGATGTAAAAGAAGTGTTTACTGTTTTTGATCATCCATTATTAATGGCTGATGCAGTTAGGGCATATAAGGGAAACAATATTATTTCAGATGAAGAAATAGAGATTATAGCTCATAGTATTGAAAGTCACATGGGACAATGGAACACTTCAAATAAGGTAAAAGATAAAGGAATTATTTTACCAAAACCAAATGACAAATATCAAGAGATAGTACATTTAGCTGATTATCTTGCTTCCAGAAAACCTTTAGAGATGGAATTTGATGATTGGAAAAAGCCAGAATTACCACCAATAGATACCTTTATTTTAAATTTCGGCAAGTATAAAGATAAGCGATTGGTAGAAGTTGCATCTGAAGATAGGGGATATATCGACTGGCTAAAAGAGAATTATGGTAGAGAACCACTTAGAAGTTTATTAAAACAATTATGAGAAACAAGGAGGAAATGAGTGAGTTTTTTTGGAGTACACAACCATAGTGCGGAGGGAAGTAATCTAAGATTAAGAGATTCTATCAATAAAATACCAGAAATGATTGAATATGCTCACTCATTGGGGCATTCTGGTATTTGCTTTACAGAGCATGAATCTATTACTTCCTCATTAGACGCACTAAAATACTATGACAGTAAAAAAGATTTAGAAGAATGGAAAGGTTTTAAGGTTGTACTTGGTAACGAGATTTATTTATGCACAGAAGATGTAACGGCTGAGAATAAATTTAATAATCGTTATCCTCATTTTATTTTGGTAGCACTTAATGCAAACGGTCATAAGGGTATAAGAGAATTAAGTACAAAGGCATGGATTCAAAACTCTTTTATGCATGTTATGATGCGAGTTCCTACATATTATAGTGATCTCGAAGAAATAATGACGAACTATAAAGGAGATATTGTAGGAAGCAGTGCTTGTCTTGGAGGGGCGTTACCACATAGATTATTGCAGTTTCAAGATTTAGAGCGAAACAATCCAAAACAATATGCTGAAATTTGGCAATCTTGTAAAGATTGGATTGCCTATATGAACGAGATATTTGGTGAAGGTTATTTCTTTTTAGAATTACAGCCTTCTCATATGGCAGAACAGATATATGTTAATCATAAACTTATACAGTTATCGAAAGAAACAAACACACCTTATATCATAACAACTGATGCCCATTATTTGAAGAAAGAAGATAGAGAGATTCATAAAATTTTTCTTGAATCACAAGAGGGCGATAGGGAAGTCGATGATTTTTATTCAACTACATACATTATGAGCGAAGAAGAGATTCACGAATATATGGATGAATATTATGGACATGAAGAAGTGCAAAAGAGTTTAGATAATACAATGCTTATATATGAAAAAGCAGAATATTACAAATTAACAAAAGATTTGGATATACCATATATTCCTTTAAATACAAATGAACCTGATAAAGCACTATATGAAAAATATAAAAATAATATCCCTTTATTAAAGGCATTTTATGAGTCAGAACATGATTGCGACAGACATTTAGTAAGGGAAATTATAGAAGAAATTGATACAGATGAATACTACCGTACAGAAGAAGCATATGAAAAAATCAATGAGTGTTTACATTATATTAAAGATTCTTCCGAAAAAATGGAAGTACGTTGGTCTAAATATCTTTTACAGATTGCGATTGATGTAGAGATTGCCTGGAATGCTGGAACGTTGGTAGGAGCAGGTCGTGGTTCAGGTGTTGGCTTTTGTCTGTTAAACATACTTGGAATTACACAGATCAATCCTTTAAGGGAGAAGACAAAAACATATCCTTGGAGATTTTTGAACCCAGAACGTGCTTCTGTATTGGATATAGATATAGATATATGTGGTTCAAAGCGAGAAACAGTTATTCAAGCAATGAAAGACATTTATGGAGAAGATAGAGTTAGTAAAGTTATGACTTTATCTACTGAAAAGAGTAGAAGTGCTATCCTAACAGCAGCTCGTGGCTTGAAAATTGATAATGATATTGCACAATATATCAGTTCTTTGATTGTAGCTGATAGAGGACAATTAAGAACATTGTCTCAAATGTACTATGGGGACGATGATAATCCACCAGTAAGAGAATTTGTTACAGAAATGGATAGATACCCTGAATTATGGGAAGCTGCACAAAAGATAGAAGGATTGGTTAATGGTGTCGGCTCACATGCAGGAGGCGTTATTCTTGTAGATAAACCATTTACTGATACTACAGCACTGATGAAAACAAATTCTGGTGATATTATTACGCAGTTTGACTTACATATGTGTGAGGACTGCTCCTTGATTAAAGTGGATCTGCTGTGTATTGATGCATTAGATAAAATGCAAGCAGAATTAGAATTGCTATTGGAGAACAATTTGATTGAGTGGCAAGGCTCTTTGAAATCTACTTACGAAAAATATATTGGTGTATATACACTTGAACGTGAAGCCAAAGAAATGTGGGAGATGTTATGGAATCATAAGGTAATGTCATTCTTCCAGATGGAGAAAGAAAGCGGTGTACAGGCTGTTGCTTTGGCAAAACCTGCTTCTGTTGATGAATTGGCAACTATCAACTCTGTGTTGCGACTAATGGCACAGGAAAAAGGGGCTGAGTCGCCATTACAAAAATATGCGAGATTCAGAGAAAATATCCAGTGTTGGTATGATGAAATGGCTGAATATGGTCTTACACAAGAAGAACAGAACATCTTAAAAGACATTATTGGTGTATCTTTTGGTATTTGTGAAGCACAAGAGTATTTAGTGTTGTTGACACAACATCCTAAAATTGGTGGTTTTTCGCTGGCTTGGGGAGATAGATTAAGAAAAGCAGTAGCAAAGAAAAAACCTAAAGAGTTTTTACAGTTACAAGAAGAGTTTTTTGCAAATGCAAAAGAGAAGAATTTATCAAAGAATTTAACCAACTATGTTTGGAATGTACTGATTTGCACACAGAGAGGATACGGTTTTAATAAATCACATACGCTTGCTTATTCAATTATTGGCTTACAAGAATTGAATTTGTGCTATAAATACAATCCTATTTATTGGCAGACAGCGAATTTGATTGTTGATTCAGGAGCCGTTGATGAAAATGCTGGTGATTCTACCAATTATGGCAAGATGGCAGTAGCGATAGCATCCGTACAAAAAGAGAATGTAAAAGTAGAGTTACCACTTATCAACACAGCCGAATTTGGTTTTAAACCTGATGTGGATCATAACCGTATTATTTTCGGTTTAAAGGGTATCAATGGTATTGGTGATGAGATTGTACAAAATATTGTACAGAATAGAGCATTTGATTCTATTGAAAATTTTGCTGAAAAGATGTTAGATACAAAGCTAATTACCACTTCTAAAATGGTTCAGTTAATAAAAGCCGGTTGTTTTACTGATTTGCATTCACAGGATAGAAGAGACACAATGCATTGGTTCTTAAAAAAATATGTTTTTACACCTAGCGAAAAGATTACAATGCAACAGTTTGATAAATTAAGAGAACTAAAGATTATTCCTGATTCATTGGATTTAGCTGTAAGAATGGTGAATTTCAAGAAATATGTATTAGACGATGAAGGTTTATATGAAAAGCATATTGAAGAAGGTAAAAAGATACCAAAACGAGGTTATCACGATGGCTACTATATTTTAGACAATAATTCTCAACCATTCTTCAAAGAACATTTTACAGAAGATTCGGTTGTGGATATAAAAGGAGATTATTACATAGTTTCGGAGAAGTTATTTACAAAAGAAGTAGATAGTAAAATTCAACCATTAAAGGATTGGTTTGATAATGCTGATACTTTGGAACTTTATAACAATGCTTTATATAACACGATTTGGGAAAAACATGCAAGTGGTACTTTGCCTTCGTGGTCTATGCAAGCACTAAGTTTCTATGACGGAGAACATGAATTAGAGCATATAAATGAAGAATTATATGGTGTAGTTAATTTCTTTGAATTACCAGAAGAGCCAGAACCATATGACTATTATACTCGATATATAGATGGTTCACCTAAACAAATTCCTAAATTTAAGATTTCAAGAATTGCTGGAACAGTGATAAATGCTGATAATTTGCATTGCATGGTAACCCTTTTGACTAAATATGGTGCTGTACAAGTGAAATTTAATAAAGGACATTATGCTTTTTACAATAAACAGATTTCGGCAAAACTTGATCCAAACAGTGATAAAAAGACAGTTCTTGAAAAAAGTTGGTTGAGTCGTGGGTCTAAAATCGTTATAGCAGGAATCAGGAGAGAAGACAGTTTTAGACCAATGATATATAAAGACACAATTTACCAACACACAGTTAATAGAATCCAAGAAATATATGATGATGGTACTTTGTTGTTACAATCTGAAAGGACAAAGGTGGAATAAAGAAAGAGAGGAATAATGGCACTGGAAGATAGAATTAAAGTTATTTGTAGCGTAGAAACAATCAGGTTTTACAAAAATGAATTTGGTATTGCTGTTGTTTCTGTAGATAAAGTAAAAGAAGGAAAACCTAAAACAGATAAGTACAATCAGATAATTATTAAGGGAACAATGCCTCAATTAGTTGAGGGTAATCCTTATATGTTGGTAGCTGATTATGTAGAAGATCCCAAATGGGGAGGTCAGTATAATATTATTTCAATCTATAGTGCCATTACTTTTAGTGATGAAGACAAAGTGGGACAGAAAAAGTTTTTGTCCACTTTGTTTACACCATTACAGATTGAGAATATGTATGCTGCTTTAGATAATCCTTTTGAGTCTTTGAAGAATAATAGAGCAGAGGATTTGGTTCAAGTCAGAGGTTGTGGACTAGATACGGCTGCAAGGTGGATAGACAGATTTAATCGTAATATTCATTTGGCAAAGATTTTTTCCGAATTAGAAGAGTTTAATTTGACAAATAATATGGTGCAAAGATTGATGGAAAAATATAATTCTCCCGATCTTGTGATAGAAAAAGTTAAAAATAATCCATATGTTTTGTGTAATGAAGTGAAAGGTATTGGTTGGAAAACGGCTGATAAAATTGCTCTTGAAGGGGGTATGGGAGAATATAGCATAGAGCGTATTAGTGCTTATATGTATAAATATTTGGACGATTCAGGACAAAATGGTTGTTCATGGGTTACACCAGATGAATTAATGGGTGCAATTATCGAAATGTTAGGTGAGGAAGTCCCTGATGCCAATATTACGGAAGCAATTCATGCAATGGAAGAAGATTTATGGTGGAATGACGAAAAAACACAAATTGGACTTAGAAAGTATTTTAATGTAGAAGATAAAATTGCAAAAGAACTAATCAGAATCCGAGATGCAAAATCAGAAATTACTTATGGAGATTGGGAAGATACAATTAAGCATGTTGAACATAAGAATGGTTGGCAATTTACAGAAGAACAGAAATTGGGTGTAAAAGAAGCACTTGAAAATAATGTGGTGGTTATTCATGGAGAAGCAGGAACCGGTAAAAGTTCATCTGTATCAGCTTTTCTTGAAGCATTAAAGAATTATGTATATGTACAATGTGCATTATCTGGTAGAGCGAGTTCAAGAATGGCAGAGATTACAGGAGAAGAAGGTTATACCATTCACAGGTTACTAAAGTATCCATGTCAAGGCGAAGGTGGTAAGAACGGTTTTACTTATCATGACGAAAACCCATTAGATGTAGATATTGTGATTGTTGATGAGATTTCAATGGTCGATGCTTATCTGTTTTATTATCTGCTTAGAGCAATTCCATCAGGAGCTAAGTTGATTTGTTTGGGTGATATGGGACAGTTAGAGTCTATTGGTTGTGGAAATATTGCATTTGATATGATTCATTCGCCTGAAATCCCAACAGTATATCTTAGCCAAGTACATAGACAAGCAGCTTCTTCAGCAATTGTTACAGAAGCAAGACGGATCAGACAAGGAATACAGATTGTAGAAAAGGATTGGGTTGGTACAGATATTCGTGGAGAATTAAAAGATTTGTCTTTGGATTGTTATTCAGATAAAAGCAATACATTTTACAAGGTTATGCAGAAATTTTCAGAAGCAATGAATATAGAAGATTTCAATATAATGGAGACTCAGATATTAGTGCCAGTAAAGAATAATGGTGATGCTTGTACCTACAATATCAATAATACTATTCAGGATTTATATAATCCAAGTGATGATAGTAAACCACAGATTGAGGTAGTATCACAAGGAAAAGTTACCATTCTTCGTCAAGGGGACAAGGTAATTAATACACAGAACACATACAAAACTAATCCACCAATTTTCAATGGTAATTTAGGCATTATCAAAGATGTTTTTCCGGAAGATAAAGCATTGATTATTTCATTTATGGGAATTGGAGAAGTATATGTTGAGGGAACTCTGGTAAACAGTATTGAACTTGGATATGCAATCACTGTTCATAAGTCACAAGGATCTCAATTTGATCATGTCATATTTGGTATTGATTTTGGTTCGTATTCACTATTAACAAGAGAATTATTATATACAGGAATTACAAGAGCAAAGAGAATGTGTGATATGGTTGCACAGATTGGTGCATTGAGAATGGCAATTAGTAAAGAGGGGGTGAGTAAGAAACAAACTCATCTGCAGCAGTGTCTATATGATACAGCGCATCCCAAATTGGTATTTTAGCAGAAAAATAGTCTATATATAGCGGTAAATTAAAAATAAAACCACTATATATAGACATAAAATGGCAATGAAATAGGACTTTCATCGGGGCAGAAAAAAGGTAAAAATGACAAAATTAGAGAAATTTGCGGAAATTAAGGGATATTCGGATAAATCAACAAAAGAGGTTATTGAAACCCTTGAAAACAAAGGGTTTGTGGTAGTAGATGATGACAAATTAGATACAGGGTGGAAAACATTTCATGTGCTGAAAAATGTAGAAAACAAATGAAACGTATGTTTCCTGCTTAAATTTGAAAAGGAGATTAATAAAAATGGAAGTAGTTATCTCGGAAGGTAAGCGAAATTTAAAGATTTCTGTAGATATAGACGGAATCAAAAGCTACATAGAAAATATGAGAAATGATTATGAAGACGAACAATATGTATGGTATGGAACCAGTCCGGAATTTGGTGAATCGGATTTTAAATATGTAAGTAAGGAAGAGTTTGATGCTAATATAGACAAATTTATGAATGCCTTTCTATCACATGTCACAGAAGATGCCTTGAAGAAAATAATATCTACTTTTCCAAGAAAGAAAAATGGAACATTTAATAGGAGAAATATTGAAGAGTTGGCATCGTGTGACAGTTGTATTGTGATTCACGAATGGCATAACACGTGGATTTATTATGTTATCAAAGTCGCTGCGTGGGATGATACTACTCTAAAGATTGAACTGTTTAAAAAGACAGATACGCCTTGCTAAGATTCCGAGGTGTATATGAAGATTAAATTTAAAAATGGCTCCCAAATAGAGAGTATTGGTGATGCATCAGAAATCAAACGGTCTCAAAGAGCACAGGAACAAATTGCAAAAATGTCAGAACAAATCCAATATTGGCAGCGTAACCCAGATAGATATATAGAATTTATTACTGGTGTAAAGCTGCCTTGGTATCGGAAGGTATGGGTGAAATTATCATGCTCGATGAACAATACCCGTATTGTAAAATTGTGGAGGACTTAATGACTATTACTGTAGAAAAATTTGATGAGTGGAATAGGCAGTGCCGAAAGATACTCAATATGTCTTTTATTCGCAAAAGATGTGATGAATTGCAGATTGAATTAAAGCCTTTCTTTCAAAAGTGTAAAACGATTTCAAAGAAATATAATGAAAGTAATGACCATGCTGCGTGTTTTATATGTAATTATAATGATGACTATATTTGCAAAAAATTTAATGGTGGTTGTAAGATGATTGAAACTTGTAAAGAAATATATAATGGTGAAAATGAGGAGGACAGATATTGAATTTACTAATTAAAGATAGATCAAGTGGAAAAACAACAGGGCTTATTTATACGAGCGAGGCGACACAATATCCTATTGTTACGTTTAATAGAATATCGATTAACTACATAAAAAATATGGCGAGAGATATGGGATGTTTAATTCCGGAGCCGTTATGTATAGAAGATTTCAAAAGTGATTCAGTAAGGGGGAGAAGACTTCCTGATAATGTACTATTGGATGAAGCAAGCGTGATTATTGGTGATGCATTAAAAGCATATCTTGGGACAAATATTGTTGCAGCCACTATGACGGATTCATTGAGAGAACATTATGATAGGATGAAGAAAGCAGAGTAAACCTTTCTTTTATCCCGATTAAAAAATAGGTGGAGGTATGTATGGCAAAAATATTTTATAAGAAAAAGATATATGATTTTGAAAAAGACTGTGAAGATGAGTTTGGTAAATATCACTGGTATTTTAGAATTTATAGATGTCTTTCCATTAAAGGCATTAGTTATTCAATTGAGACATCAGATATGTTCACTAACCAGAAAAAACTCAAACATTGCATGGACACAGTTTTAGAGCATCTTGAGAAAGACAACCCACGATATTACAGACTGAAAGAAACTGTTATTAATAAGGGGCTACATAATAAGTTGTGGTAAAACACAATGAAAGAGTAGCTTCATGTCAGGATAAAGTGTTTTAGTAAAGGAGTGTGAGATTTTATCAAAGACATATTAGGCAGAGAATTACATGATGGTGATATTTGTGTAGGTAAGGGTACTGGAAGATATGTTGTAGGTATGGATGTTGGTGTATGGAGCGGTAAATCCATTGCCTTTAGAGGTGGCGGTAAACGCTCTATGGGTGACGTATTTCTGGTCGCCAATCCTTCCGAGGAAGAATTGGATATTAAAGAAGAGATTGAAAAATCATTACTAGAAATAGAAAGTAAGCGCAAAGAAAAAGAATTGATGGTTACTATTCCATTGAGTAAATTACAAGTGGGTGGAATTTATGAGTGCAATAATGGGCAAATTTACATCTACCTAGGAAAACGAAAAGTAACATTGAAGGATTATTACAGATCTCACGATGACATATCGGAAGGGCATTGTTTTGTTTACGTTAATGCGGAATGGCCAGATAATAAAATAAAAGAGAATATATTGAATATAAATACATATCGTGGAACATATAATATTGATGTTTTAAAAGGGAATAAGAAATTGACAGAATTAATACGCTGTGTAGATTTAACATTCCCCATGGTAAATGAAGTTAAACGAGATGGATATAATCGCTGTTGCAGTGAATATCACTATAAATTGATTGTTGAATAAGCGGAAGAAACAGTGGTTTTAAGTCATCAGAAAGGAAAAAGAGAATGATAAAATAAGTTCTAAAAAAATATAGATGTGTTGTGGTTATTGGAACCGCGTTAATGTTTAACTTAGTAAGTAGCTTACTGGTATGGCATCCTGATGGAAAAATGTTCAACATTCGTCCAATGACAGTAACTGAATGGGTGTGCGATATTATTACGGTTATCGGTTATTGTACTGGATTTGCAATGATATTATTTGATGCAAATAAGGATACAAAGAATAAAATCAAAGAAGCTTTTTTAGAAGCTAATGAGGAATTAAAAAAAGATAAAGATAGAGTATTTGAAGTTACAAGATATTAAACGAGTATTTTTTGGCATTAGAGTGGCACATAGTATTTTTATATTTTAAATCTCATAGGTTCATTTTCAAAGACAGGTCTTATAATAATCTGGTCTTCATAGACTTCAGCCGCTAATAATCTCCCAGGGAAAAAGTTTGTTTCATAAAGATAAGTTCCTTCGAGTTTGATAGATGGAATGGTTCTATTGGATTGCATTTTGAATAGGTTTATTACTTTTGGATCTTGATTGATCATAAAGGTCCTTTCTGCCACTCTGGTATTAGCATACCACAAGATTATACGAACAAATATGTTCGATATATTGATTAGACGTAAAAAAATACCTGACTTAAACTCAGTCAGGTATGACGATTGACGATTTATCTCATGTAGCGCCAATACTTTTTCAAAATGATAAAAGTTATTGCAGGAGTAATCGAATCTTTGATTAACGATACAATTAATAATGGAATCGGATATCTTACTATGATTCCAGTGAGCAGTGGTAGAACTATGTACATGATGCTCAATAGATAAAAAGTTATTTTTCTTTTGGTAATTAAAAGTAGGATAAAAAGTATTGTTGTTAGTATTCCGATCACAGAATGTTGGGAAAGAAAAATAGAGCACAGGTTAGCTAAAATACATAGTGAGCACCATATTTTTACGTCAATACCAAACTTAAAGCTAGAATCCATATCTATACCACTCCTCATACATTGATGAGGATATTATAACACATTTTTAGGAGGTTTAATAGTTGCATTACGAAGATGAATGGGAAAAGTATTATGGTAGGTATGATAAAACGCAAGAAGCTAATGCCGCCAGAGAAAAAATGATTTTGGAATTATCTGCTGAGGAGAAAATCAATATTATGTTTGATGATTTTTTACGGTCAAAAGAGAATTACCAGGTAATAGAGTTAGCCAAGAGATATTGTGAGAAAGAGTAGGAGGGTATGATTGAACAAAATACACAGAATCAAAGAATTAACAAAAATACTTCATGCTGCATCCGTTGCGTACTATAAAGAAGATAGTCCAATTATGAGTGATAAACAGTATGATGATTTATATGATGAACTTGAATCACTTGAGAAAGAGACAGGTTTTGTGTTGGCTTTGTCACCAACTAAAAAAGTACAGGGTTATGTTATTGATGGATTGAAGAAAGTAAAACATAGTAAACCTATGTTAAGTGCAGATAAAACTAAATCTATCGATGAAATTAAGAGGATCATTGGGACAAATGATTTCTACGGCTCTTTTAAGCTTGATGGATTGACTACAGTTGTACGATTTAACAACGGTGAATTTATACAGGGAATTACAAGAGGTGATGGCATTTTTGGAGAGGATGTCACAGAGGCATGTAAGTATGTTTCAAATCTTCCTATGAAAATTTCCTACAAAGGATATTTGGAGTTAAGAGGAGAGTGCGTCATCTCTTGGGAAGAATTTGAAAGAATTAATTCTGAATTAGATGAACCTTATAGTCATCCAAGAAATCTGGCAGCTGGTACATTGCGAAATTTAGACATGAACATTGTAAGAGATAGAAAACTATCATTTGTAGTGTTTGAATCAGTAACTAAACTTAACCAAACTGACAAGTATGAAGATAAGGATTCCAAATGGGATGATTTGGCCTACCTAGATTATTTAGGATTTGAGACAGTAGATAGGTACTGGCGCTCAGTGGAGGAATGTATTAAATATCTGAGTCCTACTGATTACAAATATCCTGTAGATGGAATTATCTTTGAACTAAATAGTAAGAGCTTGTCTGAATCGTTGGGAAAAACCTCTCACCATGAGTGCTGCCGGATTGCATTAAAATGGGCTGATGATTTATATGAGACTACGCTAACCAACATTGAATGGCAAACATCAAGAACGGGGCTAATAAACCCTGTAGCAATATTTGAACCAGTTGACTTAGGCGGAGCTATTACGACAAAAGCTACGTTACATAATATCTCTTATATCGAAGATCTTCAGTTAGGCGTCGGAGATACAATTCAGGTCTATCGGGCCAATATGGTAATCCCAAAAGTTCATATCAATCTTACAAAAAGTAATACCTGGAAACTTCCAGAAAAATGCCCTACTTGTGGAGGAATTGTAGCGGTACACAATGAAAACGGTAGTAAAACACTACATTGCTGTAATAACAGTTGTCAGGCAAAGTTGCTAGGCAAACTTGTCCATGCTGTATCCAGGAATGCTCTTAATATTGATGGATTATCAGAAGCAACGCTTGAGAAATTCGTTAATCTTGGTTGGTTAACATCTATACAGGATATTTATCATCTTAAAGATTATGCAGATAGGATTTCAATTCTTAATGGTTTTGGTGAACGTTCAACAGATAATCTTTTGGAAGCAATTGAAAAAAGCAGAAATATAACACTGGATAGATTCTTATATGCATTATCTATTCCGCTAATTGGTAAAAGTACAAGCAAGGATATAGCTAAAGCGAGCAATTATTCTTTGGACTCATTTAGGCTAATAGTAGACTCAGAAGCCGAATATGCCTTTGTAGGTCTTGAAGGATTCGGTAAAGAGATGAATAAATCTTTAATAACATGGTGGAATACGAATAAAAACGATGTATATAAACTGGCTAAAGAATTCAGGTTTAAAATTCCATTGCGAAGTTCAAACTTAGTAGATTTATCTGGTAAGACTTTTGTTATTACAGGTTCGCTTTTACATTTTTCTAATCGCGATGAAGCAAAAGAGAGAATAGAATCTTTGGGTGGAAAGGTATCAGGTTCAGTGTCAGCAAAGACAACATATCTTGTGAACAATGATTTGAAGAGCACATCCAGTAAAAACCAAAAAGCAAAGTTATTAGGAATTCCAATTATAAATGAGGAAGAATTATTGAAAATTTTATCTAAATAAATAATTTTAGATTGGATATAATAATTTAATAGTGGATAAGAGGTTCGATAAAACAAAATAATTTTATAATATATATTGGACAACTTTGCTCATTAATCTAACAAAACAGTATAAATAGGAGTTTCTACCGAATTTTAGGAGATTTTCAGATTCAGCAGCGAATTCTTGAAAAAGAAAGAGAAGAAAAATTGGCGGATGCAAAGACCAGGGAGGAAATGCAGGCAGTTAATCAGCATATTGAGGAACAAAAGAAACAGGCAGTTGAAACACTGCAGCAGACAATCAAAGAATCTGTAACGGATTTTATTGATACGGCAGGACAGACAGTTGTGGAAACTGTAGAAACAGAAAAGAGGGAACAGAAAAAGAGAACCATCGAAGATGGAATCAAGGATCATCTTCGCGGATTTTCAAGAACAATCCCTTCCTTCCTCATGGCTTACGGGGATGAAACTACCACACTGGAAACATTTGATCAGATTATTCCGGATGTGGTTTTCCAGGAAGTAACCAGTATTTCCCTGAAACAATTCCGGCTCCTTCGGGATGGCGGACAGGTTCTGAATCCGGAAACCGGAATGATGGAAGATTATTACGGGCATTTATTCGATCCGGTGGTCTTTAATGATTCTATCAGGGAGTTTCTTGCAAAAAAGGTTGCCCTGGCTGATTATTTTGATGAGAAAAACCTGGAAGATATTTTCGATTATATCCCTCCGCAGAAGACAAACCAGATATTTACCCCCAAATGGGTAGTAAAGGATATGGTAAACCGTCTGGAGCAGGAAAATCCAGGCTGCTTTGATGACCCGGACAAGACATTTGCCGATTTGTATATGAAATCCGGAATGTATATTACGGAAATCGTAACACGGCTTTACCAGAGCGAGCATATGAAGCAGCTTTATCCCGATGAAGCACAAAGACTCAATCATATCTTTGCGAAACAGGTATATGGCTGTGCACCTACAGAAATCATTTACCGGATTTGTCTGGCATATATCCTAGGATTTAGTAATGAGACAGCAATTGAAAGACATAATATCAGATTATGCGATACACTGGAATATGCGAAAAATGGTACTTTGAAAGATAAGCTGGCAGAGTTGTTCCCTGCGCTTTCCGGCAAGGAAGACGATTGATATGTCAAGAAAAAAGAAAGACGCTGAGATCTTAAATATTAAGTTGGAGTCGGCGATTAATGAAAACTCGAATGTTTCTGTGAAGAATCTGGTCAGACTAGGATAGTAGCAGTCGAAAGATTCTTAGATAAATGCCTTGATGAGTATTTCGAAAAGCCGGAAGCATTACATAAGCCGAGTTAACTTATTGATAAAGAGGATCGCTTCCATTATAAAGATTGGATAGGATAATGGATGGAGTTGGTCTGCTCAATCTTTTATCCTTATTACTTAGTTAAAGTTGGAATATGAGTTGTAGAACTATATACGATACTCATATGTATGGTTCAATGGGAGGGCTAAATACTTTATTCTCCCTCTATCATATTTGTCAGAGATTTCCATATTATCCGTAACTTTAATTTTGGACAGTTGGAATATGAATATAAGGATAATAAGATAATCAGAACGATACTCGTTCTAAACAGTTGATTCTGTCCAATGTATATTAAAATCAAAGAAGAATATTGCAACAATATATCCAATATAAAATTATGAAAAGAGAAGGATATTTTATATTTATTAGGAGAAATCTGTCCAATATAAAATTATAAAATATCAATCATAGAAGGTAGTCAGGAGGAATAGTAGTTGAATAAAACAAAAATCAAATTGGAGTCGCCTGAACAGGTGACTGACTTTATTAATCTTTGTGCGAAATACAATAATGACATTAACCTATATGACGGTAGCGTGGTTGTAGATGCAAAATCTGTCATAGGAGTATTTGGAATCCAGGCGGGTAAAGAAATCGAGGTTGAGATGCTTGGAGTCGATAAGGATGAGATTGTAAATTTTATGAAAGAAACCAAAGTATACGAGGTACATAATGAAAACAGTATTTAATACAATTCTCGATGATTGGAAAAGGGTAAAGAATCACTGTAGGACTACTGACAATAAAGATTTCACGGAAAATAGTGCAAGTGACATATTTAAGAAAAAGCTACTGATTTCAGAACATTCTCCAATTCGGCTTCTTGAATTTGATTGGTCCTGGAAAAGTATAAAGTATTGGGTGTCAACGGAGTGGTCACGCCACAAATTTGAAAAGTTTATAAGTAGTCAGAGAGATGACCGTTTGAAGGACGAAACACCAAGAGACAAAAAGACACAGGATGCCCTCGTTAATTTTGATGGATATGCAAACATGCAAAATCTTATTGATGCATGGAGAAAACGATTATGTTTTCAGGCAACAAGAGAAGCAAGAGAACTCGCTGAAGATTTTAAATATGAACTACATAAAACTCATCCATTGGAAGCTGGCGTTTTGGTTCCGAATTGTATATATCGTTTGGGGTGTCCAGAATTTAAGTCATGTGGTTTTTATGATAAATTCTATGATTGGTGTTATGAGAAAAGAGAAATACCTATAGGTGATATGACGATACAGGAACGATATGATCTATATAATGAATATTTTTATAATATAAAGGCTGGTGAATAAATGTTAACTATAATCATGGGGCGTACTTGCTCTGGTAAGTCAACTATAGTAAAGGAACTGAAGAAATACGGCTTTCATTTGATTTTGACCACAACAACTAGACCTAAGAGGGAGAAAGAAATACAGAACGTCGATTATCACTTTGTATCCGAAGAAGAATTTTTAGAAAAAATTGATCAGAATTACTTTGCTGAATATAAGGTTTATAAAACAGAATTAGGAATATGGTATTACGGGTCAGCTAGAGAAGATATTGAGAGTGCTGGCGAAAAGGGTATTATCATACTTACGCCAGAAGGTTATAGAGATGTGGTTAAAGAGTATCCCAGCTTGGAGTACCGATTGGTCTATATCTATGCCAATAATCAGACCATTAAAAATCGACTGATGAAACGTGGAGACAAAAAAGAAGAAGCCGAGCGCCGAATAAAACAGGATTACCAGGATTTTAAAGGTGTTGAAAATCTGGCTGATAGAATTGTTTACAATAACGAGAATGATGAGTTTAGTGATGTAGTAGATAAACTGCGGAGCTATTTGGAGGAGAATAGTTGAAAGTAAGAATTTACTTAGCAGGAGCCATTGGCTGTTATGGTGTAGGAGCTGAATATCCAAAACTATGGCGCAAGATGGCATCCGAATGGTTTGAAATATATTCTGGCTATGCATACGATTATGATTTTTACTGTATTGACCCAACCCGCTATTATGAATACGGTAGGGATTATCACAAGTCAGAAAAAGAAGTTATGATGTTTGATTTACGTAAAGTTGAGTCTGCCGATGTTATTCTTGTTAATCTTAAAGATATTGAAAAATCCCCAGGAACAATTGATGAAGTTTTTGATGCATGGAAAAATAACATTCCTGTTATTGGTTTTTTTGATACAGAAAACAGTACAGAAGGTATTGAGTTACATACGTGGATTAGAAACCAAATAGACAGAATAGAAACAGGCGAAAACGCTATGAAAAAGGCAATGATTTATATTAAAGACTATTACGGAGAATCGAGGTGAGGAAATAGTATTTTGATTACAACTGGCGGAATGTTAGCAAGAGAATTGCTGAAAGAGGAAGATGACTTTATAACTGTCAGATTAAGTGGAAGAGAATATATTATTGAAAGCATTAGTAGAGTACCGGATTGTGTAGATGGGCCTACATCACATAGATGTCTTGATATCAGGGATGGCGGAGAGGGATACATTCGAAGATGATTAAAGAAGATAAGAAACTGCTTATAGAGCTGATATGTAACGAACAAACAAAGATGATAGTGAAGGACCATACAAAATATGAGTCGGATAGGTATAGGCACCTGGAGGAACTGAAGGTTAGGATTAAAGATATGTGAGGTGGATAAAATGGTAAAAGTTTTAAAAAGAGATTGTTCAGAGGTGGATTTTGATAAAGCTAAAATATCAAGAGCAATCATGAAAGCAATGAAAAATGGTGGTGTAATCCAACCGAAGATTGCAGATACCATAGCAGATGAAATTGAGAAATCTTGCTGTAACGAAGAAACGATTAGTATTTATGATATTGAAAATATAGTTTTTCAGAAGCTAATCGAAAAAGATGCTGTACTTACAGCCCAAGCGTATGAAGGATACCGTAAGACCAGAGAATTTCAGAGAGAAATGTCTAATACAACCGATGAAGAAATTCAAGAACTATTAGGTGGCATTAACGACTATTGGAATAGTGAGAATTCTAATAAGAATCCAAGATTGGTTACAACGCAGCGTGACTATATGGCAGGAATTGCAAGTAAAGATATATCTAGGAGATTTTTACTTCCGCCAGAGCTTGTTCAGGCTCATGAAGATGCAATCTTGCATTTCCATGATATGGATTATTTTGCTATGAAAACTCATAATTGCGATCTCATCAATCTTGAAGATATGCTTCAGAATGGCACAGTCATCAGTGAAACATTAATTGAGAAACCGCGTAGCTTTTCCACGGCATGTAATATTGCCACTCAGATTATTGCCCAGGTTGCTTCGTCACAATATGGAGGCCAAAGTATTTCTTTGGCACACTTAGCACCATTTGTTGATATTAGTAGACAGAAAATTAGAAAAAAAGTAAAGCAAGAGATCGATACCTTACTTAAGTCTAATGCAGTTGGCAGTTATATTAATTATTCAGATTATGTAGAAAAGGTTACGAATGAACGCTTGATAGATGAAATAAAGAAAGGAATTCAGACTATTCAATATCAAGTTGTTACACTGATGACAACTAATGGACAGGCACCATTTCTTACTGTTTTCTTGTACCTTAATGAAGCTAAGAATGAGCAGGAAAAAGCTGACTTGGCGATGTTGATCGAAGAAACATTAAAGCAACGTTATCAAGGCGTTAAAAATGAGCAAGGTGTATGGATTACTCCTGCATTTCCTAAATTGATTTATGTGTTAGAGGAAGATAATATTTCGAAAGATAGTAAGTATTGGTATTTGACTGAATTGGCTGCAAAATGCACAGCTAAACGTATGGTTCCAGATTATGTTTCTGAAAAAGTAATGTTTGAATTAAAGGGGGATATTTATACCCCAATGGGGTGTCGCAGTTTTCTTACTCCAGACCGTTTCACAGAAAAAGGTGTTGGAAATATCGCAAAAGCGAAGAACTATGAAGAAGGAAAGCATAAGTATTATGGTAGATTTAATTGTGGGGTAGTAACTATTAATCTACCAGACATAGCATTATCATCAAGTGGTGATTTCAATAAATTCTGGGAACTATTTGATGAAAGAACAGAACTTTGCCATAAAGCACTTCGTATTAGACACGAACACTTAAAAGGAACACCTTCAGATGTTGCTCCTATTCTTTGGAGATACGGTGCATTAGCACGATTAGACAAAGGTGAAACTATAGATAATCTTTTATATAATGGTTATTCAACTATTTCCTTAGGATATGCCGGATTATATGAATGTGTAAAGTATATGACTGGGAAGAGTCATAGTGATGAAGGTGAAGGAGAAGCTTTCGGACTTGCGGTAATGCAAGCTCTAAACGATAAATGTAACCACTGGAAAGAGAATGAAAATATTGATTATAGTGTTTATGGAACTCCATTGGAATCTACTACATATAAATTTGCGCAAAAACTTCAGGAGCGTTTTGGTGTAATAGAAGGAATTACAGATAGAGATTATGTCACTAATTCTTATCATATTCCAGTATTTGAAGAAATCGATCCGTTTGAGAAATTACGACTTGAGTCAAAATTTCAGAAGTTAAGTCCTGGAGGTGCTATTTCATATATTGAAACATGCAATATGCAAGATAATATTCCTGCTGTGTTGGAGATTCTTAAGTTTATCTATAACAACATTATGTATGCTGAATTAAATACAAAGAGTGATTATTGTCAAGTATGTGGATATGATGGTGAAATCCAGTTATTAGATATCGATGGAAAACTTGGCTGGAGATGCCCAAATTGTGGTAATGAGGATACTAATAAAATGAACGTTGCAAGACGAACATGTGGATATATTGGAACTGCAACAAATGGCTGGAATCAAGGACGATTGGATGAATTTCAGAATAGATATGTTCATGTAGATGACCATGCAATAGAGAATTAGGAGGAGACTACATTGCGCTTTGCTCAGATACGCAACATGGACATCAGCAACGGAGAGGGTATAGGTGTTGCCCTCTTCGTCCAAGGCTGTCATTTTCATTGTTACAATTGTTTTAACTCTGAAACATGGGACTTTCAAGGTGGACTCGAATGGACCCAAGAAACAAAATTACAGTTTTTAGACCTTATTAGCAAACCATTTGTTAAAAGGGTCAGTATTCTTGGTGGTGAACCATTGGCTGATGAAAATGTAGATGAAATTTGTATGTTACTAAATGAAATCCGACATACTTTTCGAGATAAAATCATTTGGCTATATACAGGCTATACATGGGAAGAATTATTTAATTACAACTGGCAAGAAAAAGCAGACTTAAGATTTAGTGAAAATCTTTTAGAACGCAGAGCAGATTTAATTAAAACATGTAGACAAAATACCATTAAATTATGTGATGTGCTTGTAGATGGAAAATATATGGAGGACAAGCGAGATTTAACCCTTAAATGGCGTGGCAGTAAGAATCAAAGAGTTATTGATGTTCAAAAATCGTTTCTTAATGGAGAACTAGTTTTATGGACAGCATGAATCAGAAGTGTTTGGTGTATTTCCAAGAGGAGGTACGCCAATACAAGATAATGTTAGATGGAGTTTTGAGTAAAGAGTACAGAGAATATATAAGTAGGAAACTACTTATGTTCCGGTATATCATTGATTTATTGAAGGAGCGTGAAGAATGATAAAATTAAAATTGCATTGCAACGTAACACCAGAGAAATTAATCAAGGCAGGATTTAAACAACAGTCAGAGAACAAGAGCCTATTTAGAAAGAGGGAGAGACTTTACAAAGATACAATTTCATTATCAATCAGAATTGACTTATCGAAGGAACCCGATGAACAGATTGAATGGTATGTAATTGATAACAATACCGGAATGAGTTACAACACATTCTATTTTACACCAAACACATGCAAGGATTTGGTTAGGGATATGGTATACAAAACATTTTGCGAAGTGATAAACGAGCTAGATAAAAGAGAAGTATTGTATGTGGAAGGTGATGATGATGATGGAAACAAGAATAGCAAAATTTGAAAAGGTATCAAGAGAACAGTTTTTCAAAGATATGATTGACTCCTTTGGAGTGAAATATGGAGTTCCGGGAGATGGATTACTTTCAGAAATCTACGAGAGAATCAAGTTGCCGCAAAGAGCCACAATGGGTTCAGCCGGATATGATATTTTTACACCAGTACATATTATACTTGAGCCAGGGATGACAATTAAGATTCCCACTGGTATTAGATGTAGGATTGAACCTGGTTGGTTTTTAGGTATATTACCTCGTTCCGGACATGGATTTAAGTATGGGGTGCGCCTAAGTAATACTTTTGGAATAATTGATAGCGATTATTTTTTGTCTAATAATGAAGGACATATTTTTGTAAAGTTAATCAATGATTCGTGCATCTGTAAAACAGTAGATATACCAACATGGCAAGGGATGGCACAAGGTATCTTCTTACCATTTGGAATTACAGTAGATGATGAGTGTAACACGGTACGAAATGGTGGTTTCGGGTCAACTGATAAACCAGAATATTATATTTAGAATGAGGTTAGAAAATTATGTATAAAAGCGTATATGTAAAAACACATGAATGTTTTGCAAAAGAATGTAGATAAGTGGTGTGATATGCAAATTTGGGATTATAAAGCAGAAAAAAACTTAGTAGAGAATATCATGAACTTTGTATCTGCTGGAAACATATGACGGACAAAGAATTTCCGAGATTGACGGAGGAAGGAATATAGATGGGATATTGTAATGGAGATTGTGAATATTTAACAAGTCGGCATAACTGCAAAAAGTATAAAAAGGGACTTACATACAGCCGGTTCAGTAGTCGGAGTGTATCAACTGGAACCGTCCATGAGCGGTGTAGCGAGTGTGATAAGGATTATTGGATTGCCGAGTTAGAAGCGCGCTTAAAACCTAACAGCTTACCGTCAGAAACTGACCCAGAGGATAGTATCCAATGTGGAAAATGTAATAGTGATGTGCCAATAGATGAGGATTACGAGTATTGTCCATACTGCGGTCAAAAGCTTTAGTTTACAAAACTGACATTTTCCGGGAGAACCGGAGGGAAGGACATTATGGACGGATTGAAAGTTAAATACAATGTGTATAAAGTATCGGATAACAGCATCGTGGATGAGTGTTTTGTGCTTCGACCGGACAGGGACCCGGCGGCAAAGGCGGCTTTATTGGCCTATGCGGATGCCACAGATAATGTAGCCCTGGCGGACGATATTCGCAGGTGGATGGATACAATAAATTAATATTTAACGGAGGAACAAAATGGACAGATATTTATGTAAGGCAAAGAGATTGGACAATGCCGAGTGGGAGAAAGGCTATTATGTAAAATGCAGAGGACATCACTATATCTTGCCGGTATATGATGATGACCATGGATATGACGAACGTTATGCGGAATGGATTGAAATAGACCCTAAAACCGTCTGTCAGTATGCCGGAATAACCGATAAGAACGGTAGAGAAATTTGGGAGAATGATATTATCTACCATGATGCAATTAAGGCAGTCGGAAAAGTAATGTGGTATACGGAAGATTATATAGGATTTGCTGTGGATGATATAGACGATAGCTATCAACAGTATACGCTTGAAATGTTTGCAAATGCTGATGTTGTTGGCAACATTTTTGACAATCCGGATTTGCTTTATCCGCAAAACTGATATTTAATAAAAATAGGAGAAACATATGAGGAAATTATCTATAATGTGGATCAGTGTATTATTCCTATCCTTAGTCACGCCCATGGCGACATGGGCAGAAGAAAACAAAGAAACCGTTACAATGACGGCACAGATAGAAACAATGAAAGAAGCATTTATTGGGGCGTTAGAACCTAAGACAATGTATGCAAATAAAGATGGAGTTAACATCTGGGAGAAGCCTGATATTGAATCAATAGTTCTTGGTCAGACCTTTCTGAATACATCATTTGAAGTGTTTGGCGAATATGATGGATGGTCCATGATTACCACAGAAGATGGTTATGCCTATATCAAATCTGAGTATCTTTCTGATACAGAAACTTCCCTTGAATATATTGGACAATTTAAAATTAGTCACTATTGCTGTGAACCATATAAGCATATATGCGGCGATGGAAAAGGGCTTACCCGGACAGGAATACCTGTATATCCTGGACTAATCAGTGTTGATCCAAGCGTCATACCTCTTGGCAGCACGGTTGTTATAGATGGCGTTGAGTACCAGGCAGAAGACACAGGGGGAATGATTAAGGGCCACAAGATTGATATGGCTGTAGAGACACACCAGGAGGCTTTGGAGATGGGGGTGTACTGGGCTGATGTTTATATTAAAAGATGAAAGAGTGTATATAAGAGGTTATTTTGGGCTGGTATATAATCCGGCCCTATTGTATTGGAGGTATTGTATGAATGTAGATAAATACTTAAAAGTGAAAGACATACAGAAAATATTAGATTGCAGTGAGAAGAAGGCATATGCTATAATAAAGAAGAAGTCATTTCCCAAAATAAAAATTGGTAAACAGTACTATATTCCGATTGATGCATTTAAGAAATGGGAAAATACATATATTTACAAGGAATTTAAAATATAAAAAGTGTTCCCAAAAGTGTTCCCACTTTTTCTAAAAGTAAGTAAAATAAGGATAATCTGGACTTTTGCAGCGGTCTCCAAAACCGTAGATGGGGGTTCGAGCCCCTCTTCCCCTGCTGACTATTTTAACGAATAGCCCAACCCGAGGAGAGTCGAGAAATCCTTATTTTATGAGGGCACTGAAAAACTCCCGTTTTTTGTGGGAGTTTTTCTTTCTTCTATAATATGGTGTCAGAGATTATGATTCACTAAAAAATATGGGCTGTTTTATCATCCGGCCAGTGCAATCAACTTCGTTATTCTCTTAATATTTGCTACGAATGCCGTAAAATTCATTTGCAATTCCATAGCAAACAATCCCACTGAATCTGCTCTGCCTAATCCGTGGGCTTCCTTTAATTCCCCATTCTTTTCTTCAATCCGGTGCCGTATCTTCAGGCGTTCTTGAAATTCTTCGCTTGCTTCAAATTCCAGCCTGCTCCGGTTCTTTTCTCTTGCTTGGGTAATACTATAGCTGTGGGTTTTCCACTTCCCTACTTTACACTGTCCTTTTAGAGGGCACTTTTCGCATTTTTTCTTGCTGAATACGTAATTCCGGTACTGGTTCCCGTTCTTTGCCTCCCGCTTCTCAACCCGCATGGCCAGTTCACCTGCCGGACATTGCAGCATCTTTGCATCTTTGTTAAAACTGAATCCTTCCTCAAGTTTCGCTTCCGCAGCAGCCGCGGCCGCAGGATTTATTTTCGCTATTAAAGTGATTTTTTCCCCGCAAGCATCCACGTTGTCCTCACTGACATACGCCATGTCCCCGATCACTTCCGTTACTTCAATCCCGTTTTTCTGGGCCTTTTCAATTAATCCGGGCAACTGCTGGCCGTCAGGTTCCCCTCCCGGCGTTATGCTTATCCCCGCGATCAGCCTTTCCTCCGCCATTGCCAGATGGTTCTTGTACCCATAAAATGTACTCGTGGGTGTCTTGTGCCCAAACCGGGCATCTTCGTCATCTTTTGATCTGATTTCCCGGATCTTATCCGTATCTAATAATCCCCGTATCCTTTCCGCCAGGTCCTGTATCTTTTTGTCCCCGCAGGCGGCAATCCCTTCCTCCAGGACGGAAAGCAATTCCTTCGTATAGGCAATTTCCTCATCCAGGCCCGCTTCCAGGGATGGCTCCTGAACAAAAGATAAATCAAGCCGGAGGAATAACGAGTCATAAAATTTGGCAACAGGCTGAGAGGTAAAAAGACGGATGTCTTTCAA